TATTCTTATAGAAGGCTTCGTAAAGATCAGGTACTTCGTTAGGATCAAAGAAAGTAATATTTTCTTTGTTTTTAAAACGACGCCAAAAGAACGCTGATAAGACAACTCCGTAGTCCATATGTCTAACACGAGTTTCTTCAGTTCCTTGATTGTTCTTAAGAACAATGAGATCGTCAAACTGATGATGCCAAATAGGATAGAATACTGTAGCACTAGCATTTCTAATGCCACCTTGGGAACATGAACGTAAATCACCAAACCACTTCTTCAAAAAAGGTATCATGCCTGTGTGCATGATTTCGCCACCACGAATGGGACTACCGAGACTTCTTAGTCGTCCAATTTCTAAACCAATGCCGGCACGTTTGCTGGCATACTTGGCCATCATTTCTCCGCTGGCAAAAATGCTATCAAGATCATCATCGCTGCGAATAAGGACGCAACTAGAAAATTGTTTAGTAGGAGTCCCGAGGCCAGCCAATACAGGAGTAGCAAGAGTGAATAACCCATCAGATGCGGCATTGTAGTATTCTTTAATGTATCGCATACGTGCTGTATTAGGTTCTTCTTGATGAAAGACTGTAGCTGCGGCCACCATATATCTAACCTGTGGTGTTTCATAGATTTCCTTTGTGGCACGATTACGTACCAAATACTTTTCGATCAGCTGCTCTATGGCAGCATAGGAATAGTCTTCGTCTTTAGAATGATCGATGATGGTGTCCATTCGATTCCAATCATCTTCAGTATACCATTCTAGTAATTCGGGAGTATACAGTCCTACCGAAACATTCTTTTTAATTATCTCGTATAGGTGGGGAGGTTCGTAGCTGCCATATACATCTTTGCGCAGCATCGACAAACGTTGTTTGCCTGCTACATATTGGTAGTTGGTATGACCAACATCTGGATTATGTTCTACATCAATCAGATCTACGATAGCACGTAAAGTGATTTCGTCAATTTCTTTTGTAGTGATGCCATCGTAGAAATTTACCTGTGCCTTAATTTCAATCATGCTCTGACTTACATCAGCTATACCTTTACAGACCTTGTTTACCTGTGCCTGCCATTTTTCAATCGTTAATAGTTCTTTCGTTCCGTTTCTTTTAATTACTGTTATGCTCATGTTATCTACCTTGGTCTGATATTTATTGTATAGTTTTTCCGGACCAAATTATCTTAGATTCGTGTTTTAATTGGTCAACGCTCACGGCCTTTCTCGGCTCTACATTCAATGCCATGCTATTATTCACGACTAAAAAGAATTCCGGTTCTGATTTTTTATCGCCTACAGACATATGTATCTCGCAATAGCTGTCTATAAACCGCTGTGTTAATTTGATAGTATACAGCATTCCTATGACAACTGCAAGGTCGTCATATCTGTCATCCAATATCAAATGCCAAGGATCTGGCCACGAATTTACATTCGAAGGATCGATGAAAGGATTAACCAAAGGTGCGCGAGCCCAGAGTTCGGCCACGACCGTTAAAGGATCGTGGACCGTTTCAATTTCATTTCTTATTTGCTTCCATTTGATTAATCTATGATTACCATAGAGATCAAACACCGTAGGTCACTGAATAAGAAATAGTTCCGGTAGCACCAGTACTGATAGGGTTCTCATAGGACAATAATATTGTTTCGATACCGCTGTCAAGATCGTTGTCTTTCAGCTCTGCTTTGAATTGAAAACTAGTCATAAGAACTCCTCCTGGGGATGTTACGAAAGGTGTAGAATAGGTATAGTTATCAGCAAAACTAATCTCGCCTAGGGTAGAATCAACCATGATAACTATCCTACCTGCTCTAACATGATTATTCAATCTTAGAGTATAATCAATGTAAGTGAACCTATTAAAGGCCGATAATACTGCTAAGGGTCTGAATGAATCGGATAAGAATATATCAGTATAATATTGATCATTTAAAGATGTTAGGCTAGAATTATAAACTTCTACCTTGGCGTCTACGGTACTTACTGATACAATACCGCCTGACTGATGTCTATTTGTTGAACACTCGATAACTCTATTGCCTTCACTTTCACCAAAATAGATCATTTCGTTTACTGGATAGGCTGCTGTGTTGGTTAGATTACCACAATTGGTTAGTGTACAATATCTGATCAAAGTTCCTCTACCATACGATGCCTTAAATGCATAGCGAGAAATTTCCTCAAAATGGCAATGGTCAACATGCCATTTATTACCTTGAGCTAGAATACCATTAATCACGATAGCACTATCACAGACATAGAACTTACAGTTCACTATATCGATGTGAGTTTCAAAATTAGGTGGTGAGCTAGAATCTACAGTTATTTGGTCACTTCTAATGCCTAATGCTGTGCTTTCAAATAGACAATCCTCGATACGGATATCGGTTACTTTAGTGCCTGGTAATGAATTTTCCCAGAATATAGATGCAGGATGAGATTCAACTGATCCTATCGAATCTCCTAGTACATACGCTGATTTAAATTTCACACCAGAAATACTGCTATTGGCTACACCAGTTAATACCAACTGACCTAGATTATGATTAACTGTTAGATCTGCTATAGAAATGTTCTGTGGTCTGTTACTGCTGGTAAAATTAGCAACACCTTCGCCATCTTCAGTAATAAACAAGATGTTGTTATCGCCGATTTCTAGAATGGCTCCGTCTCTCGTTTCTCCCTTGATTTTAGCGGTGCTGGGAACATTGAGGTTTCCAGTGAGAAGATAAGTTCCGTTGGGTATCAACAGAGTTTTTTTAAATTTTTCGTCGGGGTTCCTAAAAAGTTGATTTAGTGCATTTTGAAAACTAGATAAACAATCAGTTGATCCGTCTGGAACTGCACCGAAATCTAAAACACTAACATATTCATCTAGTTTGCTCTGCAGACTACGAGGAAGACTTAGTGTAATGCTAGGGTCAACGCTGGCAAATCTATAACTAGATGCTAGTTCAAGAATATTATCGTGTTCAGTAAGAACCTTGGTATTACCCACATAAGGTGCGCCCTCAGCTACCGAACCGTTACCAATGTATAATTCTTGAGTATCAACTGCCCAGGCGAATTCTGCTGAGCTTAATTGTGGTATTCCAATACCAGATAGTTTTTGTCCTCTGCGGACCTGTATTTTCGATATCTGAACGACAGCCATAGATGAATTCCCGTTATAGGGTATTTATCTTAGACTGACATAGTATTCTTCGACCTTACCCAACCACAGATCTTGATACTTGTTGAAATCTGCGGGCCATAGATCAAACTGCTGATATTCACAGTTACGACTACACATAAACACATGCCCTTCGCGGATGTCTGTGCCGTAGACTTCATTATGTGCTAATATATAGGCTATCAGCTGAATTTTATAGTCTTCAACCCATTCTTCTTTTTTGGGTTTATTGGTTTGTTTATAGTCACAGACTGAAGGATTTCCTTTATACACAGCTACCAGATCGGTAGTTCCTGAATAAAGTCCTGGGAAGTACAGACTCTGCTCCATGGCCCAGACTTCATTAACCTGTGACAATCCGTTTATTATAATTTCGTCAGCCATTTTGTTAGCCTGCACATGCACAGGATTGTTTCCGGGCTGTCTAGGAATTCCCGCAATAAATCTTTCTAGATTGGCATGCATGGCTGTACCTACACCTGCAGCTTCTGTAGTGATCTGTTTGGCCTTTTCTTCGCCTATGCGTTTCTTCCATTCGTTTAGATGAGTCATGTCCTTGGTAGCACCAAGGATAGTCGTCACGGACGGCAGACTTTCGCCATCCGGAGTGAGGTAGACTCGTTTACGAGTTACAGGATCATTGATCTGTTGACAATTTTTATATTGGAATTTTTCTACGAACGGGGGAGGAGTAAATTGATTGGTCATTCTGTATATATTACTACAGAATTTTTAGATTGTCAAGCCTGGGCAGCCAATTGTTGTGGTGCAGCTGATGCAGCGATTTGATCTACAGCAGCTTGACTGTCTTGCGGAGTTTGTGTGCCGTCGCCCTTAGGCTCTTCGTCTGGGGCGCCTGGAACATTTAATTCAATACCGTCAGCATTGAAATTCTTGACCATAGTCTGTATAGCCGGATTGGAATCATACATGGCCTTAAAAGTTTCATAGTCAGCAGTGAGTTCAAAACCGTTGGTTTTCAAAACTTGATTTAACCCATTCCAATTTAATTTAGCAGAAGATTTCTTGCTGGCAGCTCGACCAATATAGTTTCTTAGAACCATAACAAATTTATCGCCAGTGTCGCCGTCTCCGGCAAATTCAAAAAATCTCATCCTAGACTCGCTAATTGTTTTCTAGCATCTGCTAGCTGTTGTTCAAGTTGTTTGATCTGATCTTGAAGTTGTTTTTTTTGATCTGCTCTATCTTTTGCTGCCTTGGCTGCCTGTGCAGGATCCATCTGTCCAGTAGCAAGGCCGGAAGGGGGAGTTCCGGCAGGTGCAGGTGATGCTCCTGGAGCAGGAGTGGATACAGCTGGGGCTAATTCTTTGATTCTCAAAAAATCGCCCTCATAGGCAACGTCTTGAAATCTCATCCTGCTAGAACTTTTAATAAACGATTTTCAAATTGAATACTTTCGCGCTGTTCTCTACCGGCATCACTCATTCCGCCAGCAGCTGGTTCTGCCGCAGCGAAATCGTCGGTTGGTTCTTCGGCCGCAGCGACCGGTTCAGCGTTCATCGCATCTGGTTCTGTGGCACCCATTTCACCTTCTGCACCTGGTTCAGAACCTAGCATTTCCGCGCCTTGTTCTTCGCCGGTCAGTGTACGAACCCCTGTGGCTAATGTTTCACGGGTTGTCTTTAGATTTTCTAAGGCCTGTTGTATGGCAGGAGCCACTGCAGAAATAAAATTTTTGGCTTGTTCTGAACCCATCTCGTCACGGATAGAATCTCCTAACTGTAGGAGTGTGTCATTCTCCATTCCGCTGAGTTCTTCAATCCAACGACCTACTCTGTCTACCATTGTCTTAGCGGTTACGATCGCAGATGCTTGCTGGATCTCGCCTTCTGTTACTTTAGTCATTTCTTCTCCTGTTTCGACTGATTCGTTTTTATCATTGTTGTGTTGCTTCCATGCTGTTGCATAAGCGATAGAGCGTTCTTTATCTGTAAGTTTTCCGTCTTTGGCATAGCCCTTTTTGATGTGCTTGACCATACGCTCAGCCTTGTCACCCGGAGGAGCTACCTCGTCAACCTGTTCGCCTGTTTTATCTACGATAAATTCTTGGCGTTCTCCAAGTTCTGCGACAATGGCATCTAACATCCACTGTGCTTGTGTTAATGCTTCGTTTTCCACGGTTTCGTTGAAACTGCTGTTAGAACGGACATCGTGAATCTGTGTACGTAGTTTGTTTCTGGCATCTTCTAACTGCTCAGTGGTAAATTTTTCTAAATCGATGCTTTTACCGAAAGCCTTGTGAAGTGATTCATTGAGCTTTTTGGAAGATCTGTTGTTTGCAAATAAGTCAGTGGTTTTCATAATAAAAGGGTCCAGATTGATACTATATTTATTCAATCGTTCGCTAAAAATTCTGCTAGAGTTTTAGCTGCTGCGGTTCTGTTCCTGCTTTCACAGTATCTTGCCCACAGAGTATCGGATTTTTCAAAGTTGCCAGTATTTACAGCTCTCTGATATTGATTTCGTAACAATTGGCTGTCTGCGAACCAGCGACCATATTCTTGATCAGCCCTAAAAATCTTATCAGTTTGATAAGATTGACCATTTCTAAATAACATATTGGCCAATTTTATCGCTACCTTGTTGAGACTGACATCTTTATAGATACAGTGTTGATTAACATATAGGTCTTTTAAAGTGCCGCGACTGACTATCAACACAGTACCTACAAGAATCCCCTCATCGGTTTTGACCGGTAGAGTTTCTTTGCTGTTTTTGATCAGTGATTCTAATTTCTTAGAAAGTTGTGTCATAAAAAAAGGACCTATGGTCCTTTATTTAATGTGTGTGTTTAATGAATGAAAATTATCCCATTTTCATAAGGATAGTAATTATAATTCCCAAAACACCTGCAATAACTGTACCGGCCGTACCAATAATAACTTTGGTCATCGACTTCTGGCCTTCTACTATATCGCTATGAATGTTGCTAACTTTGCCTTCGAGGTTGGATAACCTCGTATCTAATTGCAGATAGCGCATGGCACACAGATCAACGTGTGCTTCTAAACTGGTTTTTTCTAATGCAGTGGTCTGTGCTAGATCAGACATAGGTATGAATCTCCAAAAAATAAGTTTGGATGCCTAAATTATGCCTAGTGTTTGCCTGATACTTTATTTATCATCTGTGTGAAAAACCTCTCGGACAGAAACCCTTATACCTTTGATTTCATCTAGGACTTCAGAAACTTTGATGTTGGTCTTGTCCCACTGCCTCACAAGGTTCCTCATCGTATACATTGCCCACCACCACCAAACGATTGCCAGCGTACAAATGATAATTTCTCCGCTGATTATGAGACCGCTGACAAATGTATTATCAAAATACTGCCATACTAAAAATAAGCCAGCAAGAGATACCATTGGCAATATTGCGGCCAGCCAAATCCAAATTTTTATTTGCCTAAGTGTTGTGATTATAAATTCCATTTTAAATGCCTCTTAATACAATATTTAATAGTAGAAAGCAGCAAATTTAACTACGAGATTATTGTGACCCAGGTATTTGGGTCAGGGCCTGTGGTTTGAAAAACTGCAGGATGGATATCTGCGGTATTCAACAGGTTAGGAACTATAGGAATATTGTGTAGATCTTCTAGTAAAAGTCCCACAGGGTCTGATCCTTTGAGATATATCTGCTCTTGTTCGATGTCAAAATCCCAAATCCAATGATGGCATTTACCCGTATGGGGTTCTGGTAGTCTACCTGTGTTTAACGTAGGATCTTTAGTCCAGGTAGGATTAGATCTTATTCCTATGGCTTGTATCAGAGAATTAAAATTAGCCTGTTGTCCAACTTTGATTCTATCAGTCTCTGACCGATGAGCTTGGCTACGTGTTATGTCGACTAGGGTGATAATTTGGTATCGTGGCATAATATGCTACTATTTACACAGACAAAAAAAGAGCGGAATAAATCCGCTCTTCCTTCCCATCCCTAGGAAATACTCTATTAGGTTGAGCTTAAACCAAATAGTGTTGTTACGGAACCAACTTCAACAATAGCTGTTGTTACTGGTGCTGCCACTGTACCTGCTACTGCGGAACCAGAACCAACTGTGTTTAGGTTACCATTTTCTGCGATATAGTTCACTAGTGCGCCTGTGCCACCTAAGACTTTGTCTGCACGACGAGCGATAATATTGCTGTTTAGGGCGTGGCTATCGCCGATAAGAACAAATGTGTCTGCGTCGTATTCAATGATTGCACCAGTAGTGCCGAACTCTTGAGCAAGACGCTCCATTTTGCCGCCAATAGTTGCTGACTCTAGGTCTACGCCTGGGGCTTCGATTCTCCATGCACGAACTTGTAGGGTATCGTATAGGACGTCAACTGTAGTAGTTGGATTTGGGTTTACTCTTGTATATGCTGCCATGATATTTTCTCCTCTTTATCTATAGTCCCGCTCCGGGACTGGCATACTTATTTATTGATTTTGGAGAAAAATAGGCTTATAGGCGCTTTAATCGGCTCTATATGGAGTCCAACGGTCTCTGGGGACAAGTTTAACAGAATCCTTGCCCTTGACGTATCCTTCACCGCCGGGTTTACCTCCTGTTGATGCTGTGATATCTCCCTCGGCTCGATCCAGTTCTGCTATCACTTCATTTTTAGCTTTCATTAGTTCTTTAACTAGATAGAATAGATCTCCTATGGCTTCTATGTGAGGGTGAGTAGTAATCTTTTGTTGTTTGCCTGTGCTGACCTTGCTGGTTTTCAGCCAATTGAAAAAATCGTCGCCGTCTATGTTATCCAGTGCCTTTTCTCTGGCTCTATTATTAACATAGGTATAGATGATTGATTGTAGATCACTTAATCCAGGAATAGGTGTAAGGAATTGATCAATTTTAGCAGAACTCTTGTTGGCAATTTTTTCTATATTGCCTAGATTATCTGCGTTAACTGCAGGTCTATGACTGACATAGGTCTGTCCAAAAACTGCTAGTTGTGGATTGCTTGAAAATACTTCCGGATTCTCAAAAGGTTCTCCGTTCTTATCACCAAAGAATCCGTATTGTTGATGAGCAGCCACAGCTATCTTGGCCTTGGAAATTTTTCTTCCTACTTCTGAACCGCCGTTTACTGAATAGGTGGTCTGGTTAGGGGTAAATGTAATTCTGCCATCAGCCCCTTGATAAGGTTTTCCTGGATGGAATAATATATCACCATAGACGTAGCCTCTGAAATCAGCAGGTGTAGCACGTTCGAATATGGGCCACATAGCTGCCATATCTCCGGCAAATTTAGCACGCCATTTTTCACCTTTACCTCTGCTGTTGATAAAATCTTTGAGTTCGTCCGGACTCGATGATTTGCCTTCTTCTCTGCCCCAGTTGTTCTTACCTACCATACGGAAGGTACCGTCTTCATCTCTACCCCAATATACTGTAGGATTACCGTCCCATTTAATAGCAACATCCGAAGAATCTTGGCTCATAGATTTCAGCACACTGACCGCTTTTATCGCACCCTTGGGTTCTGTGAACACTAAATCCTCTAGATGATTAAATTCTCTGCCTACTTTTTTAGGAGCAGCAGTCTCATCCTCGTTGATGCTTTCATTTTTCTTACGGCCAGCACAGTGTGCCTTTTGACTAAAGCCTTTAGGATTAGAACAGTTTATAGAGCGTTTGTATTTGTTGCTCCATTTTTCATTTAGAAACTCAAATGCTCTCATTTGACAATGTCCATTATCTTACGCATCCAACTAGGACTGTTAGGTGTGTAGTGTTCTAGAGCTTCTTTCTTGGGAAGCTCTATTCCTGAACGACCCAATGTTTCTTGTGCTGCGGCGATCAGCTCTTCATAGTTGGGTAATTTCTTAATATAATTTACAATGCTTTCTACAGAACGTATATCTTTAATTGTAGCTGTCTGTCCTAATAATTGTTTAGCGATGAAATTCCAATCATCGCCGTTGGGCATAGGTTCATTAGTTTCGGGATCTACTAGGCCATTCTTAGGACTGTATTTCATGCCTCTGGCTCTGGCTATACTAGACAATAGTATATGACGATGTTCTCCTCTATAAGGACTATCTTGTATACCGCCTAGCATACTGCCCTGTTGGAATTTAGGATTCGTGCTGAACATGAAATCTGTTTGTGCAAATCCGTTAGTGGGATCTCCGTTTATAGGAGTTTTTAGATGGACACTGTCCCCCGAAAGTTTTACACTCTCTTTGCCAAATATAGAAATAAGTTTCTGTGCGAATTCTTTTTTATCTAATTCGTTGGCATCCACACTAAGATCAAGATCTCCAGAATCGGCTTTTCGACCTGTGGTCCCTAGCCATTTGATAGGAACACCTTCTTCGTCTTTGTCTAAGGTAAAATCTACACCTGTCTGCTTCTCTAAATATGCGATAGTGGAGGGAATTTCATCACGTTGAATTCTGCGTGTAAGGGGTTGTTTATCGGCATCTTTGAAAACATTGCCGCCTTCTAATAATTTACTCTGATTCATTTAACGGTCTCTTCTGTTTGCGTGATTCAGCAATTTTGCGTATCCCTCGAACAAATTTAGATGGATCTTGTCCTCTTATTGCGTTGACAAATCTACGCTCTAGTTCATCGGCCTGCTCTGGAGTATAATTCTTGTGTAGGCTTTCTAATAAATTTATAGCCGAATTGATGATATTAGTGGCGCGGCTTTCAAACAAAGAATCCTTGTTACGGACTTCTGCTATTTCATTTAATTCTTGTAGGATAGATCTTGTACGTACTTTCATAGTTTACCCATTTACAAACTATATTTAACTCAAAAGCGATCGATATTAAATTAACTTTTTTGTGCGGTTGCACAAAGTCTGACTAAATAACTAAGTAAAAACCATGAGTTACTACACACACTTACAGAGGATAACACAATGAAACAACTATCAACAAAAATGCTGGCCATATTAGAACGTCTAGCAGAAATGTTCCCTAAGCAGCACTATCAAAGCGAACTGGAACGTTATATATCATCAAAATTCCCCCAGAACGCCGCAGATATAGAACACTATACTAAAGAGTACGAGTATAAAATCTCACAAGGAAAAATCATATGAAAAACTTTATCAATAACTTCTTTGCTTTTTGCGAAAGTTTCGGTAAGGCCAGAGCTGCGGCCCATCTTAGTCGCATGGGTCGATTTGATCTAGCCAAAGAAGTCATGCTTAGAGATTAATTAGGACATATTAGTCTATGTTTACTCTTGATTTGTATCCCTTAGGGATATATAATAATACATACACAAACACACAAGGAGGAGTTATGTTTTCACCGAATTTTTATATTGAATCTTTTCAAAACACCAAAAAGATCGTATCCGATCAGATTTTCAAAGATCCAGCACTTAACAAAGCAGCACACGCATACATCGATGCGCAGACCCAATTTGCCAAGATGGCAGTTAACAACACCATTGATATGGTCAAGTATTCTGTGGATTCAGTCAGTAAATGTCTGTTTCCAAAGACTGAGCAGGCTTCACAGGCTCCCTACAAAGTAGAAAAAGAAGCCAAATAAGACATACACACACAAAGGAGAATTACTATGTCAAATAACGGACTAAACGTACCAGAAATGAAACTACCAGAAGTAAAATTTAATAAGAATGGATATGAAATCCGTACAGAGATTCTAGCAATGGCCAAGGATCTAATTGCGCAAGACTTTCATGTTAAATTTCAAGGTTGGGAACTAACTGCCACTCGTGATGAAAAGACAGGTCAAATTGTCAGCACAGTTGCTATGCCAGAATTCCCAGGAATTGAAAAAGTTCTCGAAGCGGCTGAAAAGATGTACGGTTTTGTAAATAACGGTACAAAGAAATAATTATATTATTATGAGATAACCCGCATAGCGGAATTATATATTAGTGTGGTAGCAGAAAGGCCCTTCGGGGCCTTTCTTATTATCTTATTTTAGCGAGTTTAAAAAAGCGTAGAATACAGATATACATCCAGCCTATATCAAACTCATACCATTTTTGACTAAACTTAGCATTGGCGCCATCGCTGTGATGATTGTTGTGTAGTTCTTCTCCGCCAATCCATATAGCCAAAGGCCAAAGATTACGGCTAGTATCCTTGGTGCCTGTGTTTCGATATCCCCACCAGTGGCTGAGTCCGTTGATAATACCTGCGGCCCAGAACGGGATCCATAGCATCTGGACACCCCAGACCACAAATCCCACAGGGCCAAAAAGAACAAGATCTATGATCAACATCATAAGAATCCCTAGGCGACTGTGCGGGGTGTATAAGTTTTCTTCAATCCAATCATTAGGTGTGCTGTGTCCTAGCTCTTGGATAAGGATTTTGTTTTTGGCTGCGGCTGCATATAATAGTGCGCCGCCAAACAGCACACGCCATATGCCAAATATCTGGGGACTATGTGGATCACCTTCTTGATCGCTGCATTGATGATGTTTGCGATGTATAGCTACCCATTCACGAGTTACCATACCTGTGGTCAACCATAACCAAAAACGCATGAAGTGTGCTACCGCAGGATGAAACTGTACAGCACGATGTGCCTGGCTACGGTGTAAGTATAAGGTGACGCAGGCTATGGTGATTTGTACCATCACCAAGGTATATATGATTTCAGTCATTAATGGAATTGTTCCTCTTCTGTTGAGCCTTTTAACGCCTGCGTTGATGCTTCTTTCTCAACAGTGGTAGTGATAAGATCAAAGTAACCTGTGCCAACTTCGCGTTGATGTTTCACTGCTTCAAACCCTATGGCAGCATTGGCAAACTCCTGTTCCTGCATCTTGACAAATGCTGTCATACCTTCCCTAGCGTATCCGTGTGCAAGTTCAAACATGCTATTGTTGAGATTGTGGAATCCTGCTAGAGTAATGAACTGAAACTTGTAGCCCATGGCGCCTAACTCACGTTGGAACTTGGCAATGGTGGTGTCGTCTAGATTTTTCTTCCAGTTGAAACTAGGAGAACAGTTATAGGCTAACATTTTACCCGGATGGTGCTTGTGTACTCGCTCTGCAAACTCCCTTGCGAACTGTAGATCAGGCTTTCCTGTTTCACACCACACGAGGTCTGCGTAGTTTGCATAGGCAACGGCTCTGCTGACTGCCTGTTCAAGTCCGTTCTTTGTTCTGTAGAAACCCTCCACAGTACGTTCGCCAGTGAGAAAAGGACGATCATTATCGTCAATGTCACTAGTAAGTAGATTACCAGCTTCGGCATCAGTACGAGCAATAACGAGGGTAGGAACACCCATAACGTCAGCTGCAAGGCGAGCGGCAACCAACTTGTTGACAGCTTCCTTTGTAGGTACCAAGACCTTTCCTCCCATGTGTCCACACTTCTTGGCGGAGGCAAGTTGATCCTCGAAGTGTACTCCGGCCGCTCCTGCATTGATCATCCCCTTCATAAGTTCGTAGGCATTTAACACACCACCAAACCCTGCTTCTGCATCTGCTACAATAGGTGCATAGAAGTCTTGTTCTTTGCCTTCGCTCCACGCTATCTGATCTGCACGGGCAAATGTGTTGTTTATTTTCTTTACTACTGACGGTACAGAGTCCGCTGGATATAAACTCTGATCTGGGTACATGTCTCCAGCAAGGTTAGCGTCTGCTGCAACCTGCCAACCTGATAGATAAATGGCTTTTAGTCCTGCTTTGACTTGTTGTAGTGCCTGCATGCCTGTAAGGGCACCTAGTGTATGAACGTAGTCTTCTTCTAGAAGCATACGCCATAGTTTTTTTGATTGTTCGACAGCAAACTGATTTGGGTAAGTCTTGGAGCCTTGTAAGCGAACGACTTCCTCTGCTGTATAGGGTCTTTTGATTCCTTGCCAACGAGGATTTAGGGTCCAATCCTGTTGTAGAGTCTGCTGTCTCTGTGTACGTTTGTCCATTTTGATATCTCCTGTGTGCCAGTATTTATGGCAGAGCAGCAGTCATTGACAAATTCATTAACTACACACTTATCTTCCAGCCTTTGTAAGATTTATATTCACCTTTAACTAGTTTGTAGGCTTCACTAGCTCTGCTAAAATTATAGGCTTTTGCCAAATCTCCTGTAGTTCCGTAGAACTCTCCGTGCTCTGGATGTTTAAAAGTATAACATGCTGCGCGACTTTTGGTAGCTTCACCTACTGCTTTTCTATGAATAGAAGTTCTTTCGTATGTTTTAAAAGATTCTGGACGCTCTAACTTTCTTCTTTTTTGACCCTCTGAAATTTTTTGTTTTGTTTCTTTTGTATGTTTTTTGCCAAAAAAGGTATTTTTAGAGCCGGAACGATCAGCACCCCACATTCCGTTGCCCTCACCGGATCGTAGTTGGCTGTTTATTTTGGCATATTCTTCTTTATAAAATGAGTACTTCCGAGAACCGTAAATCTTTCGACCTGACATTATAGTGTATGCATAAATCATTTTATATCTATTTTCACCTTCTGTAATTTTTGGTAAAAGAAGATGACAAATATAATGTTCCTTCGCTGTGAGTTCTACAAGATTGGATAAATCATCGCTACCACCCATAGATTTTGGAAGAATATGATGTGTTTCGGTATAGCCCGTTTTAGGTCTTGACTTTGCTCGTGATATAATGTTATAATACATGCGTGAATACTTATTTTCTATGAACATAATATATTTATCAATGTACTACTTGATTGGGCAAATATGAAAAATGAAAAAATCATCCTAACCGATTGCGATGGCGTCTGCGTGGATTGGGAGTTCGCGTTCTCAGTTTGGATGGAACAACATGGTTTTCAAAAAACTGAGGATTGGCAATTCAAATACGACATTGCCAAAAGATACAATATCGATAAAGAACAATCCAAAAAACTAATCAAAATATTCAATGAATCTGCGCACATGGGTTTCCTTCCGCCCTTGCGCGATGCCATGTATTATGTTAAACGTCTACATGAAGAACATGGCTATGTATTCCATTGTATCACCAGCATGAGCTCAGACGAAAACGCTCAGGCGCTGAGAAAGATGAATCTATGTAAGCTGTTTGGAAAGACAGCATTTACTAAATTCATTATCCTAGAAACAGGTGCAGACAAAGATGAAGTTCTTGAAAAGTATCGAGGCAAAGATCATTACTGGATCGAGGATAAATTTACCAACTGCATCGCAGGTCTTAATGTAGGATTAAAACCTTTGCTAATGGAACACGGACATAACATGTCTTTTGAGCAGGATGGTATTCAAAAAGTTAAAAACTGGAAAGAAGTCTACGATATTATCGTAGGTCAATAAGATTTTCTTTGAAGATTTTCCAGCAGGCATCCCAAGACCACTTTTTACTAGCCTCAGCTACTCGGTCTCTTGGATAGAGTTTGCATATTTCAATACTGTCTTTTAGATTCCAGCTCATATGTCCTGTTATACCGGGTTCTAAGATGTCTAGAGGGCCTTGTACAGGATAGGCCGCTACTGGTGTTCCTAGACTTAGTGCTTCAATAATTACAATACCAAAAGTATCAGTCTGGCTAGGGAAACAAAATACATCTGCTCTGGCATAACTGTTGGCTAATTCTGATCCTGTTTGATATCCTAGGAATTTCACTCTAGGGTACTTCTTAGCCAATTCTTCTCTGTAGGGACCATCACCAACGATTTCGATCGAAAAATCGTCTTGTAGCCTACAAAGGTCATCCAGTCCTTTTTCCTTACTGACTCTGCCCACACACAATACTACGGGTTTGAGATGCAGATATGAACTATGAGAATAAATTTTTGTAGGTTTCAGATTGGCTCTATCAACACCCCTAGTCCATGGTCTGATGTCTCCCCGAAAACCATGATTGCGAAGTTCGTCAACCATAGATTGTGTAGTAGTTAAAATTCTTCCGCTATGTTTATGAAACCATCTCAAATATGAATACGTCAACGATGTAGGAATTTTGTAGATCTTATTTAAAAATTCAGGGAATTTAGTATGGTAACTAGTATTGTAATTATAGCCGCGTTTGTCAAGATAAAGTCTAGCACACAGACCAATAGGACCCTCGGTGGCGATGTGTATATGATCCGGAGCCAGCGCCTCAATCTTCTTGCCGATTTGCCAAGGAAGGCTAAGTTTAACCTCAGGGTAGCCTGGGCTACCAATATGTAAGAACTGCCGGGGATCAAGGTATAGAATGCTATACCCATCCAAAAAAGCGTATGTCTCAATATTTTTAAAGGTCGTAACAACACCATTGATCTGGTCCGGTAGATTATCAGTAATTATTAAGATTTTTTTATGCATTCTCCCTGTACCTTGAAACTTTGAAATTTAAGCCAATATGTCATACTAGACAGAGCCTGTTCGCACTGTTGTTGATTTTGAAACTGTAATATTACTCTGCCCGGCACGTCTGCTGGATTGTTTACGTGAACTGCTATTATTATCAGTAACCACATCGTCTCGCTCCTTGGTCCAGGTAACTATTTCCCAACGACCATCCCAGTGTTCTACTAAAGCAGTCATCGATTCTACCCAATCTCCATCATTCATGTAGATGATACCGTTAACATCTTTGATTTCTGCATGATGTATATGTCCGCAGATCACACCATCAAAACCTCGCTTCTTGCAGTAAGTAGCAAGATTTTCTTCAAACTGAAATATAAAATCAACTGCCTTTTTGACCTTGTGTTTAAGATATTTGCTAAGACTCCAATATCCGAATCCTAATTTATGGCGTATCCAATTAAATCTACTATTTAGATATAGGACAAAATCATAGGCCTTATCTCCGAGGAAACTTAGCCAGGGAGCCAATCTTGTGATACCATCAAATAGATCTCCATGCACTACTAGATAGTGTTTACCATCTGCGCCGATATGTTCTATCTGATTGTGGATTTCTACTAGGCCAAATGAAAATCCATAGGGCATCATGGGTCTTAGAAACTCGTCGTGATTACCAGCTATATAGATTACACGAGTTCCACGTTTAGCATGACCTAATACTCGTCGAACAACATTGGTGTGAGTCTGTTTCCATCGCCACTTGTTTTGTTGTATCTTCCAAGCATCGATGATATCGCCTACGAGATATAATGTATCGCAGGTGTTATGTTTTAGGAAATTGTTCAGGGCCTCGGCCTTGCAATCCTTAGTGCCAAGGTGAACATCCGAAATGAATATACTGCGGTAAGTTCGCTGCATAGCAGTATTTACCGCAGTAGGTACTATAAAATATTACAGTTCGATTATAACTGAACCACGGTCCACTTGTGTGTAAATGGTTTGCCTTCGGCGCGGTGCTTTAGTATCTTACGGAATTCTTCTTTACGAAGTTCCATAATTGCATCTTCATCGTGTCGGACGCAAGCCTTATACAATTTACGAACCAATTTAGATTGTTTCATGGCTTACTCCTCCTTGTTAATTATTTATTAGTATATTATCTAGAAAATAATAAATCAACAAAATTTAACAATATCTTATGATGCTCTCCATTGTGATAATGTTTTGGCATCCAAGAATGATAATCGTACCAGGTTTTCTGGCTTTCGGGATGGCAGCCTATCAGACCAATTTTCCCTTGTATAATTGCCATAGGATCACTGTTGCTATAGGTAGCCACAACGTCCAAATTATCACCAATAATAGCACAGCCGTCATAGAAATACATCCTCTGTTGGGTACCTTGCCAATTTACAGGCATAGCCTTGGCATGTGGTCTTCTTGTGCAGGTATTGGGTCTTCTGATATACTGTACAACTTCTGTTCCTGAGCTGAGTATATCAAAATAATGATGGCCTGCCCAATATGCACCTAGACAGATACCTAGATATCGTCCTCCATTTGCTACATAATTTTTTATAACAGTATGATAGTTGATTAAAACATTGTCATATCTGTCTGAATCGCCTATGCCTCCAGGAAAGCATACACAGTCAACATCGTTAAAAAAATCGTCTTCGATTTGATGTTTAGTGAATAATTTAAATTTATAATGCGGAGTTAAAGACTCTATGATTCCATTTACAGATTGAACGGAACACAGTGGGTGATGCGCAAAAATCGCTATGGTTTTCATACAATACGTATAAAGCTCACTTAAGGATGCCCTCGGGCACGACTCCTACTATCATCCTCGCCCAGCAGCCGGGCACACACACACCGTAATTAAACGGGTCCTAAGGTGTGTCTGTTTGCTTCTCGATAGTATAGTCATCTTCGGTACTATCGGGATAGCGTGTTGTGAGTTTTTGTAATATATCGGCTCGGCTATCACCTTGGATACGTGCAGTTTTGCCTGAAGCTAATTGAGTTACTACATAAGTTCCAGGACCGTCGTTGGGATCTTCTTCTGGTTCATTTGTCTTAGGTGCTTCACTGGCGTATGAATGTGGTAATCTATCTTTGATATCGGCAATGGCCTTTGTAATATCGTAGCCGCCTTTGGTAATTTCTGTTGAATTTTTTTTGATTTCCTCGGCATTGCTTTTCAAGGCTTGTATGATTTCTTTCATTAGTCCGGGAAATAATTCAGAGAATTTCTTATCTCCTCTAGCATAACTGTCACTTTGGTCACCGTTATTCATCTGTCCAGTAGGAGCATGCATCTGCCATTTACCGTCCTTATCATCTGGATTTTGTTTGTCATAGATACTGATAATAGGACCTTCCGGAGCATATCTTTCAAACCAACGAAGACCCGAACTAGAACCTGTACAAAAACTGGCATTGAATCCTACAGAATTATTAAAGGTATAACAGGCACCATAGTTATAAGGAAGTGTAATTAAAAAACGATCATTATCAATGAGTGTTGTTTCTTTCTTTTCACGCTTGTGTTTTTCGATCACTTCAGCATCTTTAATTTTACGCAGTTCATCTCTGTAGTCTCTGGTCTGCACAATATTCTGTATCTGTTTGAGACTTTTAAATCTATTAAAATCCTGATGCGGTTCTTTGAGTTTACCTCTGATGCTCAAGGCTCTCCATGCACCTAGTGCATCACCACCTTCGCCATTGATATCCTCGTAGTCTACTACTCCATTAATATACAGGCGTGTAAGCCAATCGTCAAATTTTCCTTCTGTGGCCAGGTCGCCATAATCTGTGGTCCGTAGGCTGTCGTCTAAAAGTTCGCTCCATAGGTTAATCACTTCTTGATCATCAGGTTTCACACCTAGTTTCGCTATCTTACTTTTAGGCAAAGTGCTGTCGTGGCGCATGGCTATGGCCAACATCTTGATCATCTTAGGATCTTTCAATTTGGCTGCAATGTTAGCCTCTAATATAATTTGATTGAGTTTCATCCTGATATCAAAGTCCTTTTAAAGAATCCAAGGACTGTTCCTAATTTCTTTTGATCGCCTGCAGAAATGTCTTGTAATAATTGTCTGGCTCCTTCTGGAAACTGAGCATTATAGCCACCTCGTCCGTATCCGGATTTAGTTATGTTTCCTGTCTGCTCCGGATAGTGATGACTGGCTGCCATGATCACCGCAGTGTTAATGGCCAAAGACACACTCGAAGGAACATCCGAATCGCCCGTTTCTAACATGTCCATGGCGTTTTGAAGATTTCTAACTTGGTTTAATTTCTTTTCTGCTTTTTCAAAGGCATCGTTTTTGATCTGATTAGCAATGTGTCCTTTGATGTCGGCTATGGCAGCAGAAACTGCCTTGGCCCATAGAGGTCTAAATTTCTTTGTGAGGCTATCTACAGTGACTTCATTGCTCATGCCTTTTCGTGAATCTGCACGTTTTTTCTTTTTATCGTCTACAGCTCGCGAACCTTTACCTACATAAAATTTCTGTAGTTTACCAATTTTTGATTTGAGGAAATCAAGAATATTGCCTCCTCTGCTGTCAGATGTAGTATCTACAGGACCACCGGAACTGGCCACAGCATCGTAGGTATCGCCCCTGGCTTTGATGGCTCCAGTACCGCTGGTACCTTTAATGATTACCCAAGCACCGTTATAAGAGCCTTTGAGTTCTGACCAAGAAATTTTATCTACCTGTCGATAATCTTGATCGTGTGCTAGTTGCATATCTTTGTGCAGAGCCAACACCACTTCCTTACCTCCCGCGGAACCGGAAATAAGATCCAAACTAGTTGATGCTTCATCAACATAAGTTTCTAAGAGTTGGGCAAATAATTGATAAGATTTTGGTTGCATACAATATTTATTTTAATCGGCTTTCCCGCACTTGGCTCTCTTGGCATTAGTAAGAGCACCGTAGTCTACAGGCCATTCTTGTCCAGGCTGTAGTTCACGAGCATTCTGAGGGAATGGAAAATCGATGCCGGCCTGTTGTTCGATCTGCGCTACGGGTACACGGAATTTGGTAAGATCGTTACCCAAATTAACATAAGGTTTTGTATGTGGGAACATCCAACCTGCTACTGCACCTGTTTGTTGGTCTATAACTATCTTATAAAAACCATGAGGAACGATTACACCGTTACCGATCTTTTCATTACCACTTCCATATATAGCTCCAACGTATATGGTAAAGGCGTGGTTCTGTTGTACTGCCCATCCACGTATGGAAGTTTCCAGCAACTTCCAAATTCCACGGTTTAGACTGCCGTGTTGCGGATACATGTTGGTCATAAGAAAGCTCTCGTATTCGACAATCTGACTCCAGCTCAGATCCCCATCTGGAGCAGCATGGCCCTTGTCGTAGCCCGTTCCTGCATAATCCGATGGGGTTGGTCCGTTTGGGACAGACTGATCCGCAACAAATGCGTTAGTACGCGGAAAGCAGCCTAGAGCATTTTGTGGTAGTAGTGTGTAGGCCACATACGCAGGAATCTTAGCAGGTGGATCGTAGGCTACAAGATATGCTTCTCTGCAGATGGGCTGCATCTGTCGTTGTGTTTGTGCGAATCCGTATGGGCTATGAACCTGACAGGCCTGTACAGGTAAGGGTGGTCGTTGATCCCAAGCAAATGCTGTAGAAACAAACAACGATAATAATAGTAGTAGTTTTTTCATCCGAAAACCTTATAATAGTATCAGATATTTATTCCCAATTTACCATTTTAAAACGCTCTTCGGGGATACCAAAATAATCGCACTTCCATTTGCTCTGTGCGAAGAAATCTAAATGGTGCCATTTGTCTTTGTTCTTTAATATCTGTTGCGCAGCATCTTCCCAATCTATTTCTTTGAGTCTAGGTTCTATGATTTTACGAATACACTCTATTTCGATATAATCAAAACTATCCCATTCCCAATGTAGGACTTCAAAAGCATTACCTTCCCTATCAACATAATCCATACTAAAGTCTAAGCCCCATTTTGGACGCATGGCTATAATTTTATGTACCAGAGGCAGTTTAAGAGACCAGTATTTGAGTTGTTCTAGTGCTGCTCCTGTATAGGCTTTTCTTTCAAAGAGTAGACTGTGATTCAACACAGGTCCTTCGATCTCAGGAGTTTGAACGAACCATTCCTGTTTGATGGCCATCCTGTGTTTACGGTGTTCACAGGCAGCACGATAATTGCTGACAGCAAAGTGTTGCTCTAAAACGGTTAGATCATATCCATTCTGATCAAATAGATCTAGATCTTCGGCCAATGGAATATACAATACTTTATCCATTGGACGATCCCAGTAGCCACAGGGATCAAATTTATTACTTGTCAGCGTCAACATCTTGTGCTTGACAATAGTCGCAGGCACATTCGGTGCAGTGATCGCACTTTTCGTCTTGGCAACTTTGTCCGCAGTGTGCATGATGTTTGCAATGATTACAGATTTTTTCTTCCATGATCGCTCCTTACTTTACAATTGGTCCGCCGGTGATCCATAGTTCGCAACTGCGTGTACCAGCGCATTTAAAATGCAGTAGGTTACAATAACCTAAGTCTGCGGCTTCTCTGGTTTTTTCTGCTTGGTAGGCTTCCGCACCCATGCCATCATGTATACATTTATACATAGCGTCTGTGATATTGAAGGCTGCACAATTCTCACACTTCATAGTTTTAGCAGTCTTTTCATCTATCTTCCATTGACGGGCAGCATCTTTCCAATAACTACCTGGCTCATCGGGATTTGCAGGGCCGTAGTGATGTTTATCTATAGCCGTCTGACGATTCTTTACATTGACTTCTAGATCGTGTGTGGCAATAGGACAGCCTTTATTAGCTGCTTCTACAATGTTGATATATTTTTTTAACATTATCCGTGTTCCTGCCAACTTACCGCGGCTGCTACATCATCGTTGTTTGATGTTGATATAGCAGCCAAACACCATATATCTGACACACCTGCTATGGTTCTACCCAACTGCTGACTGAAGTCAACTTCATTGCTACTGACGCTTGCGGCGCCACCTTTGGGAGCACCAACAAAGATACCTTGATCAACTGTGGTTCCGCCTGTTAGAGCGGTAGCTGACATATCGTATTCTACTGAACTGCCTGTGCCTGCTGAAGTCCAGTTGGCGTCTGTCAGCGTTGGATTTAGTATTATCTTATAGATAAATCCTGCCTGCTGGAGTCCATACAGATCAAACTTGGTAGGTACTACCACACTGTCAATGTTAGACGATTTTAATCTTAAACAGATAATAGGACGATAAACTACGTTGCTGAGTTCTCTGCCTGTGAGAGGTGTGGCTATCGAACGAGTCTGGCTGCGATTAGCATAGCCACCTTCCGACAAGACTGTGCTACATATAGCTCGCATCGTGCCTGCAGCTCCAGTTGAAGTAAGTTCATAGCGTACAGGTAGCGTAGCAGTGGTCATGTATACCTTGTCAAATATGTTAGCGTGGTGAAATATGTGACAAACGATGAATTGTCCGTTGATAACAAACCCTGATCTAACTGAACCAACACCTAGCCATTCTACATCACACCACCATATCTGTGCCTTGCTGACATCTAGGGTTATTCCGCTGATATTATTCTGCCCACCTTGACCATTTAATCTATCTACGTTCCATTGACTCTGAGGAATCTTTTCTGTAGTATCATCTACGGTTGGTGTAGGATCCTGAAATCCCCAGCCGCCCGGTGGAGCATTAACAGTAAGGCTCTTTCTTATAACGAGATTTAGTGTAGTTCCATCTGCTTCAAAATAAACACCATTATAGGTTCCAAAGTAGCCCACACGTTGGCGCAGACCTGCTGTAGGTGTCGTCATAGCAAATGTGGCCATGGTCAACAGACTTTTACCTGGTTGATAACTGAATACCTGTTTGCTTTGTCTAATGCTAGAGTCACCATTACCTGCTACAGTCATTACCACACTGCTTTCAAATTGATAAAACGCAGATGTACCATTGCCTGTGTCCTGTTGGTCCCATTTGAAAGAGTTGTCTCTATAACGTAAGCCCCCATCAAACAGAGTGTAAGGAGTACTGATACGCATACGACCAAATGCGTCCATGCTGGCTGAGATATTACCGGCATTGTTGTAGGTCACACCACCGACGTTGTTTACTCTAAGTAAAGGCTCGCCACTGGCACTGTAGTCCATAGTGGTATGCAAATCACTTAGATTAGGTTCCCAAGGATGTTGATAATTTGTAGAATTGGGATTCATTATTCCCATAGATTAGACTCCCCACTTGCTGCTGAGGTAATCTTCTAAAGCTACGATCTGAGCATCTGAGAGTGCGGTGTTGTAGGCCATTACCTCTCCAAAGTCTGCGTTCCAGAAGTAGCCAACCATAATGTTACTGCCTGCGTCTGCGGCCAATGCTCCGCTAGGTGTGCCGTTGTTGGTCACGGTGCGAGCAGTCTTGGCCCATCTAAAGGTGAATCTGCTGGCTGCGGCTGCGGTACTGTCATACCTCACTGTAACAATTTTCCAAGTGCCGTCTGGATCTATGGTGTTGTCTACTAATGAACCACCAGTTGGTGCTGCCATTTCAAATCTTCCCGAGGTAGTATTATAGTAAACACTAGACGAATATGTGCCACTGGTGTTTCTAATGCGGAATATGTGTAGTGCGGTGCCCAAGGGAGTTGGACTGAGTTTAGCCACACATACCATAGTGTAGCCTGTTGCGTTGGCAAATCCCGACACTGAAGTCCATTCCGCCTGATCCCAATCTGCTGCTACAGTGAACCTATGTCTCACTACAGGATAACCGTTCTGTAAATCCCCTGCACCGCTCTCTATAGTGCCGCGGCGGTTGGCAGCAGGATTTACATAGGCAGCATTTTGTTTTCTTTCTGTCCAGGCTGTCAGTGCGGCTCCGTCTGTGTAGGTGCCGCCGTTCAGTGTTGATGTGACAGATGTGTCTATCCAGAATCTCAATCCTGATATAGAGTTGGGAGTTTCTGCGGTGGCCCAGGGGCGTCCTTGAACAAGCCCTCCTTCGTTGACGTTGTCGTAAACTGTATTTCCTACATACTTAGTAGGTAGTTCTGAAATGTCGTAGACTGAGCGGGCATTACCATCAGCGGCTCTATTGTCTGCTGCAAGTTCAAGTTTGGCTATTTGTCTAGCTTCTTTAGTTGCTAATGTTGAAATACCGTTAGCTGCCATTAGTTATCTCCATGAACTCTAAAGCTGTTGCCTCGGATGTCGTCTACGTGTTTTGGTTTATTAGGGCCGCCGCCGGCTGCTGTAGTCACTGCTTCTATACCTGCGTATTCTTCTCGGGGAGTATTACTATACTGTGTTTCCTCACCCTTATCTTTTAAATCAACGATTTGGCGGAATCTACGAACGTCATCGTCATAGAATTGTTCGTTAGGCACAGATTCGTCCGGACGAGGAATGTTCTTTCCGTCTAGTATATCTAGTATTCCTCTTATGATTTCTGTAACTTTCATTCTACACCGCCCAACTTTTTGATCCTAGCCAATTCTGAGTCTTGTGAAGAGTCGCTGCCTTGTTTTTTCATAAAATCCACAATATCTTCGTAGTTTGCCATGGTTACTGGCCCGGCCTGACTCATCTTGATCACTATTTCTGCAACATCATGTATATCCGCATCGTCTTTGATTTCTTCTCTAGATAGTTCTAAAAGTCTTATGAATAGCGGTACATCTAGTTTTACTATATCTGCCATGGTTAATCCTCAGTGTAATATTTATCGGCTTAAATATGATTATGATAAACAAAGAACCCTTTAAACAACTAATTTTAGATCTTAAAAATTCAGGTAAATACCGTGTTTTTAATGACATAGTGCGGGAACGCGGAGAGTTCCCTAAGGCCATCTGGTATGGACCTTATAATATTAAAACTATAGTTAATTGGTGCTCCAATGATTACCTAGGTATGGGCCAACATAAGGTCGTATTAGACGCCATGCATACTGCTCTAAATCAAACAGGTTCGGGATCCGGTGGTACTCGAAACATAGGAGGAACCAGTCACTATCATGTGGCACTAGAACATGAGTTGGCTATGTTGCACAATAAGAGCCGAGCTCTTTTGTTTAGTTCTGCATATGTGGCCAACGAATGGACTATAATTGCACTGAGTAAAATTATTAAAAATATCCAATTTATTTCAGACGAAAATAATCATAATAGTTTGATTGTGGGCATGCAACATTCAAAGGCTCCTAAACAGATATTTAGGCACAATGATCTACAGGATCTAGAAGATAAACTCGCGGCCAGCAAACTCTCAGGCTTTACTCCCTGTATCATCTTTGAATCAGTTTATTCCATGGACGGCGATGTATCGCCTATACAGGACATCTGCGATCTTGCTGACAAGTATCAGGCCATAACCTATATTGATGAAGTGCATGCGGTAGGACTCTACGGAACCCATGGCGGCGGAAAGGTGGAAGAATTAGGACTAGAATCCCGGATTGATATAATCAACGGTACTCTCGGGAAAGCCTTTGGAGTCCAAGGCGGCTATATCGCTGCCGATGCTGATGTCGTTGATGCTATTCGTTCGGTAGCAGCAGGTTTTATCTTCACTACTTCGATGTCGCCGGTGTCCTGTGCAGGTGCTTTAGCTGCTGTAAAATATCTTAAAGATAATAATCAGATACGAGAGCAACATCAAGAACGTGCTCGTAAACTCAAAACACTCTTAATAGAAAACGGTCTGCCTCTAATGGAGTGCAGCACCACACACATAGTTCCTTTGTTAGTAGGGGAAGCTAAGAAGTGTAAGTCAATGAGCGACAAGCTCTTAGAAGATCATAACATCTATGTACAGCCCATAAACTATCCAACAGTTGATGTGGGCACTGAGAGACTAAGATTCGCTCCGACTCCCTTTCATGATGATGCTATGATGAGTGATTTAATTGTGGCCTTGAAGAAGATATTTTAGTAATAACGTTTCTCATCAAGATATTCTAAATACCTAGGTACTGCCTGATCTATTTCTAAGAACTCATCCACGGGCACACCAGCATTGATCAGTCTCCGTGTGTCAGCTCTGGTATAGGTTTGATATTGTTCTCTAAGATCGTTATTCATATCTATAAAAGTTTTACCTCCCCGCCCCGTGCTTTTTAAGACTAGGTCGGCTAGAGTTTCAAAATCCCTAGGTTTACCTGTGCCTAGATCATAAATTCCAGGTTGATAGTTTGTGATAAAATGATAAATTGTCTTGCATACATCCTCGACCCAAATAAAATCTCTGAAATATTGTCTGCTGTTTTGAAATATTTGGATATTAGAGCTGGCTTGTAATTGTTGGTGCCAATGATAAATGGTACTGGCCATACGGCCTTTATGATACTCATTGGGTCCGTAGACATTGAAGAGTCTTAACGAAACTGCAGAAATTTCATGTTCGCTGACATGCTTGCTAAATGCATATTGATTCAACGGACCTTCTCCGTTGCCATAAACTGCTGCAGAGGATGTGAAGATTAAAGGTATATTTCTTTCCTGACAGAACTGATTCCATTGTCTAGTAGACTCTACGTTGGTCTTGTAGATACTGCTCCAATTTTTTTCTAAAGTACTGCTATTGGCACCTATGTGCAGCACAGCTTCTACTTGATCTAGCACAGGTATATCCTGCGAACTATAGAGTCTATGATAACTTTTATCTTTGAGATTATGAAACTGTTCAGCTAATGGAAGATCATCAACGATAATTATATCGTCTCTGCCCAATCGGTTAAGGTAGCCTAGCATGACGCTACCGATAAAGCCGCCTGCTCCTGTTAGGATAATCATTGTAATTCCTCTAATGTGGGCGCATACACGCCAAAGTGTTGAACAGTAATACTGGCTGCACGAATAGCATACTGTATAGATTTTTCAAGGTCTTTTTGTTCTAACCATTTCACAGCAAAGGCCGCTAAGAATGTATCACCTGCGCCTGTAACATCTGCAACTTCTACAGAAGGTGCGTTTAATTCTAGATCGTGATGTACAGCCCTGGCTCCCTTAGAACCCGAAGTGACTATCAATCCTGTGCATTCAGATTTGATCTTGCTGTACTCTAATTCGTTGATCTTCACCCATGCACCTTGCATACGTTCTAGATCGGTTTTCTTGGTGTCAATGAACACAGGTATTTTCGTTTGAATAAGTTCTTCTATGAGTTCATAAGAGACTGTGCCTTTGTCGTAGTCACTGACTACGATAGCATCAAAGACTTTAGGTACTTCAGTTTCTAATGTTATGGGCTGCGATACAACATCGTTGTCAATTCTCACAATATGTTGATTACTGCGTTTATCTACTAGTCTCGTCTTAGTAGATGTCTTGCCGCAGAGATAATTTACTTCGCAACCTAGTGCCTCTAGATTACGGAGAACGTTTCCGGCCATCCCGGGTCGTCGTTCTTCGTAGAGAAACTTAAACACAGGCACAGGCGCTTCCGGTGATATACGATCTACAGTACCGTACTGATAGATATCTTCGCAGTTATCTCCTATTAATAATATCCTGTATTTTGTTTGAGGTTGAGTATTTTTCAAGTCGTTCATAGAATTTTATTTTCTTACAGTATTCCGCACCAATCACAGGTTTATTTCTATAATCACTGCCTTTGACCATTACATCCGGTTCGTAGTTTTTAATATAATTTCGTAGATCGTCGTCGGTATCAAAAATATCTACCCTATCGACAGACTTTAGGGCAAACAAAAAACTTGCACGTTCGTATTCATTGTGTATAGGCCTATCTGAACCTTTGAGTTCACGAACTCTACGGTCACTGTCTATAAGAACATACACATAAGACTGGGGGTGGCTTCTTGCATATTCCAGTAATCTAAGGTGCCCAAGGTGCAAGATATCAAAAGTTCCATTTACTAGTACCTTGGTCATGTGAGACTTTCAACAAATTGTTCTAGATTATCGAAGATCAATGTTCTGGCTTTGATTTTTCTATAGGTGAATTTCTGTAATTCTTTTTCTGTTTCTAGTCCGTAGCCTGTTCTTACTAGTACAGGTCTAGCTCCCATGTTCATAGCGGCCTTGAGGTCTTTGATCTTATCGCCCACATAATATCCTTCTTTGAATTTGATATCTTTGTGTTCCGCTTCACAACGTTTGAACATACCAGTGTTTGGCTTAGCGAAAGGATCATCTTTGCGACTACTAGCAGAATAATACAGAGCATCAATACTGAAACATCCCGCGGCACCTAATAATTCGAACATGTGTTGATGTACTGTTTCGACATCTTCTTGTTTGAATAATCCTTTTTCGATGCCTCCTTGGTCTGTGATGATAACGATCTTGTAGCCTTTTCTTCTTAGAGTAGCCACAGCATCAATACTGCCGGGTATAGGATCAAAGTCTTCTACTCTGTAACAATATGTTCCGAGGTCTCGGTTAATAACACCGTCTCTGTCTAGACCAACCACACACTTGGTTCTATACTCTCCACCACCCCAAGAAATCTTAGGCTGATTGTTCTGTTGCAGGCTTGGTTGCAATTTGACTGTCTCCTGGAATGATCCTGTAATTATCTTCTACCGAATCTGGGGTGCTGACTTCAAACACCATAGAATTAGGTTGCAGTGCTATCAGTTGATGAGGCATCATCGGCAGGTTTCGCCATGTATCGCCTTCATTTAATATCTTTTCATGATAGGTCGCAGTCTTGGTATCGCACCAAATCAGTTTGAAACTGCCGGCATTAACGAACCAAGTTTCGTCCTTTTCTTTGTGAAAGTGCATGCTGAACTTAGCACCTACTTTTTCAAATACTAGGATCTTGCCTGCATATTTGTCGTTGGTAGCCCAGATAACTTCATAACCCCAACCTTTATCAACTTTACCTTCTAGTCTTGCCATTATCTTTTCTCTATAATTTTATCGATCAGTCCGTAGTCGAGAGCTTCTTGGGCACTCATGAACTTGTCTCGTTCCATGTCAGCACTGAGCTGATCAAAGGTTTTGCCTTTTGAATTATGTTTGACATAGATTTCAGTCAATGTCTTTTTCATCTTAAGGATTTCTTCTACTTGTATCTGCATGTCTGTGGCCTGTCCACGAGCTCCGCCCGACGGCTGATGTATCATATGACGAGCATTGGGCAGCATATATCGTTTACCTGCCGCTCCTGATTGTGCTAGCAGACTGCCCATTGAACAGGCCTGTCCCATGACATAGGTAGCAACGGGTGGGCGTATAAACTGCATGGTGTCGTAGATACTCATACCTGCTGTGACAACACCACCGGGACTGTTGATAAACAAACTGATTTCCTTGTCAGGATTTTCACTTTCTAGAAACAGCAGTTGAGCCACGATTAGATTAGCCATATGGTCTTCTACTGGGCCATTCAGCATGACGATACGTTCTTTGAGCAATCTGCTATAGATATCAAAGGCACGTTCGCCTTTGCTTGTTGATTCAACCACCATTGGTACTAGGGTCATAATATTCCTTTGAAATTTAGTAAGTACAGTATAAATTATTCACAACGCTGTGTCAAACCTTTATGTCTACAATTATTATAGATTTCTTCAGCCCATCGCTGATGCACATGTAATTTTGGGTGTCCTCCGCCCAATAAATCGTTGTCAAAAACTTCATGGAAAAAATGTTTGTCGCTTAAAAGTAGTCCAGAATTCTGTAATTCTGTAAAAATTCTACTGACAATGAGTTTATATTCTTCGCAGTGTTTATCTTCTTTGCCATCCGGACCATGAAGTGGATAGCATTCTACAAAGTATAATCTATCTGCTAATACAGACCTAGCAAGTCCAAGCAGATGCGACAAAAAGATAGCCTGCAAGAATTTAGCAGTTTCTAGTGTAAACCATTTTACCAAATGTGGATGGCTGGGCCTGAGGTCTTCTGGCCATGATACTGGCCATGCCATGTGTAGATTTTCGCAGCGGATTTTTTCTCGAAATTCAGTAATCTTTGCGATCCTGTCGCAAGTAGTAATGCCAACGATAACGAGATCACTGCCTCCGACAGTACCATTGGCAAGATCGTTTTCTATCTGCCAAAGTATCTGCATCATGCTGTTACCTGGTCTTGATTGGTTAAGGCAGGCAAGCCCTAGTTTTTCTGCTAGTATATTTGCATAGGAGAATTTTTTACTACTTTCGTAATAGACATTCCATTGCTCTTCGTTTGGTAACTTTTTGTCTAATGCTCGAAAAAAAGCGTCTAGTCCGTGTTTACGTTTGATCTCTTCTGCACCTGGTAACCATTCTTCGTCTTGCAGTTCGCCCCCTTGTGTAAAACTACAACCATAGGCTACTAATCTTTCTATTTTGCTCATAGTCGTACTTATTACAAAAAACGGTAGACAAGGGCGTTATCTGAGCATATAATACAAGTTGGATTAAATACTGTACCTCAGAGCAATTCAAAATGAGCACATTACTTTTAAATGCAGACATGCAACCGATCAGCTTGTTACCGTTGTCAATCGTAGATTGGCAGGAGGCCATACGATATATGGTTTTGGACAAAGCTGAGGTCTTAGAGTGGCATGAAGATTGGATAGTACATTCGGCACGTTGGGAAACTCGTGTGCCTGCTGTTCTGCTGCTCAAAGATTACCAAAAGCCAAAACATACCATGCGCCTATCAAAGCGTAATATTTTCTTGCGAGACGAGTATGTTTGTCAATACTGTGGCACAGAAGTCACAGAAGCAACAGCTACATTAGATCATGTTCATCCTGTGAGTCAAGGAGGTAAGACTACCTGGGAAAACTCGACCACAGCCTGTAAGCCCTGTAACTATCGCAAGGCTGCTCATGTGGGCAAGATGAAACCAAAAGTTGCACCCTATAAACCCCACTTTTGGGACTTAGTTGGTAAGCGCAAAAAGCGTGGTTATCATCTACAGCACCCTAGTTGGGCAGCTTATTTGGGTGTCTAACAGTATTGACAGGGCCTTTGGGCCCTGTTATACTATTAACAGTGCGCCGAAACAGGTGGAGTAGGCATCGCACAAATTTTGTTTAACTAAGACAAGGAAAATTTATGAAACCTCAAACCCTGGCTCTAGTCAGCCGCAAACAGAAATCGTCTGCTTGGAATCAAAAAACAGCGATTCGAAACTTTCTAATTAACTATCCCGTAAAATTTGATATCGAATCCGATATCATTGACCTACGGACCATGAGCTTGAATTATTCAAACTCACACGGTATCATTCCTCTAGAAGATATTCATCAGGCACTGTTATGTGTATTAGGACCCAATTACAGTCCTTCAAAGTTTCCACCTAATATCAGTAATAATGGCTATCTAGTTTTTGATCTAAAGGTCAAGGGCGACGGACTTCGTCCTAAATTTGCTTATGTTAAATGGGACGAACTATTCTTGTATAGTATCTTTCAAAGAGACCTAGCACCAAAACACGTTAGTAAAATCTATAAAGACTGGGACGACACTGCGGTAATTATTCCCTGTGCTATTAAATTCACCTGGGAAGGTAAAATCTACTACTGCCTATGGGACGGTCATCACACTGTGCAGACTGCACGTCTTCGCAATTACACAGAGTTTCCTGTTTGGTACATCGATATCGATGAAGTTGATGCCAAGGTCATTACTGCTGCAGGATTCGCAGATACCGAAGAAGGCCGTATCCAATACGGTTGTTGGCTGGCGGGCAAGAATATGATTCGTATCAATTCTACCAACAAGCGAGGTCTCGAGCATTATGATCGCTTCATGATTCAATTGGATACCAAAGATACCAAAGCAATCAAGATCGATCGTATTATTCAGAACACAGGCTGCGTGACAAAACGCAAGGCCAAAATTGCAGGTTCATGGACTCAGATCAATTCTGGTGAGGAATGTTATGACCTACTATTGGGCAATGGGCGAGCCAGCAACGGAGTGTTTTGGAAACATGCATTAGAATTTCACAGAAAGGTTTGGCCATTGGCTCCATTGACTCTAGAAGTGTTCCGTCCTATGAGTTATCTATACCAGGCTTTTGAACATGGCAATTATGATCTAGACGCACAGTTCGATACAGAACTAGAAAACATCTTGACTGCGAAGTTCGGTGATCCAGAGAGTTCACAGAAGGCCATCAAGGATAGTTACGAAAATGCTATCACGAATAATCTCGGACGCGGTAGACTGCTGAAGAATGACACAGAAATAGTTATGAACGGTCTGATTAATCTTTATAATCAAAACTGCGGAAGGCTAGCAGTGATTCCTCAAGCAGAATATGTTTGGAGTGTATAATGGCTAGAAAATGGTTATATGCCTTCAAAGACCCTATGGGGTCTTTGGATGTGAAAATAGGAATAACATCTAATCCTAAGTCAAGATTAGGCACCTATCAGTGTGCCTACAGTGCCAAAAGGCACAGAGCCTGTTTTGATTATGTCTGGCAAGGTCCAGCTGATCAGATCGACAAACTTGAACAATCTCTCAAGAATCATTATCATTGGGATATCGCCAGTGATAAACTAGGAGAGTCGGAATGGGTAGAAGAGATTGGGTTGGATAAAATTATCGAACAGGTCAATGCTCACATAGTAGGTTGGAGATTTCATATATCTCCTTTGCCTGCAGACTTTCCTGTGACACAAGACGATGTTGGTTACAAAATAGGAGATGATGATGACTGTTGATATTTCAAAATTACCCGCAGCAATCATAGACCTAAATCAATGTCTACACGCTGCTCAAATCAAGACTGAAATGAAAAATGCAGGTATCAAATATTATACCTATGCTTTTTCTTATAAGAACTCAGTTATGAAGTACGGTATGAGTGCTGACAATGATTGGATGCGTGGTAGCTACGGAGAACGTATCTATCGACAGGCATTTCAAATACCAGGATGGCCTACCAAACCTAGTCCGAACAGCGCAGGAAATGATATGCTGGATGTGATTAAATTTTTTCCGGGCATAAACAAATCTAATGTCTGTATAAAGATCTGGGACATGACCAATTATCCTTTTGCTGTAAAAGATTATCCGAAAGATGAAGTTTTAGAATGTGAGAGGCAACTTTTGGACATGCATTATCAATCTTTTGGATCGTTACCTGTGGGCAATATCCGTGATGAACGAAAGATAGCCAAGAAGTATCGAGTCACTGATCAGATATTCAATTCCTTGTTTGACAGTGATTGACAAACTTCGGGTTTGATTATATAATAGTTTTATCAATCAAACCCGAGGTAATTATGGCAAAGAAAAGCTCTTGGACTTGGACTCCGTATTTTAGTATTCACGACATTTTTGAAGTCTATCCGAATGTCTGTCCAAAAACAAGACAACTGTTGAAAGAGGACGGCTCATTCGACGAACGCGATATCAAACTGCCTGACGGAGGACTACGTCTTAGATTTCTAGGAAAAGTTCCGGCCTGGTACGAAAAGCGTGAGAAAGTCTATGCAGAAATATTTGGCAGGTTGAGTTCTGATCGACCTAATCCGATCGAACATTTAATTCTCGACAAAGATGATATCTTTGGCGGACTCTATATCTATGCCGATGCATTCTATGAACCTTATCAGGGCAGCGGTTATCTAGGTATCGGCACGTCCGGACGCATGAGCGATAAGAACGGCAATGACCCGTTTGGTTGTGGTACATTGAGTCGCATTTGGAAACACTGTCTAAAAGTATTAGGCCGACACGAGGGCTGTAATATTCAGCTCACAGGAGGTTGGAGGAGACACTATGAACATCGCAAGAACGGGTGCGGTGATCCTTTAGCTCGTGATGCCAAATTCGCTTTTATGATCAACTACGATCTAGATAAGAAATCCCTAGAAGTTCATGAACAGAGTTGGCAGGAAACTCGCCTAGGGAAATTTGGTTGTAAGTTTCCTATTAATGAACTGCCTTCCAGTGTGATTTCAGACTATGAACGCTATCCCTTCTAAGATCACATTTGCCATCGTATGTGATCCCGAGATCATATATACTAGCACTAAGGAGAACCTATGACAGTACAGGCACAAACTCAAAAAATATTAATCGAAAATAAAATAGGCCGACGTATGTGGGTCTGGGACAGCGATAGTTTTTATACACAACGTCTTAGAGCAGGACCATATCAAAAACAGAACTTGATACATCTTCGAGAACTCTGTCCGAATCCTAGAAAAATACTAGACATCGGTATGAACATCGGTATGAACACTTGGGAGTATGCTACATTCGCCCAAGAGGTACACGGCTTTGAACCCGTGCCCGGCACATATCAAGTAGCATTAGATAACATAGCACTTAATCAAAATCATCAAGACCCCACCAAAGGTTGGTGGCAAGATGCTGCCACAGGACAATGGGCTAGCCTTGCTGTTTCTGGCAAGATCCAAACTTATAATGTAGCCTTGGGTCCTGTATCTGGTAGTGTTGAGATGCATATTAAAAAGAACGACGGGCATAACCGAGTAGCCAACGACGGATATACAACGCCCAGTGGCAGGCCCGTGAAGATTAATACAGGGTATCAGCGTGTGCAGGTTCCACAACTGACTTTGGATTCTTATAACTTCACAGATGTAGACATCATTAAGATTGATGTAGAAGGCTATGAACTACAGGTGCTTGAAGGTGCTCATCAGACCATCGCCAATAATCGTCCAATAGTTCAAATCGAGTGCGTGGAAACACAGCCCAGAGCCTTTGGCAGAACCATTCACGATCTAATGGATTACTTTACCAGCAAAGACTATATCATCACGACTGCAGACGGTAAAATTCTGCCCAATCAGTGGCAGTATGTGCCCAAAATGATGGATCGTTTCATGATTCCAAAAGAACGCACCGATCTATATGATGTCAGCAAAGTTCCGGAGAGTTTTTTCACGGTCAGTGATTGACAAACGATCTTTCTGGTGCTATAATATATTATTGTTAAACATCAAGGAGCCAAGGTGCGTACACAACCGCAGACAATTATTTCACAGCTAGAAGCAGACAACAGTCGCTTAGCCAAAGAAGCAGTATTAGAATCTGCCATGAACGAAGGTCTAGACGAATTCTTCGAAGGTGTTCGCATGTGTCTAGACAATCTATATACCTTTGGTGTGAAACAAGTTCCAATCAGTGAAGTAGACGGACAAGGCCTTAGCTGGGTCAATTTCAAAGAACTAGCCGAAGCATTATACAAGCGTGAACTCACTGGACATGCCGCACGTGATGCCATACAACTGGCCATGGATGTGTCCACTAAAGATCAATGGAATGGGTTCTATTCTAGAATTTTACGCAAGGACCTTCGTTGCGGAATTTCAGAAGTCACTGTTAACAAGATCGCCAAGAAGCTCAAGAAGCCAAATTATTCTGTGCCAGTGTTTGAATGTCAGTTGAGCCACGATTCTGCCAATCACGAAACCAAACTCACAGGCAAGAAAATCGTCGAACCTAAACTAGACGGTGTTCGCTGTCTTACCGTGGTCGATTACGAACAGAAGACCGTGACTCAGTACACCCGCAACGGTAAAGTCTTAGAGAACTTTAGCCACATCACTGATTATCTATCAAACTTCATCGAGGAGTTTGGGCGTAGCATGGTCATAGATGGTGAGATCATGAGCAGTAACTTTCAAGCATTGATGCGTGAAGTACATCGCAAGCACGATGTCAAGACATCAGATGCACAGTTGAATGTGTTCGATATCCTGCCTTTGGTTGAATTCAAGGCAGGTAAGAGCACCATGGGTCAGCGACGTCGCTCAGCTTTCCTGCGCGAAAACTTTTCTAAGATCTTTGCAGATTCAGGCTTTATCAACATCGTGGCACAACGTGAGTTTGATCTAGATGTGTTCACTGATGAGATCGAGTTCCGCGACTACATGCGAGAAATGGTTGAAGCTGGCTATGAAGGCGTGATGATCAAGGAGCCCAATGCTGTCTATCAGTGCAAACGCACCACAGATTGGCTAAAGATGAAACCGTTTATCGAGGTATCGTTGTCTGTGACTGCTGTGGAAGAAGGCACAGGTCGCAATGTGGGCAAGCTAGGTGCTCTGGTATGTGAAGGAACGGACGATGGTAAAAGAATCGTGGTCAATTGTGGTTCGGGTTTTACAGACGAACAGAGAGCAGAATTTTGGTCAGCTAAGGATACGCTCATTGGGCAGGTCGTGGAAGTCCGTGCAGACGCAGCGACTAGGAGCCAAGATAGTGAGGACACATGGTCGCTCCGTTTCCCTCGCTTCCTCCGATTCCGCGGCTTTACGAAAGGTGAGAAAATTTAACATGCAGAAGGGTGCTGTCAAAGATCTCGTCTACGGTGGTCTAGAAGAAATACTGAACAATCCCAACTACTATTACAAAAGTTCGGTAGGGTTGGGCTACAACAAGTTTAACGAACAGGGCAAGATAGCCCTGTTGGAATTTATGGACCTGATGGCCTATAAGATCATAGAAGCAGAAAACTCCGATCTAGATCGCAGAGCCAAACAACAGGTCATGGATCAACTCAAAAAGAAAGACTAGTATGGAATTTTTTAGATGGATTCGCTGGGTATGGTCTCGTCAAGAACGATGGCAAAAGCTGTGGCTCACTGCTATGTTTTTCCTAGGCATGGGCTGGAGTGCTGAAGGTTGGGCCAGATGGGTGATCATGTCAGTGCCCATGTGTGTCTTTGGATTTTACATGACCAAATGGATGATCTGGGACCCGTTTTGGGACAGCTGGGCCAAATATAAACAAGATCGAAACAGCCTATTAATCACTATCAAAGAATCAGATAAATGAATGATCTAGATCAATTCGAATACAACAATGAAGAAGAAGCTGAAATGGCCCAGCTACACAGCCTGCACATGCATATGAATGCTATCAGTGCTGTACAGAACAAATTGGCCAAACAAGCACAGGAACCTTCTGCAGAAGTCTGTGACGACTGTGGTGAAGACATACCACTAGCTCGCCAAATAGCCGTGCCCGGTGTAAGGCTCTGTGTCCATTGTAAAGAAATCTCCGAAAGAAATCGTTGACACTGCTCTAGAAAGGTGTTATTATTAAGTTTCATTAACACACAGACAAGTATCATGGCAAGAGAACGTGCTAAACTCAGTGACAAGCAAGAAAGAATCCTAGTCCAGGCCCAGCTCATGGGTTTGACTGCTCGCGACATGCAGCAGATCGGTAATCGTCTCATGGCTCTGAAAAAAGAAGCCGAAGATCGAAGAGAGATACAGGATGTCATAGATGGCTATACCTGGCAACAGTTGCCGCATCCCAACAAGAAAATTGGTGGTACGGGTTGGCAGGTCAACTGCCCCGACGGCTATGTGATCACGGCCTTTAGGACCGAAAAAAGTCGCAGCAGCTGGAGTGGTTATGGCTATGATCATGACATCACTGTCAACAAGCCCGGTACTAGGTTCAAGACACGCTACTTCAAGGATCGTGGCCTGCACTGTGACTACGATTGGCGCAAGAAGTTCATGCCCGAGGGCAGCAAAGAACTCTACAGCCTCATCCGTTGGATTCGTTCAAACCAAGCAAATTTCTAACAAGGAACTATCATGCCTACACTACGTGATTTTATGCAGGTCTGTGATTATCGAATCACAGAAGGGTCAGACTATACCTGGCAGTGTTTTGGTCCCCATGCCTATAGGCTGGATTCATGGAATGGTGATCAAGACGGGCACACCGTGACCGTGGTTTTTGACACACGCTCACAGGAAGTCTATCAAATGGAGGCCTTTGACTATGCTAGAAATCGAGCCTATCGTTGGACCAATCCTCTGTATCGAGCAGCCCATGATCAGGCCGCAGAAGATCTAGGAACCCGAGCCAAGGAGGCCTGGGATGATGTGGATTTCACGGATCTTGAAGTGGAAGAAGACTTCCTAGACAAGGCCCAGGCCATAGTTCAAGGCCAAGACTACGACACCAGAATACAGGTGCCCGTGGACTTCACTGATCAAGAGCTCTTGACCTACATGAAGCTGGCCCATGAGCAGGACCTGACCTTTAATCAGTTCGTGGAACAGGCTCTGCGTGGCTTCATTCGAGAGCAGTCTGCTGTATCTTGATGGCCCGTATATCAAAGGCATTCACACACTGATCCAGACCGCAGATCACGGGCTCCGAGGGCCATGTGATCTGTGGATCGCTGATCTTGCCCATATAGCCTCTGTGTCTACAGTGGCTTCTATAGACCCTACCCCAAGCATCTACCACACATTGATCTAGTCCCGCATGGCACTGCCAACCCTGGAATCTGTTACGTGATTCTAAGACCAGGGTCGCGTAGTCTGTGAGCTCTGAGCCTAGACATAGGTCCAGGGTCTGATCTCGCAGCTGGGCCAGCTGTTCTGGTGTGTAGTCTTGGGGCTCTGTGTTGAACACTGGGTCCATGAACACTATGTGCCTCTGCACCTGGACCTCTGGCCTGCGTCTCTGTATGGTCTGTTCTAGATCTATGAGCTCTGGCCATGAGCCCTTGGTCATGTTCAGGGTCACTGACACGGTCACGCCCAGATCACAGGCCACATCTAGATTGCCCAGAAACACCGCAGGGCTGGCAAACCCTGGGTGATAGTCCATGTTCACAGAGCCGGAGCTCTGCATCAGGGTCTGCCACTGTTCTCGGCTGATCTGGGCATGGCTGCGGAATTCCGTGTAGATGCCCTGGGCCTGGGCTGCCTTGATCAGCAGATCAAACCCGGACCATTCTGTGACCTCACCCCCTGTGAATTTCACCCTCAAGGGTCGGCCCTGGGCCTGGGCCTGTGCCAAGAACCCAAGGCAGTGATCTAACTGGGGTAAGCTGATGTTGCCCTGATACAGTATGGGGTGCCAATATGGGGGTTGGTATCTGCTGTGATTCATCAGCCACCAATCTATCACGAGTTCTGGGCTGGGGTACCTAGGTACCAGCTGCATGTTAGGCCATCCAAGTGTCCACGGTCTGCTGTCCACAGAATGCTGTGGCCTGGCGCCATAGTTCTTCTACCTGGGGGTTCAAGAGCCAGTCTGGGTCAGGCCCGTGTAGTACCAGCCAGCTGCTGCGATGGCTCCAGGGGTCTTGGCCTGTGAGTTCTGCTGTGAGCTGCCCAGGCCCCCAGCCCGAGTGTCCAAACATCAGTCTATACTGCTGGGGCCAACCCTGCGCCTGTATGTGATCAAACATCTGGTGATGGCTGGTGATGCTCCACTGATCAGTGACGGGAGCCGTGCCCTGGCTTGACCAAGCTGAGTCGTGCAGCATCCATACCGTGGAAGGGCTCACAGGACCGCCCCAATACATCTGTGGGTTTTGGGGAAATCGTATGGTCAGGGGTTCTAGTATGTCATTGAGCCTGTGCTCAGTGGGTCGATTTACACACAGAGCGAAACTGGCTCGCTGCGAGTGCTGTGTGATCAACAACACCGAGTGATGGAAACGTGTGTCCTGCATGGCAGGGGGTGCTATGAGCAGATCTCCGGCAGCAAGGTCTGTCAACATTAACTCCAATCTGGTAGGGGGCCGCCGTACTTCTTGCCCTTGATGCGTTTGCCACGGACCTTGACACGTTCTGAGCCTATCTTGTGGCTCTTGCCACCTTCTCTGCTGCGATAGCCCTGCGACTTACAGCTGGCCAGTTGGCTGGCACCCAGAGCCCTATCGGGCTTGCCCGATGTGCAGAGGTCTCTAGAAGCAGGCTCTTCTGTGATGTCTCCGCCAGAGCCAAACATCAGCTCATCCATGACGGGAAAGTCTAGATCTAGGAATCGTTCTGGCAGCTCTGCGGTGTCGATGATCAAGTCCAGCTCTTCATCTGTGGGATGCTGCTTCATCAGTACCCGGGCAGCAGCGTCATGTGCTTCTGCAGAGTTCCATACGTTGACTGCGTAGTGTTGCTGATAGAGTTCAGCCACGGCCTGCATGACCTTATGATAGTCGCAGGTAAAGATATTTTCTTGTATTACATCACGGATTTTCATGCCAATTTCGCTCCAATCATTATGCAGCTGACCAATAGGTTCTTGATGTCCCCGTCATCGGCTTCCTCATTTAATCGATCTGATCGGATCAGGTCAGCCATGAGTGCCTGATACTCCGACTCGGATATATCACCCTGCTGATGTGCCCTAGTGATCTCTAGGGCAAACTGCGCTCGCTGCTCTGCCCAGGGCCTGCCACATGACGTTAGAAACTGTAGTTGTTCAATCATTTACCATCTCCCCAGTATGACCCTAGCCGCACGTTCTGCCTGCTGTGCCAATAATTTCCGTTTGATCTCGCAATAGGTCCGAGACCCTTCGCCCCTTCGGGCCCACTCATCTACTGTGTTCTTCATGGGTTCTATGACCCTGAGTACGTCCTTTTGCAAGCTGCCCTTGGATTCTGAGTATAGTTCAAACCTACGGATATCACGCTGTAGACTCTGTACCTGTGGTAGCTGTTCACGAGCACAGTCCAGACTCTCTATGCTCAAACGAGTCTGCACAATATAATTTGATTGATTGTCGTCCCAAAATGAAGGTATCCACGACTGCAGATGAGAGCAGGCAGTGACGACCAAAGCCAGAGCAAGGATACAGATATTTCTCATATACATATTTACCAGGCAGAGAGCAAATGATAATTTTCCTGCGCGAAGCGCCGCGGCCGCGATCATAACAGCAACATCAGCAGATACTGGCGGGGATCACAGTCTATGAGCAGAACAAAGCGATCTTCCGTGGAGTAGCCCGTGGAGTAGTCTGCGAGCACATGCCATAATCTAACCTGGGATTGATCCCCTATTAGGTCCTGTGCCCGATCTAGCTGTTGGGCTGTGAGGTATAGAGTATACAACATATGATCTCGTATTTACTGGATAAGTATGTGTAGACTAGGAGGCAGTGTATGTGGCAGAAAATCTCAGTGTTCCTTTACATGTGGTTAATGATGACCCTGAGCATAAGATCAGCGGCACCCCTAATGATGGTGATCACAGCCGTGGTGTTTCTAGTGTTGTTATCTTGGATGGAGGTGGGGGAAGATGTTAACTGAACGTGAATGGGCCATGCTGATAGTGCTGGCGGTATGGATGGGTTACATAGCTTGGGGAGTAGTGCTAGGCCCCGCATCAGAGATCGGTGCCCAAGGCCCCGCTGCTGATGATGCGGACGCGGGTCAGTGAGTGTGTGTTTGTGTGATTTACTGATCGCCGCCTTGCGTATACGGGCCGCTGCGCAGGCCGAGAGTGAAAAAGGGTGCAGAAAAGTAGCGAAAAGTGTGATAAAGTGTGGAAAAGTGTGGAAAAGTGTGACCATTTTAGCATAGCCTGTCATACCACCACCCTAGATCTACTCTGCGCTCTGAGTTTCCACACGCTAGACCCCTAGATCGCATCGTTTGGCACCATTTCCCACCGTGTTCGCGGCTCCCTGACCTGGCCTGAGGGTGGCCCGCACTAGGCCCCGCTGCTGTAAATACTAGATCATGAGCCGTCTACTAGTTGAATATCTGCCCTGTGAGTGTAGATACACCGTATATGACAGCCAAGGCGCTTTGGTCATAGCCACTACCAGTCACACGCTGGCCCTCTACTATTGGCAGCTGGCCAGTCGTTATCACACAGTGGCTCGTTGCCGAGCAGTGGAAATCTATCTAGCTAGACTAAGATCACTACGAGGCCCCGCTGCACGATCTACCAAAACTCGTTGACAACTTGACTTTATGAGCATATAATATACTGATGCTTAAGAAGCGCAGATTATCATCAAGCAGAGATTGGGACATGACCTTACCAGATGAACGTTATCGAGCTGTTGAACAGGCACGTAGGCTGCTGGAAGAGCTCTGCGATCCCCGGATGACTCCCAGGATTCCCTCGGGCATACGTGATCGTGCTCGCGGGGCGCTGCGTCACTATCCCCACACATATGACATGCAGCGAGCAGCAGCTGCCGTGCCTGACATATTCCAAGAACACATGGAAGATCTACATCGTTTTGTCACACTAGGGCAGCAGCAGCGCACTACACAGTGGGATCCAGAAGTGAATCAACCACACCCAAGAGAGGATTAATTACACTAGTCACAGGGCCTTTAGCTTAATTGGTTAAAGCAGCGGACTCATAATCCGTTGAGTCCGGGTTCAAGTCCCGGGGGGCCCACCAAACATCACGCATTAGCTCAGCAGGATAGAGCAACAGCCTTCTAAGCTGTGGGTCAGGGGTTCGAATCCCTTATGCGTGGCCACTACAGCAGCAGCCCGCGTTAGGGGACCGTGGTGAAATAGGTAGACACAAGGGACTTAAAATCCCTCGCAGCGATGCATACCGGTTCGATTCCGGTCGGTCCTACCACTACAGCAGCAGCGATCGAGCGCAGAGGGGCTGCCGTGGCTCTAGAACAACGTTCGCGACCGATCCACAGGATATGCACAGGGTTGTGGACGAGTCTGTGGACAACATGTGTATATCCTGTGGATATCATTTTGGTTGACAGATTGGACGGGGAGTGCTATAATTAACACTTACACAAGGAGCACTATGTCAGATCTACAGCAACAGTTCTACGCTGCATTAGCCTCGCTACAGCAGCACACAAATTTAGACGACGATGCCGCGCAGGCGGCTGTCGAGCAGCTCGCGCAACTAATCGAGGATCACGTACAATAACCCGAGGCCCTGTAGGGTCTTTGTTATTTTGGTTGACAGATTGGCCCGGTGATGTTATACTATATGCATAGTGAAGGAGCGGACTATGCGAGCAAAGAGATCAGATCGTAATCACATCATATATCAGATCACAGGCCCTGAGGGAGTCTACATTGGTGTTACTGCCAAAACAGAGACCACAGTGCTAAAGAGTCTACGTAGCCGGGCAGCCAAGCACTGGTATCGCGCTCGCACTGAAGCCAAGACCTGGGCTCTATGCCGTCTGTTGAGAAGCTATGATTCTAAAGAACTGATCCGCATCGAGCCTTTGGAATTGGTGCGAGGCAAGACAGCGGCTCATGCTCGCGAGCGTGAATTAATCCGCGAACTGCGTCCATTCTACAACACCGATCTGCGTGGTAGTTGACAGGCGCCACTCTTCTGTGTATAATACGCACTGTAACGTTAACAAGGAGCGACCATGTGGTACGTATACGACAAGCGTAGTTCTGCCATAGTCAAGAGCTACAAGACCCACCCGGCTGCACAGGCTGCCATCACTAGAGCGCACAAGAAGTATGTGCGTCACTTTCCCTACTACCCGGGCAGCAATGCTCATGAAGACGACCCCCTGTTCTGGATGGCTGCCGCGGAAGCTGCGTGGTATCACTCAGTGATAGAACAGCGTGTCACAAAGCGTAACTTGATGACGGGTGCTGAGTTCACACAGAGTGTCAACACACCCCGTAGCTGCGATCCTTCATCTGAACTCTATTGGAGCATGTAAATGGAAACCGTGACACTTCACTCACAAGACTTTAAAACTGTACACAACACCCTCTGCGAGCTGCGTGATCTACAGCGTATGGTCGTAGAGCAGCCCCTGGGGGATCTGCTGTTGAAAATCGTCCGTCAGTTCGAGCAGGGCTTGGAGAATGCCTACAAGCAGGATGAAGCTGCATTTGACACTAAGATGGATCACTACAGCGACATCAAGCAGCAACTGGGCCTGCGCTCAATCTGGAGTATCTTTGAAGTAGAGGACCTGAACCAGCAGCATCCCTATGCTGCTGCTGTGGAAGTCTGCTACAGAGATCATTGGGGCGAACAGCCTGTCTACGAGATGATCCCGGGACCCACGTGGCTGGATCTCTATCGTGCTGCTGATCGCTGCATCCAACGATCGGGTGATGCTCATCACATCTTCATCGAGCACTTTGCCACTGTGGCTGATCAGCCACACCAAATCCGGTTGACAACAGGCTCGTAAGAGCATATAATAATGACATAGTAAGGAAGCAGAGCAACTTACTATATCACACACACTTTTAAGGAGCGCATTATGGAACAAGCACAACGCGAGTATTTCGTCCGCCGACTCAACGAGATCGCTGCGGAGAAGGTCCAATCTAAAGCACAAGAACTGTTCGGACCCACAGGCCGTCCTCAGCAACCCACGTGGGGCATGGTATTTGAGGGCATCCGCTCAGGTGAGATCACCCTTAAGGAAGACAAGGTAGACTACACGGGTCCTTACCTTAACCCTTCAGATGTAGTGTGGCCTGCTATGGAAGCCAAACAAGCAGAGTTGGAAGCATATCGCAAGACCGTAGCAGAGGAAAAGCAACGGGCCATGGACGCCTGTATGTTGGACGCAGACGCACAGAAAGCCCTTACAGAGTTCCAGGGTATTTAACAATGTGGTTGACACGGGCTCCGGCCCGTGTTATACTCTAGACTGAGTTAAACAACTAGGAGCGAACTATGGCAACACGAAGCACTATCGCGATGGAACAGCCCAACGGTGAGATCATGCAGATCTACTGCCACTGGGACGGTTACCTGGACAACAACGGTAAGATCCTGCAGGAACACTACCAGGATCGTGCCAAGATCTACGCTCTCATGCTCTTGGGCGATATCAGCAGCCTGCGCCCTGAGATCGGTCAGGCCCACGACTTTGACGATCGCAACAAACCCGACAATTGGACCACAGCCTACGGACGCGATCGTGGCGAGACAGGCTGTGAGTGCCGGGTTTGGGCAGACTTTGCTGCTTATCAGCGTGACAGCCAGTTTGAAGAATACAACTATATCTACCGTTTGGACGGCAATTGGTATGTAGAATACTACGGCTGCGAGGGCGGGTTTGTAGATCTAGAGAAGGCGTTTGGCATACAAGAAGCCCTTGACGCATAAGGGTTATTACTGTTAGGGGTTGACAACAGCCCCTATCTGTAATATAATACGAGAATGTTCAACAAATACACAGGAGCGAAAATGCGTATTACTTTCACCGAGGGCTGGTACAACATCAAGGGTCAACCCACTAATGTTGCCGGCTATTCATTCGAGTTGGTCGAAGACTACAAGGTCTCAAAGACGGGCGAAGGCTATGTCACTGTCGATGGTACCAGCGTAAGTCCCGCAGGCAGTATCCCGTTCCCAGATCGTTCAATCCGCATCCGTTGCCGTCAAGGAGACTATGCCGTGGAAGGTACTGTACAGGCCACTCGCCAGCCCCAGGCTGTCAGCATGTTGACTGCGCTCAAGAACAAGAGCACCAAGGGTGCCGAGGTCACAGACTTCACACAGATCAAGGTCGCTGACTCTGCTGTAGCACACGAGACCGATGAACAGATCATCGAGCGTACCCGTGTGCGTTTTGAGATCCTCAAGGACATGACCAAGGCTGTGAAAGCAGGCGATGTACGTGCCATGATCGTCACAGGCCCTCCTGGTGTGGGCAAGAGCTTTGGTGTTGAAGAAGTACTGTCTAAGGACGATCTGTTCAACACGCTAGGCGAACGCAAGCCCAAGTACGAGATCGTCAAGGGTGCTATGAGTGCCATTGGTCTGTACTCTAAGCTCTACAAGTTCTCAGACTCTAAGAGCATTCTTGTGTTTGACGACTGTGACAGCATTCTTTTGGACGACATCTCGCTTAATATTTTAAAAGCGGCCCTGGACAGTTCCAAGAAGCGTACTATCTCGTGGAACACTGACAGCCGTATCCTGCGAAGCGAGGGTATTCCAGATCGTTTCGAGTTCAAGGGTGGTGCTATCTTTATCACTAACTTGAAGTTTGAGAATGTGCGTTCTAAGAAACTGCAGGATCACCTTGCCGCTCTTGAAAGCCGTTGCCACTACATCGATCTGCGCATGGACACTGACCGCGAGAAGGTCTTGCGCATCAAGCAGATCGTCAAGGACGGTATGTTAGATGACTACGAGCTTGAGGACATCGCCAAGGACGAAGTGGTTAATTTCATCGAGACCAATCGTGCCAGCATGCGTGAACTCAGCCTACGTACCGTGCTCAAAGTAGCACAACTGCGCAAGGCGTTCCCCAGCAATTGGGAAGGTCATGCTCGCGTAACTGTTATGAAGGGGATGCATTAATGGTAGACATTCCAATCCGTGAGTGCCAGTGGATTGGTCCGGATCAGGACCCCCTAAGGGGTTCGATCCACTACTGCGGTTCAGCTGTGCTTCAGGGCAAGAGCTACTGCGGGGATCATTATTGGCAGGTGTATCAGCGAGGCACTGCACTGGCTGGTAAGAAGAAAGAGCGGGCCATCGACGCTGAAATCGCTGCCTTGGCTGCTGCACAGGAGAAAGACGATGAATAAACTCATGACTATCGTGGGCTTGGTGGCTGTGGTAGTGTTCTTTGTAGCCATTGGGCCATTGGCCTTTATCTGGGCCATTAACGAATTTGGACAGCATCTCTGGCCTAATCATGTGCTGCCCTATACCTTTTACACCTGGTTGGCTGCGGCTGTTATCATGGCTGTGCCCAGCGTAAAGGTTAGTAAAAAGTAATTTGGTAATATTGATCCTTGCAATATATTTTGGATTATAGTATATTATAAGGACGCTGAAAAACAAGTAATCAGCTATAACATTTAGAGGAAAAAACATGAAGCGATTCAATCCCGAAACCAAGACTTTCAAGGTCTTCCAAGCTCTTTACAATGGTGAAACTCTTACAGCCGCTCAGGCCAGCAAGCGTTTTGGTGTAAAGAATCTAGCCGCAGAAGCTAGCCGCATCCGTCAAGGTGGTTATGCTGTCTACGCAAACAGCCGCACAGCAGGCAACGGTGTCACAGTCACTGAGTACGAGTTGGGTCAACCCAGCCGTGAAATCGTAGCACTTGGTTACATGGCCAAGGCAGCTGGTTGGACCGTAGCCTAAGGTTCGCTCCTCAAAACCAAGCCGATTCGCTCCCGGGGCGGTTTTGACAGGGCCTTACTAGGCCCTGTTTTTTTGACCATATGTTGCAGAAAAGCCACACCCGCCGGCACTCCCCAAAACGGTTGACAACTGGGCCAAAAGATCGTATACTAGAGGTATAGTGAATAGCAAGGAGCGATAGATGCAATTTACAGCAGATCAAGTTTGGGGTGCCGCGGCAGCAGCTCAACGCATCAACGGTGAGTATCTCAAAGAGGACAAAGGCCGTTATATCGACGAAAGCTACGTGGTCGACAAGCGAGCCAACAAAGCCATGGTCAAGCAATGGCTCCGCGACAACGATTTCACCCAGATCACTGAAGCCGACTACGCTGCAGGACGCTCAGCCCGGGATCACTTCAAATCATACACGCTGTTGGCTCTCACAGGCAAGATGAATGATTTCCAGCAGACTGCCATGCGGATTGCAGCCAAAGAAGAGTTCACGGGTCGTGATATCTACGATTTCGCTGTGATCAGCTGTTTGCCCTCAGTGGCCTTGCGTGATGCTGCGCATGCTGAACTCAAGCGAGAGATCTTCAGTTCCCAACCGCTCCCGGGCGCTGTAGGTGATACCATCGTGGGTGATGTCACTGTGATCCGCACACGGTACAACGCAGAATATGGCAAGTACCGCATGGATGCACGTATGGGTGACAGCATCGTGGATTTCTGGCATACCAAGGAACTCCAGGGCACTGTGCGCATCAAGGGCAAGATCAAGCAACACCGTGGCAACGGCGCCACACAGCTCAACTACGTGAAAATCAGTGGTTGACAACTGCACCGAGAGGTGCTACAATAATGATACTGGGAAAGCAGTTTGTTTGTTCTAACTTTAGTGAGGTCTTAAATGGCAAAAGCACAAGATATTTCCGTTCGTCAATGTGGCCCTAAGAGCGCCAAAAAGGCGATCCGTAAGGCGATCAAAGTTCGCCGTCCTACATTCCTGTGGGGCCCTCCAGGTATCGGTAAGAGCGATATCGTCAAGCAGATCGGTCTTGAGATGGACCGTGAGGTCATTGACGTTCGTCTGGCTCTTTGGGAACCCACAGACATCAAGGGCATCCCCTATTACAATGCAGAGCAGGGCAAGATGGTCTGGGCTCCTCCTGCAGAACTGCCTACCAATGCAGACTCCACTGCATTGATCTTCTTGGACGAGCTTAACTCCGCTCCTCCTGCCGTGCAAGCCGCGGCCTATCAGTTGATCCTTAACCGCCGTGTAGGCACCTATGAACTGCCCAAGGGCGTGGACATCGTTGCCGCTGGTAACCGTGAAGGCGACCGTGGTGTTACCTACCGTATGCCTGCTCCGTTGGCAAACCGTTTCGTCCACTTGGAGATGAAGGTAGACTTCGATGACTTCCAAGAGTGGGCTGTTATGAACGACATCCACCCTGAGGTCGTTGGTTATGTGGGTTTTGCCAAGCAAGACCTCTATGACTTCGATCCTAAGAGCCCTAGCAAGTCATTTGCGACTCCTCGTTCTTGGGTGTTCGTCAGCGACCTGCTCAATGACGATGACACTGACAACGAGACCCTGCAGAACTTGATCGCAGGTGCTATCGGTGACGGTTTGGCTGTGAAGTTTATGGCTCACCGCAAGATCGCAGGCAAATTGCCTAAGGCTTCCGACATCCTCGAAGGCAAGGTCAAGGACTTGGCTATCAAAGAAGTCAGTGCCATGTATTCATTGACCGTTAGCCTCTGCTACGAGCTCAAGGATGCCGCTGAGAAAAAGGACAAGAAGTTTGACGACAAGGCTGACCTGTTCTTCCGCTACATGATGGATAACTTCCCGACTGAGCTGGTTGTCATGGGTGCCAAGACTGGACTCACCAACTACAACCTGCCCTTTGACGCTACCAAGATGCAGAGCTTCGACGAGTTCCACAAGCGTTTCGGCAAGTATGTGTTGACGGCTATGGAGAACAATTAAGACCTCACCGTAGCCTAGGGCTAGGGCTCCCCAGGGCTCTAGCCCACCCTTTTCCGCGCCATCTAGTCACTGGCGGAGGGTGCCGGGGGTGTTGTAGTATGGCAACACTGCCCGGTTTCTTTTTGGTTGACAACTAGGGCCCGAGGTGCTATAATAGATACATACAGTAAGGAGAGCGACTAATGGATCCAATCGTAGAAAAACTTATCACAGCCCGAGTAGGCCTACTGCTCAAGGCTCCTTTCTTTGGCAACATGGCAACCCGTATGCGTCTTATTAACGCAGACGAGTGGTGTCCTACTGCCGCAACCAATGGACGAGACTTTTACTACAATACCAAGTTCGTAGAGAAGCTCTCGCCTAAACAACTTGAATTCCTGTTTGGTCACGAGATCTGTCACTGCGTGTTTGATCACTTTGGCCGTGTTGGTAGTCGCGATCGTCAGCTCAGCAACATCGCACAGGACTTCGCTGTGAACCAGATCCTCGTAGACGAGCGTATCGGCGAGAAAATCACACAGGTCAAGATCTGCTATGATGCCAAGTACCGTGGCATGGCCTGGGAAGAGATCTACGACGATCTCTATGAGAAGGCAGAGAAGATCCCTATGGATCAACTGCTCAAGCAATTGGGCGATCTGCTTGACGAGCACATCAAAGAAGGTGACGGCCAAGGTGGTGAAGGCGACGACAAAGAAGGCAAAGGCAATCGTCCTGGCATGAGCAAGGAAGATGCTCAGCGTATCCGTGATGAGATCAAAGAGGCTATGATCCAGAGTGCCGCGGCCGCTGGTGCAGGTAAGACCCCCGCAGGCATCATGCGTATGATCAAGTCTATGACTGAGCCTAAGATTTCGTGGCGCGAGTTGGTTCGCCAAGAGATCCAAAGCATCGTCCGCAATGACTATTCCTTCCAGCGTGTGAATCGCAAGAGTATGCACTCAGGTGCTATCCTTCCGGGCATGAAGGAAGCCACTACCATCGACGTAGCGGTCTCTATGGACATGAGTGGTAGTATCGGTGAAGAAGATGCAACTATTTTCTTAGGCGAGATCAAGGGCATCATGGATCAGTTCGAGGACTTCAAGGTCAATCTGTGGTGCTTTGACACAGAGATCTATAACCACAAAGAGATCACACATGATAACAGTGAAGACCTGTTAGACTACGAACCTCAGGGCGGTGGTGGCACAGACTTCGAAGTCAACTGGCAGTTCATGCAGGAGAATGACATTCGTCCTAAGAAGTTTATCATGTTCACGGACGGCTACCCTTGTGGTGGTTGGGGTGAAGAGGACTACTGCGATACCATATTCGTTGTCAAAGGCAACGACAAGGCAGAAGCACCCTTTGGACAGACTGTGATCTACGAAAGAGAGACAGCTTGACAGGAGTGCCAGGGGATGTGGCTTTTTAGCTACAGGCCCCGCTGTTATACGTGTGCGTAGTTGACAAAATCCTAGATTGGTTGTATACTATAGGTATCGTAAATGTTCAAGGAGCAAGCATGGATTTGTTCAAAGAAGATCTAAAGATGTTGGGCTACGCTGTTGCTGTTTATGCAATAGCCGTAGGTTCTTATTGGGCGTTTGTTTAAGGAGTAGTCATGAAAATTCTAATGGCATTCATTGCAGGTATGTTTGTGGCCACTGTTGGAGTATCAGGCGTAGCATCCGCTATCGATAAGGCTGTGGGTAAGACCCAGGAAGTCATGAAGGAGACTGCACGATGAGTCTCAGCGATCTAGCCTATGACATCGAGCAGCTCTACATCGAGGGCTATGGCCCTAAGAGCATCGCCCTGCAACTGGACTGTCCTCTGGAACTGATCTATCAATGGTTAGACTCCAATGGAGTTGGTTCTGAGGAAGAATTCGATCCGCACAACACAGTAAACTCATGACACGTTATTACATAGTCTCTTGGGACTGTGAGGGGGTGGAGTTCTTTGAAGAGATCACGGAACACCACCCTGACAACTGGGCTAAGAACCATCTGTTTGATTCGATAAAACAAAGCAAGAAGGTAGAGAAGCCCATGGGCTTTAACCTTACAGCACTGAAACTTCGAGCACAGTATAACCAGCATCGTCACTACGAAATCTACGTGTTTACCAGCACGGAAGATATTGGTCCAGACGATATCCAGGCCTGGTTCAAGACTGAGCCACAGACATTTGCAGATTGGGTACGTGCCAACCACAGCTACAAGATCTGGAGTGATCGTAGGGACCCCTACAAGAAACCCTTGATAGTCTAGGGTCTTTGACATTTTGGTTGACATTTTGATTCTTCGGTGTTATACTGTAGGTACAGTGAACATAAGGAGCGTGAAATGAAACAACTAAACTATCGTGATGCAGATGACAACAAACGCGGGGCAGCCCTCAATGCCTACTACCGCAACAGAGAACTGGCCTGCACCTACACCCCCCAGCAGCAGTGCATGGCACAGCGAGCTCTGGACCTTTTGGATACAGCGTTCGCCTACGCTGAGAGCTACATCAACTACCGCAAGAAATTCATCGCTGTGAAACTTGAGGGTGCCATAAAGAGAGATCGCGCCATGGCTCGTGAGGCCGTGAGCATTCTTGAGAGCAAGGGCTATGCTGTTGTTTCTACGCCACAGGGCATCGTAGTTCGTATTCCTCGTTGATTTTGGTTGACAGGGTGCCATTTTGGTGCTATACTTGAGTCATAGTTAGATAACAGGAGCGAAGATGTATATTAAACTAGAAACTGAAACAGAGCAAGAGCGTGTTGTCCGGGCCCTTAAGGGTTTTCCGTTTGTGCGTGGAGTTCACGGTTGCTTGTATGATCGTGGCAGTGCCGATTCCTACTACGGTCGTCGTCCACAGCCGCACTATGGCGGTGTTGGTAGCGACTCCGGACCCCGCGTTGAAGTCTCCGATAAAGAGTCAGTGGCTGAATACATGGCTGGCTACGATTGGAACGAACGATTTGGTGATCGTAAGGACTACCGTTAATGGAAGCACTGCGTGAAACCACTGGGGGTGCCTTCCATCCCCATGTTTACCTACTAGATGGCACCACGCTGATTGCCTACCAACGGCATGATACCAAAGAGATCAAGTATTTCAAGAACGGAATCAAAGGATTCGACAAGCGGGGACGCAAGTTCGAAACAGTCAAGCCCAATCCATTCAAGGCCCCTGAGAATGCAGCCAAGAATGCGACCGTGGAGATCAAGGGATCCAAAGGCAACTCCTACTTTGTTAATCTAGAGGACAAGACCTGCACCTGTCCGGGATTCACCTTCCGTGGCAACTGCAAACACGTGGCAGAAATCGGTTGACAGATTGGATAGGGTGTGTTATAATATACACATACTTAGGAGAGCGACAATGGGATTTTTCAGCAATTTGGAAATAGAAGTGCAGGAAATGGCCCACGACATGGGTGACGATTTTGGGCAGGACGCACAGACCGTGCTGACTATCGCCCGCGTCCTAGAGTTGAAGCCAGAAGAAGTCCAGCGTATCCTTAGCGAGGATTGTGATGAGGACCCCGCAGAATACGCTGAGAATGCAGCCGATGAGGATGCGATCTACTACGGGGGTGCCTAATGATCACAGCAGACACGCTCAAGACCTTAACCACATTCACTAGGCAGGGCCTGGCCCGTGCTCTAGCAGTCAGTGGTTACACAGGTGCTAGTTTTGAATCCGCAGAGTTTGTAGGTATCACCAATGGCGGTCAGTTCTGCTATAAGGTAACCTACTTCGACGAAGCTGGCACAGGCCAAGTGGAAACGGGCAAGGTATTCCTTACCTATGATAACGGTCGTGTCACGGCGGATTACTGATGGCTAGATTCAAGTTCACCCTAGCTCGTGCCGCTGTTATCGATGAATACTACGAGATCGAAGCGGACTCGGAAGAGGAAGCACTGAGCCTAGCCTATGATGGCAACTATGGAGATCCAGTCCGCACAGAGTTCGTGGATTGGAGAGATGACGAATTCTCTGCTGTAGACTGTGAAGAAATTGAACCCCTATACCGTATGGTGAAAGACTATGACCCCCCAAGAACATGAATACATTCGCAGAGCCGTAGAGGCCCTGGAGTCCGGTGAATACAGCCCCATGGCACAGCACAAGATCCTGCGGACGGTGGAACAGATCTGTGGCAGAAATGCCACACTCATGGAACAGACCCTCGTGGACAGCGTAGACTCCTTATTGGATCGCAGATACAAAGATTTCCAGAACCAAAAACTGGTTGACATTTTGAGCCGTTGACTGTATAATACTAACTTGACTTAGGAGAGCGACTATGCCGAATTGGTGCAACAATAACGTCACACTAGAACACGATGACCCAGCGATGATCAAGCGGGCCTACGATGCACTTGAGCGGGGAGAGTTCCTGCAAGAGTTCATTCCTGTGCCCAAAGAACTCACAGAAACTATGAGTGGTTCCTACGGTGACGACGAGAAACAGCAGGCTCTGGAAGCACAGACTCGACGCAATGTAGAGAAGTATGGCTACGGCAACTGGTATGATTTCTGCACCAATGAGTGGGGCACCAAATGGGATGTAGGCGAATCGGGCAATCAGGATATCCATCCAGATGGTCGGATCTTACACACCTGCTTCGACTCAGCATGGGCTCCACCCGTGAATGCTTACCAGAAGCTCGAGCAACTGGGTTTCCGTGTCAATGCCCTGTTCTATGAAGGTGGTATGGCATTTGCTGGCGAATACTCTGAAGGCTCCTGCGATGATTTCAGTCTAGAAGGCATGGGTGCCGACGAGATCGAGCAGAACTATCCGGAGTTGGACGAAGCATTTGGTATCTCGGAGAGCATCCGTGAATGGGAGCGTGAGAACGAAGAAGAGCTCACAGAATGGATCAAGGATGGTGCTGAACAGCGCCGTAGTTTGATAGGATGAGAACATTTGCCTACACATTTACCGTGATCTGCTCTGGCCCAGGCCAAGCAGATCTGGATCGGGTCGAATCAATGATTGATTTGGCCATGCAGGATCTGGTCTATGATGACGAGTTTATCGCCGCCCTAGACGAGAAGGAAAGCGTGACTATCCAAGTGATTCCACAAATTGGGCAACCGATCGGTTGACATACTTGGATAGTTGTGCTATAGTAAACTATGCCAATAAAAGGATTGGCAGATTCATACACACACTTTTGGAGATTTGAAAATGGCTACTGATAAGAAATTTGCTGTTGCAGGCGTTTCAACCCTTGAAGGCAAGACCAAGCTACGTTTTGCCAATGATGTGATGCGCATCAAGATCCTCGCTAAGAACGGTCATACTGATGTGGATCTCGTAGAGCTGCCCAACGAGATGACCAAGGCTGAAGCTGTACAGCATCTCAAGTCCGTGGGCTTTGGCTCGGGCAATGCCGCTATCCAAGCTGCCATCGCCTACTGCGAGAAAAAGAATCCTGCACCCAAAGCAGGTGTCAAGGTCACTGTCGCGAAGACAGCGGCTGTTACTGCCTAAACCGATTCGCTCCCGGCGGCGGTAACTTGGACCCACTGTATGCACGTACAGTGGGTTTTTTTATCACCGCCCCGCTGCTAGTAGGTTGACTTTGACCAATACTTTGTATATAATAAGATATATAATATAGACCCAAGAGGATCCAGATAGATAAATGAGCAAACTTGAGTTCTTGTGCAGGCCCCTAGTGGCCTTCGACCCCTACAACAAAGATCATAGACGTTGGTATGCAGAATTCGTAGAGTACGGTGGATGGGGTCGTTGCCCTGTGCGCTTTATCGTACCCGAGGACACGGGCATGGATCTACCTTCTATGATCAAGAACAGCCTCATCCAATACTACATCGATCGAGAGTTCGGCGGCACCAAGCTAGCCGAAGCTCGAAGTGAAAGCATGAACCGGGCCGCAGATGAAATGTACCGCAGAGCGGGACTACTGCGCAAGGAAAGCCAGGCTCTGCTCAAACCCCGGAGAACCTAATGATTGATTTCCTCATAGGCATCAGCCTAGGCACAATAGTAGGTTGGAAGCTCTGTGAGCTGTTCATGCTGTCAGCATTCACGCAGCTGATGCGACGATTGGGAATCAAGGATCAGCAACTGAGAGATCTACACCCCGACGTATTCCCAGAGCCTGCAGCAGAACCTCCCGTGGAAGCTCCTAGGATCCAGATCCAATTGGAGTGCCACGAGGATACCTTCTATGCCTATCGCTCTGACACCCAGCAGTTCCTAGGTCAGGGGCGCAACCAAGATGAGCTGTTCAAGAGCATACAGCAGAGATTCCCCACAGAATCTTTCGTGATCCGCAGCCCGGACTCAGAACTGTTGCAGAAAAGCCACACATAATTTGGTTGACATTTTGGTTCAGTGATGCTATTATATACACACTAACTAAACAACTTAGGAGCGAACTATGTTGAAACTCATCGGTGCACTGACTGTGATTTACCTGGGCTGGATCACTGGCGTCATCCAAGCCGGTCTATTGATCACTGCCGCGGTGTTGGCCAACGTGGCTGCTCTATGAGAGACATCAACGACATCATCCAATGGGTGGGCACGGCGTTCATCCTAGTCATGTACCTGCTGATGAACTACTTCCCGCAGCTACATCCGTGGAATATTCTTATGGGACTGCTAGGTGGCACAGCCTATTTCATCTGGACTGTTAGGGTCAAGAACTATCCGCAGATGGTGATTAATGCTGTGGCCATAACCCTATGCCTTGGCGGGCTACTGAAACATTTTGGTTGACACAGCAGCCAATTCACAGTATACTACACACACTTAGACAACAAGGAGCCCAAATGACTATCACAGCAACCCCCGAGCAGATCCCTGCAATCGTCCAAGAAGCACAGCAAGCGGCCTACGCTGCTGCACAGAAATACTTCCAGGAAGTCCTGGGAGGTCAAGATCGTTTCGCCTGTGGTTTCGCCTGGGTAAACATCTACGGTGTCAAAGGCAACACCAAGATCGGTCGCGCACTGAAAGAGTGCGACATCCGTCCGTCCTACAGCGGCGGTCTGCAGATGTGGAATCCCAGCAAGTTCGGTTGCCAGAACGTGGACACCCTGGAAGCAGGTGCAGAGGCAGCGGCAGAGGTGTTCAAGCGGTATGGTTTCCAAGCCTACGCAGGATCGAGGTTGGACTGATGGGGTGGGTAGTCTACGATCAAAAGTCCGGGCACATGCAGAAGTATTACCGACTGCAGAGCACGGCCCGACGCATAGTCACCCAGCACAACACAGAGCGTGACTATGACTTCTACACCTATCGTCCTCAGAGTCTCTGGGCCTGCTGCTCCTACCGGGACTACGAAGGGATCTTGATGGGACTCAGAGGGGATGCGTTCAAGATGTGGCAGTTCTGCAACAGCGACGTCCACACCCGCGGGCAACTGCTAGATCAAGCCACACGAGAGATCCAGGAATCTTTGGATAGGAAGATCAAGAAGATTGGTTGACAGATTGGGCCTGCGGTGCTATACTATAGGTATAGTGAATAGTAAGGAGCGAAAGATGGAAAAAGGCGTTTGCCCAGTTTGCAACGGTAGCGGTCGTGTGCCGGCCGGTGATAACAAATATAAGCACGTGATCGCAGGCTATGATGCAGCCACAGATACTTTTGGTTGCACCAACTGTGGCGGCCAGTATATGTTCGGTCGCCCTACAGGTCAAGTCCGACTCGACAAGGAAGGACAGCCCTGTAAACACAAGTATACATCGCAGACTGTGGGGCGTTGCCTTACAGAATACACCTGCTCGGAGTGTGGGGATCGCTATCAGATTGACAGCGGTGATTGATTCAGCTATAATTAACACATATTAACACAACAGGGAGCGACCCAAATGGCCAAAGTAAACTACGACGAATTCGCAAGTTTTGATCTCAACGAATGCTGTGACCACTTCGACTGCGAGGACCAGCGCCAGTGGAAGAAGATTGGCAAGTTCATCGTTGCAGACGGTCAAGAGTATCTGAACGCAATGGTAGAGGGTTTTGACTATGACGCAGAAGATGTAGGTGACGGCGAGTATGAGGCGTTCGACGCAGGTGTTAAGTATGCGCTTACTAACATCAATCGTGCCCTGGAAGCTGCGGGCATAGACCTAGAGATCAAGGAAATAGACCTAGTAGAGAGCATGGGCTTTATGTTAGTACGCACTGACGATGAGCCCGAGGACTTCGTCAAACGAGTGCTGAAGAAGCCTGTCTTGATGGTAGACAGCTGGGTCTAAATTGGTTGACAGACCCAGCATTTGGCTGTATAATCAACACATACACTAACAAACAAGGAGCACTAAATGGTCACAGAAAAGCAGGGCATGTTCGTCGTCATAGTAGGTATGATCATCACAGCATTCGCAGTAGGCGGTGTAGAGAACTCAATCACTGACTCAGAGCTCCTACAGTCAGTGCTGGTAGCAGTCACTGGACTTGGCTGCATGGCGTGTGGCACACTGATGATCAAGCGAGCAGGTGACGGCAATGACTATTGAACTACGGGGACTGACCCGTCAGCAGTATCAGATCGCTGACATGATCTGGAGCTGCGAATCGCAAGAGGCAGTGGATCGTCTTATTGGCAACTTGCCCCCAGCATACAAGCAGGATGCTGTGACCATACATCAGCTGATGATCGCAGCAGTCATGGATCAACACACAGAGATAACAGAAGATGTCACGGCTATTATTCGGCGTTGCTGTAGTTAGCTGTCTAGCTCTACAGGCGTGCGCTATACGAGATTATCGTGACGCACCCTGGGATCCCAGGCCCAGCCAAGGTCAGCTGCATGATCAGATACCTGCCTGGGATGATCGAGCCCTCAGACACTGTGGTGGCCACCTTAGACCTGAGCAGAGGCAGCCAGGTCAGACCCTTCGGTGTTGAGGTGGTGGCCGGTTATGCATGCATGTGTTGTATTTTAGCAACAGTGTGGTAGCAAATCACCACCCTGAAAACTTTTTCGGGATCTGTTTTTTTTGCGCGGCCAATTTTTTTGGGCTGTACTCCCATTTCGGGCTAGACTCTGCTGTCTACACTGATCTTATTCTGGTCAACAAAAAAGGGCTTAAAGCCCCATGTAATTCTTGTCCATACACGCTCGTGTATGTAATATGCCACTGTCATCCATATATTAATCACTATAGCACCAGTTAGGCCTGTGAACCATGCTGTTACCAGTGTTGCCACTATGCGCCAAGATATGCTCTTTGCTATAGTTCTCCAATGTGTTTCTGTCACGGTGTGTTCTCCTAGAAATTTCACTCTCTAGGTAGTATTTAGCATATATATTGCTGTGCCGCAATACTGTGTATATACCCAAGATCCCCAGTTCTATCATGTACTCCGGTGGTTAGAGTCACGAGGCATTGACATCGACCCTCATCTCAATCGCACACGTTTTACCATCACAGATCCCCAGCTATTAACAGAGTTCCTGTTAACCTGGGCTGATCATTGCCCCTGTGTAGATCCCAGTCTAGATCTCGCCACGGGACTACCGCTGGATCCTGATCTCGGCGGCGATTCTCTACTCTGATATCCCAGTCTAGATCTCTTTTGACCGCGTTTGCTGCGCTACGCTTCGCGCTCAAAAATTTTTTGCGCGGCTGCGCCGATAAATATCTAATGCCGCAAGATCGTTATCAAACTACCAAATTTAGCCGCGTAGCTCAGTGGTAGAGCAAACGCTTGATAAGCGTTAGGCCGGTGGATCGTTCCCACTCGCGGCTACCAATTTTATTGACTAATTAATTAGTATGTATAAAATAAATGCTATAACTGAAAAATATAAAGATCTGCCCTATATGAGACACGAGCAGGCCCTGTATCTACGAGATTTAATACATCAGAACAAATTTAAAAATCTTTGTGAACTAGGACATTTTCATGGAAAAAGTTCTGTTTATCTAGGTGCTATCCTCGAGGAGCAAGGTGTTGGAAAACTAACAACATTTGACCTACTTTCAAATAAACTTGTTCCTAACATTAATGATCTAATGCAAGAATTTTCATTAGAAAATTATATTAACCCAATAGTTAGTAGAGAAGGCTATTCGTGGGATTTAGCAAACTTAATTAAAGCAGATGCTGAGAAGTTTGATTTCTGTTATATAGATGGCGGGCATACGTTCGAGTCTACACTAATAGCATTTGTGTTATCTAACATAATGATAAAAAGTGGTGGTATAATAGTCTTTGATGATTTAACTTGGACAATAACAAAAAGTATTGTTAGTTTAGGTCCTGCAATATTAGATGTCCCTAGATATAGAAATAGTAGTATTATTCAAAGAAATACACCACAAGTAAAAATGGTATGCGATTTAGTTGTTTCACAATATGACTATACATTGGTAGAAGTCATTGATAAATTTGATTGGATCGTATTTAGAAAAAATTAAATTATATTTGTTGGGGGATAGTTAAATGGTATAACCACGGATTTAGATTAAATATCTCATGCTCCTAGTCTACCTTGAAGACTTCAACACCTGCCAGCGAGATCTCATCATGTCATGGCAACCTTTGGTGCATGCATGGCCACGCAGTCTCAATCATCTGCATCTGGCCACAGATTGGTGGCTGCTGTTCACACAGCCCAAACTAGCAGATCTTTGGATACTGCGCTGGCCCGAACAAACTCGTGTTATAATGACCTTATTTGATTAATTCTGAAAAAATTTTCTAAAAGATAAATAATTCTGTGATAGGAACGAATTTTTTCTAAAATCAGGAATTTTTTATCACCCAAGCAATTTTTTCAAGGAGAACACACAATGTCACAAGCACGCCAAGTGGTCGAGCAGATCCGCAGAGATAACCAAGCTCTGTTTGCTGCCAGCCAACACAACGTCCGAGCTTACTTCGATTCTAAGCCAGCTCAACAAGAACTAGTCACACACTTTATTGGTCGTATGGTCAATGAGCGCATGAACATGGTTGAAATCAGCCAGACCATCGCACAGTTGCCCTCTGACACACCTGTAGAAGAACTACAGCTATTAACCAAGCAGGCTCACGATGAAGCCAATCATTTCCGTATGGTCAAGGAAGTCATCGAGCACATCACTGGTCAAGATCTAGACGTTGATGCAGCTATCCGCGCTGAAGCAGCTCGTCCCACTGCCAAGGGTGCGGGTCTATTGGCTCAGTACGGTGCAGACACAGATGCCATCGCACTGGCTGCCTATCAGTTGGTAGCAGAAGGTCGTGCAGAAGCAGTCTGGGATGAAATGGCTCGCTGCGTTGATGATGAGTTCATCAGCACAACCTATGCCAAGATCGCTCGTGATGAAGGCTTCCATGCCAACATCGGCGCTCGCAAGCTAGAGCAGTTGATCAAGACCCAGGAAGATGCAGATCGTGCGCAGGCCTTGGCTGCACGTATGCGTCGTGATCTCTACGACATCAGCTGCCGTAACACAGTGGCTTCAGAAAGCGGCCGTGCATTGGTCGCAGACGCCTACGGTTGGTAATCCCAACCCCCACAGAGAGCGAGTGCTAATCCCACTCGCTTTTTTTTCCTACGAGACCAGCTATGATCAATATACAAGGACGACAGAAATTTCTAGATCGATGGCCATTGACCATCACACACGTACCCACTCAGTCTACACAGACCTTTGCTGCCACTGAAGGCACATACTATGTCATGCTGAATCACAGCAGCTACACCAGCAGCACAGCCCAATTCACCACTGTGGCAGCGGCCCTGGCTGTGAACCATGAGTTTACCATCAACACAGACGCAGGCACGGCCTGTGTGATAGAGTATCCAGGACTGCACTGTCTTGAAAGCCGCTACTATGTGCAGGACACCTTGGATCAGGGCAATCTTTCATACATGGACGGAGGCACCAATACCACGGCCATCAACCCTGGAAGATTGGGCGACCCTGTGATTAACTACGTACATTTTCCCCCACACATGTACCAGACCCTGCACACACATCCCAGCCATAGGGTAGGCATGGTCCTGCGAGGCCAGGGACGTGTTGAGCTGGACAACAATGAGTTCTATGCTGTGCGTGAAGGAGAAATTTTCTACATGCGCAGAAACGAGCTACATAACTTTATCACAGATGATTCAGCTGTGATCCTGTTTGTGTTCGCTCCAGATTCTGGTACGGGGCCCACAGACGACATCAACCCATTGAAAGTAAGAACCTATGTTGGACAACAGAGATACACAAGATAAACGACTGCTGATAGTAACGGGACCGCAGGGCTCGGGCAATCACCTGTTTTCAAGGCTGTTGAGCCTGAGCCCCGAGGTACAGGGCTGGGATGCTCTGCTGGAAGAATATTGGGTGCCCAGCGATCAAGAACCCTTTGCAGAATACTGGCTGCGTCCCGAACTGTTGACCCCCGAGACCTTTGAGGGCAGCCAGTACCATCTGGCCAATGTCAGCTGTCCATTTTTCTTCGACGGTGTGAGATACGTGCCTAAAATCCTAGAAGTAGCAGAGCGGGCCCAGAGCCTGGGAGTAAGAGTATCTGTGGCCATGATCGTTAGGGATCAAAATATCAATCGTGTGCAACAGCAGCGTGTGCGGGGTGAACATACCACCCCCATAGCACAGGACTACTATTACAATACCCTGATCCCTTCGGGCCTAGACTATCATTTCTTGGATCACGAAGCATTCTTCCTGCATCGTGAACACTATCTACGCTGGGTCAGCCGCATACTAGACTTTCCCATAGCCTGGGACGATCCTAGGATCTTCCGTTTCATAGACAAGGATGCCAATCACAAGTATGTGCAGAGCATAGATCACTACTGGCTAGATGACATCACCTTGGCAGGCTGCGCTCCCACGAGAAGCCAGAGATTGGGCTCCCACAGATGAGAGATCATGTGTGGTGGATCAAATGGATCAGTGCTCTAATCATAACCGTGGCCATGGTATTCCATGTCATGGGCTGGACGCCCTGGAATAGCCTGCTGCAACTGGCAGGTGCTTCGGGGTGGGTCTATGTGGGCTATCGTTGGCGGGAACGTGCTCTGATCATGAACTTCCTGCCACAGTTCTTTATCATCATACCTGGTCTGATCTATTGGTTTGGATTTCGGCTGTGAATTCTCGATATTCCCAGTCAGTGACCAAGACTCGCTTGCGGACCTGCACAGGCGTGCCCCAGTGCGTGGTCAATCCGTCAAACAAGATGAATCTGCCAGGCGTGCTGCTGAATTTTAGTTCACGCTGGCCTATCTGTAGTATGGTCTCTGAACTGTCCTGATCAAAATACAACACACTGGTTATCAGGGCCGAGCCGTGCTGATGCGGATCCTGATAACCTCCCGGTGCATAGTCAATGCACCAAGACTTCCAAACTGCGGTTATGGTCCTAGCGATGCCCGCTTGGTTCAGCAGCCGTTGTGCTAGACGATCCAAGCGAGAAAGGCCGTAGATCGGTGCGGGTTCCCACTGTAGCCCACCATGCGTTTTGGTTAGATCAGCATAGTTCCTAGTGGGGTTTCTGAACATGATGCGCCATTGCGGATCTAGGTCTATATGGCCATGGATGCACCATTGATCCTCGTGCCTAATCATTTCTATATTCATGTAGTCCTCGTCCCCAACCTGATTGAGGCATGGTATTAGCAGCCAGACTCCATCTGTGACCCGGTTGGCCCATCTCGGGTACGCTGTGCAGCAACCATGCGGGCCAAACCAACAGATCCCCATTGGTCACTGACAGTTCCACGGTGTTCTTGGCATAGGGACTGCGCTGTTGGCGTTGAGGATCTAGGTCAAACATCATGCTCCATACTCCCCAAGCTCTGCTGTCTGGTTTATGGAATCTTATGCGATCTCGACCCTGAGGTAGATCAATATACCAACAACAGGCCAATACTGCATTGCTGTGCATGTGTTCATGTGTATAGTCTGTGCCTTGGCTATGGTTCAGCCAACTGGTCTGTAGGCTCTGTGGTTCGCTCAGAGCCAATACATTGGCTGCATAGTCGTTGAGACACAGCAGAAAATCCTTGGCCAAATCAGGAAAAAGATCCAGTATGTGGGTATTCACAGAATAACTGTGACTGCCAGTGTGTTCCATGACCTGCTGCTGTAGTTGATCCCGCCATTGGTCTGGGTCTATGCTGTAGCGCACCACCGCGGTAGGAAACAAATCTAAAATCTGTGCTTGCATGAATTTACTTAGCTAAGTAAAAGACAAGGAGATACTATGACTGATTTTATGCCCATGCCCGTTCCGGGAGAACCTAGAAAACACAGCGATCTAAAAATTATTCCAAAACTACATCAGGTCGACGATCTGTTAACAGAGGAAGTCTCGGACTTTTATCGCCATGTTGTGACTGATCCCTGCATCAATTATGGATATTTCGGACCGGAACGCTGCAAGGACATCAGACTCTATGACTGGAATCAATTCACCCATTTGGTATATGACAACGACTTTGAACAGAGCGAACTCTATAATTTTCTAGTAGTACCTTTATTAACTGCCTTGGATCGCACAGACAGGCGCTTGGGTGTGCTGTTCAAGATCCGCATAGTCAACAGCCTGCCCACAGAATCGGATCACAGCAGACCTCATATCGATCTAGTTGGCCCGCATCAGACTGGATTGTATTTTCCAGAAACCAGCGATACCCCAACCACAGTATATCAACAGAGATCGTGGCTACAAGAATGGGAAATACCCGAAACATTTGACACTGCATTCGAACTAGCGGCTCAGGCTAATACCTGGTACGATTTCGACGGTACGCATTGGAGAACCACGGGCAGACCCAAAACAGCATCTCAGAGATTCTGTGTGATCTATAACTTTATAGCCGAGCCAAAAAACAAAACTGAATAAATACGTAACAGGAGCAGGCTATGCAAGCATATAAAGTTATGGCACGTAATCTCACTACTCATGTACGTGTACAGCGTCAAGATCTCAGCAGACATATCACTGATCAGTCAGAGGCTTGGCGATTGGCACAGGCGTTTGCGGCCCAGATGCAGCAGCGCGGTACAGATCAATGGTCAGCTGAGGTCAGTACCTATACCGTAAGTCAATAATCTAAACTTCACTGATCCATGACAGATATATACAGTCATGGACTCTCGCACTACCACAAGACTATGGGTATTCGCAGACAGCTTTGGCATCTGCGATCCCTCTAAAGATTCCGCTCGAAGCTGGACTAGACAGACCGCTCACCGTTTGAGTAAGAGCATAGGCCATCCCATTGAATTGTTCAACTATAGTCTCATAGGCTGTTCACAGGATTGGACCTTGAACAGTTATATGAGTTTTGTGGATCAGATCATGCCGCAAGACTATGTGATCATAGTTTTGACCAGTGCCGCTAGGTATTGGTATTTTGAAGATCAACCTACCCTGACTAATTGGAATATCATAGATCTAGATCGGCAGGTGGGCAAAGATCGTGCTCGCGCAGCAGAATTGTATCTCAAACATATCCAACGCCCTGCCCTAGATCACCTACAGACTGTGAGTAGACTAGCTTTGATAGCCTATCAAACTAGGATAAAAAATCTAAGAGCACCTTTGATGATCCGTGCTTTTGATGATTCTGTACACCCCTGTACACAATGGCCTGATCTCGATTGGGCGCAGGGATCATTGGTAGAAATACAGTGGGGTGAATATCGTGACAAAGATTGGGTATTTGAGCAGTACGAAGCTAACGGTTCAGGATATTTCAAAGGCTATGACTGTAGATACAATCATATGTGTCTCAGCAATCACGACATACTCAGCAGCAGATTAGTAGATTATTTTGTTAATAAAGTACCTGTAGATCTTAGCCAAGGATACTCCACGGATCTCATTCATACTAAATGGTTTGACGACATTGATTTTATCAAAGCCGAATTAAATCCTGTGGCGGTAAAATTCTATTTTGAAAATATACACAACCAAGGCACTATACTGCCTTGGAAGCGTAGAGTTGGCATAGATCTATTTACTGATAAAGATAATTAACAGTATCCGGATTTTCTCTAAAGGTCGTAGCACCATTTTTGTGATGGAACTTACGAGCCATTTCGGTCTTGGGACTTAGAGTGACATAGGTATTAACTTCTGGTCGATTACTCTTGATCCAAGATTGGGCTTCACCGATCAAATCGCGACCAGCACCAGCAGCATAACTCCAAATAGTATAGAACACAGCAGTATTTGAATTCACAGCCAATGTGGTAAGGTCTTCGACATTTTGGGGAATGTCTGCTAGAAATTTTACACAGGTCACAGCCAGAGGTTGACCTTCTTCATTTTTCAAAACAAAGATTTTTCCGTGTTCGTCCACCCTGAAATCCACTGGAATTTCTGGACGGACAGGATCGTCTTTGATTAGCGATAAAAGTGTATCTTGTAGATTATCGATGATGTGCAACATTTTTTTGAACCTTATTATATGCGTATTTATTATTTTGCCTTAAAAAATCCGTTTTTAGAATAATTAAAGACTTGACATAGTAAATATTTTACACTATAATATAAAAACAATCAACTTCAAGGAGTTCAAAATGTTTGATACAACCTACGGTATGACCTATCGTTCAGCCGAAGAAATTAATTCAGCCATGGGCCGTGTCTACGGTCATATGGGACTTGCTGTGCTGATCAGCATGTTGGTCAGTTTCTTCGTAGGCACCAATGCTGAACTTATGGCATTCTTTTTCACAGGTATAATGAAATGGATAGTGATCTTTGCACCACTGGCTGCAATTTTTGGTGTGACCTATGTACTATCTAACCAACCTTCAAAATCCACGGCACAGTTATGTCTACATGGTTTTGCCGCACTAATGGGGCTGAGCTTTGCTACAATCTTTGTGATTTACAATATGGGTTCTATCGTATCGGCTTTTATGGGCGGTGCGATTCTATTTGGTGTGATGAGCGGCTATGGCTACTTTACCAAAAAGGATCTCAGCGGTTTAGGTAGTTTACTATTTGTTGGCTTGATTGCTATTATCATTGCCAGTATCGTTAATATCTTCATCGGTTCTACAGTGATGCAGATGGTGATTTCAGCAATCGCTATTCTAATATTCCTAGGACTTACTGCCTATGACACACAACAGATTAGAGAGATGGTTTCTACTGAAACTTCTGACAGTGTTGAGATTATGGGTGCGTTGACACTGTATATGGACTTTATCAATCTATTCCTAAATCTTCTACAGTTATTTGGCGAAAAGAAAGATTAATCTAAAACGTTAGATTGTTCTAAAGAGAGCTCGGAATCTTCCAGCTCTCTTATTTTTTCTGTGATTTGATCTATGAGTCCTAGATTGCGCAAGATTTTAAACACTAGATTTTCTACCGACCATTCTCCCGCTCTTTCTAGACCTGCCCGACGCATCTGAGTTATTTTATCTTTGACTGTACGAAGTTTGTCTAGATCTCTACTGAGCATGGCATGTTCAATTTGAGCCAGCAACGCATCTTTTTTTGCTTCTATGCTGGCATCGTCTATTTGAGGCTTTACTTTTTTAGGTTCTACTAACCAACCGTTTTTAGTAAGAGAATAAACGCCTGTAGAATGGTGTGGTTCATCCTCGCCCTGTACATAACATTCTACCGGAAGTCCTTTGATGGAGATGTCGTGCTGTTCACTCCAAAGAGCTTTTTTAGCATTGAAAAGTTCTCTTTGTTCGTCGGTGGGCGTACCGGGAATAATAAGATGTAGGTCCAGATCACTGTATTCTGTCCATGTAAAATTAGCATTAGAGCCGGTTATTGTATAATCTTCAACTTCTAGCTCTATACCAACGAATTCTTCGAATGCACGAGCTATTTCTATGAGCTTGGATTTGACTTCCGGCTTGAGGTCATCGTCGTTCCATATTTTAGGATTAAGGCGACGATTTATTGTAATGATGTCGGATCGTTCTTTAAGTTCTCTTAAACGCATCCATTATTTAGCCCATAACAATCCGTAGAGCGTGGCTAATTTATCTGAGTAGATTTCTGCTACTACATAGGTATAGCTATCACTAGGACGAGTTTCCAACACCATTTGGCACTCCAGAGGGTCTTGATTTTTAATCCACGTGATGTGTTCTACTCCAACTTGTCGATGAATACAAGGCCAATCTATATAGATATTGCCCGAACCGTCGCCCTCTCCAGGGAAGAATTTAGCTACTTCAAAACGGTGCGTCTTCATCGTCTCCGCCCATGTTGCTAAGAATCTCACGTAATTTGGTACTTTCTACATGGGCTCTTACCTTTGGAGCAGGACTACCGTCTGATGGTTCCTCACGCTGTACCTCTGTTTTACGTTTGATTTGGTCAATAATACTAGACCCGCCTCGGCCAGCACCATTATGACTTTCTTGTTCGTCTTCAGGGAGATCTGAAATTTTCAAGGTTTCTAGATTAAATTCTAGATCAACTTTTTGTCCAACTCCGCTGCTTGAACGAGTCTTCATTAGCTGTATCTGATATCTGCCACGTTCACGCATAGCACGACTAGTGAAGATACCAAACACGTTATCAGCAGTTTGAATCTTAGATAAACCACCCGAAATATGGCTATGGTCGAATTCTACTTCTTCAACTGCACCACGATTTAACTGTGATGCAGTTACTAATATACATTGACGTTCTACAGCTAAATTTCTTAACTCTTCAGATACATATTTGTCTTTAATGAATAAGTCTGCTGGACTAATTTTTCTACTGATAGGCATTAATAGATCTAGGTAATCGACTAATAGAACATCTACCTTTCTTCCTGTTTTGATTTCAAATTCTTTTAGATAGGCTCGAAGATCATTACAGGTCTTGCCAGACGGCATATATTTGACTTGAAAGGCTCCGGATTTTTTACCGATTATCTTGACCTTCATTTCTAGGTCATCTAATTCTTTAAAAATTTCTTTAGTTGATATACCCGTAGTCATTGCGTCTACACGCATACATACTAGATCTTCTGAAAGTTCTAAGGTTAGATAGACAACATTGAGCCCCTGCAATGCCCAGTTAACACCCAAGTTGGCAAGGAACAACGATTTACCTGCACCACTACCACCAGCAAAAATATTAAGCTCGCCACGGTTCATTCCTCCAAATAATCTGCGATCAAGACTAGGCCAACCTGTGCTGATCTGACCATTTTTGTCTTTGATGCGCATTAATCTTGCTCTAGGATCTGCGAAATAATCTGTGCCCATGTCTTTGGCGAGACCAATTTGAACAGCTTCTTTAATCATGGTCTCTACTTGACCGTAATCATGTTTTTCTAATAGGTCTGCAGAATTAATAATGGCACGTTCTAGAGCCTTGTGTCTAGTAAACGATTCGAACTCGTCCATGAGCCAATCCATGTGTCCATGTTTGACATCTTCGGGTTTTTTCAAACTGACCGCGCAGGTAGAATTGACCATTTCATAATCAGGCAACACAGAATATTTCTTTGAATACTCATTGACAAATTCTGCTGCATCTTGTAGTTTTCGATCAAACAATGTGTGATCAAAAATACCTTGGCAGCGAACAAACACTTCTGCATCTGCCAACATTAATTCTAAATAAAGTTTTTGAACTTCAAAACCGTAATCTTTTATCATCTTATTATTTTACTTGATTTGTATGTGTTTTGCAAGATCACCTTGATACTTGTATCTTGCTTTCTTAAAATACAGTGCGGCACCCATAGAACTTGCAGCATCACCCGGAATAGGTAAACTCCAGATATGATCAAACTCGCCAGGCAGTATTTCGTTGAATTTAGAATTCATAGCACAGCCGCCCATGTATACTAGATTCCGATCATTTGATAATCTTTTCGCTATTTGCACGACTTCGTAGGCCTGTAGTTGAAACACTGCCTGTACTGCGGCAGCTATGTCATATCTGTCTTGATCTGTTTGTATAGGATAAGGCCAGTTCCTTACACCTTTGTGTAGATTATATTTTAGATGCCAGCCTTTTTTCCAGTATGCGTAAATATCGCTGCCGAATCTATTAGGATCTCCTTTGTCACTAAACTGTTGCAGGAGGTGTTCTTCTGCGATTGGCTTGAAACCTATTAGATCAGTAAATGCAGAATAAAATAAACCAAGACTAGTCGGATAGCTTCGACTCCACAGTTTCTTTAGACTGTTATTGTGTCCCTGCCATATAGTCGCCGATTCCCATTCTCCCATGGCATCTAAAACGATTACTACTGCATCTTTAAACGGTGATGTTAGGAATCCTGCAGCAGCATGACTGAGATGATGTGGTAAGTAATGAATTTTTGCATAATTTAACCTAAATTCTTTTAGATATACACTAGGCAATTCTTTCAGATCAAACGCCCAACGATACTGACCTGCATAAAACTGTCTGGTTTTTTTCAGCCAGGGTTTTTCGTACCAAACAATATCAGAAGGTCCTTTACCGCCACTTGCATCTATAGCTGCTCTAATCAAAGTACTATTAAGTTTGTCGTCGCCTTTGATATTTGAATACTTACTGGATCTTTCCCAGAATCGTAGATCATTGCCTACCATTACGGCAATACTGGCATCATGATTCAGAGCATTTATTCCCCAGGTAATCATTTATAGATAAATGGATCGCGTTTTTTAAGTTCTTCTAAACGTTTTTTCCATGCCCTATGTTCTTTGTATTTCACAAAAGGATAGAGTAAAAACCCTAAAATCTTTTTAAGCATTCAATATCTCCAATTTCGTCAACAATTTTCTTTTTTCTATTTCTATTTTTGCGAGATTGCTTGTTGACGTTTCAATAGCATCTACGATAGTGAACAGTTTTCCATATCTCAACACTGCCTCTGCACAGTCTTTTACATCATCGTCCCAATTAGGAAAAGCCACTGACCATCCTAATTCGGCAGCCTGAGTGATTAAAATTGAGCCTGCTCGATCTTGATCTGGTATTACTATTACTTGTTTGCCTATACTGTTAATTATTCTCGCCTGCTGATCGCTTACTTCGTTAGTGAGTAATGCCACACCGCCGATAGCCAATGCATCAAATGGTCCTTCACAGACAAAGACATACCTATATTCTTCTTTCTGTTTATCAACATTAAAGACGAAATAGGGGTGTTGATCTGATAGATATTTTGGTTTTCCGTCGGTGATTCTTCTAGCTGTATTACCTACGATCCTACCCTGCCAACGAAAGGGAATTATGATTCTGTTTTCATAGCCCGGTGCGGGACTCCAATAGAAATCATAATCAAAAGGATTTTCATATCCTCTGGTCATTAGATATCTTAAAACATCAATAAATTGCGGACCTAATTTTTCTTCTATTTCGCCTTCCATGATTCCGCTCCAGTCCATTAGGCTCATGGCATGCTCTGGTAGTGGTTTATCTTCGAAATCTACTTTGATCTGATATTCTGCAGGTTGGTAATCTTCGCCTTCGGTTTTGAGAGCCTCAAACACCATAGTCTTGATATCGTCATCATTGGCACCTAACCACCTACAAAGACTTTTCATTTTTTCTCCCAAAGGAGATCCGGGCTGCCATCCCGTGGTGAATTTGCAGTTGAAACAATTATAGATTATACCGTTACCATCAAAACGGATACCAGCCCGCTTTCTAGTGTCCGGACTGTGACCCCTGTGCTGACAGCAAGGCGCATTGAAACTGGTCCATCCACTGGGACTATGTTTGGCTCTAGGGGGTAGTAGCGAACGAAATTTATCTATAACCAGGGTCATACATACAGTATACTATCTGTATAGTACGCTGTCAACGGTTCCATGTGAAGTTATAGTTTGATCTGGTATATGTTTGATTCTAAAATAATCGAACTTACCAGATATATTTTTATAGGTAATAGATTCGCCAGTGAGGTTGAAATTTCCGTCTGGAACATCAACCCAAACCTGTGGGTTGCCGCCTTCACTCTGGGAACCTTGTATGATAATTTGACCATAATAGCTAGTCATATTAAATTGAAAGGTATGAAGGCTTTGACTAGAAGATAATTCGGGTTTGGCATCAATGATACTGCTGATAAAGTATCTAGGATTTTCAAACGGGTTATATTGATTGAAAGCGATTATTTTTCTACTATCGACCGGTTCGCCTAGAATATTGTCGTTTATTTCCACAGCAGCAAATGTACCGTATTGACTGTCTATGTACAAAGGAGTCCTTTCTGTAACGGTATAGTTACCATTATTATCTGTAGATCTAATTTCTTTCACGATAGAATAATGATAGAATCCAGATCTAACTGATTCTAGTGCAGATTCCGAAAGATCTAGACTTAGTTTTCCTCGTATAAGACTACTGCCGTCGATGGGCAGAAAATCTTGCTGCAAAATCAGTGCTTTGGTTTCTCTGTTGATCAGATTAAAAACCAAACTATATCCTGTAATGTCTAGAGATTTTTGATCAGAATTTCTAACCTGGATGTCAATCCTATTAGATACACCTCGAAATAATTTTAAAGTTCTGTTGTACACTCTACGATACCTCTCTGAAGTCCAGGAGTCTGGTAAATTAGTAAATACATCTAGTTTGTTTGGATATAAATAAACTGAAATTGCTTGCATAATTTTGGACCCTTAGCAATATTTATCTATGAGAATAACTGAAAACTTACAACAAAATTTTCCATTCATTAGTATACTTACTCACGTAGATCAGGAATATGTAGGCATCATCATCAACCAAGACTCACAGGTCACTAGCATGTATGATTACAGCCTGATAAAAAGCGAGCCAGAAAAGGCTAAATTTATCGAGCTAGGTGAAGTTTGGTGGTGGGAATCAAATCGACAAATTCCTATCAATATCTTTTTGTTAAAAGAGATATCTGAATTTCGATATGCTATCCGTAATTTTTCTACCAAGGATGTTAAGGTAAATTTAGGGCCCTGCACTAGCCTAAATGACATAATTGTCAAAAGAATCAAACGTAAAAGTATCACGCTGGTAAGAAAACCTACTTAATCCCTATAATCATATAACGATGAAATGAAAAATCATCGTATTCAAATCGCTTAACGCCTTCATAATATAGATCACTCAGCGGATATGTCAGTAACATATCATGTGTGCTGTGAAATTTATTGATATGATCTTCATGATCCATATCACTGGCCTGTAGACATACCACAGTTCCGATAGGAATATTTTCCCACCATATATTTGAAGTCATATGTTCTACTGAACTATTAATAATAACATGAGGGGAACTGACATAATCTAATTGATTTATATCCTGGGTTTCAGCCTTGAATTCCCAATTTTTCCAAACCCATAGGCTATTAATTTTTTCTGCAATTTCTGCACACAATGGATCTACATCAAATGATCTAACACTGTTCAATCTAATATTGCTTCTTATCTGCAACATAAAATTAATGAGACCATACCAACCTGCTAAGATCCATATGTCATAACCTATATGTGGTTCTATAGGTTCGTTGTGTTCTAAGGTTCTCTCTAGCGTCTTAACTAACCACAACTTGCTCTGTATCTGGCTAGACGCAAACGCATCAAGATCAACTGTATCCATAACTGATACTTTCGCAGATGAGATTCATTTGAACAACAATCGCCATAGCATAAGCAGTGGCATGACTTTTCTTAAAGTAGTATTCTTCAGTAGTCGGACGGATCCATACTTCCTTCATGATCGTAGTCCAGTTCTGACCAATCAAATGTCTCTTGGCGGGTCTGATCATGGCAAGGACCGCAGCTAATTGTTCCACGGAAGTAGGGCAGGTCTTCTTCAGAACATCCCCATGTCCGTTCAAATGAAATAATAGATCCACAAAGTCTTTTTGTTGTAATAGATCCCATAACGGCTCCGTAGTCATCAGGCTAGTAAGATGTTCTTCATCTCGAACACCTTTATAAATTCCAACATTTAAAAAATCAATTTTAAAATAACCTTCTTTTTCTGCTTGTTCATAAGGTAACTGGCACAGACCAGTGACTGCATCAACTGGTACATCATGTAGGTAAATTCCTGTGTTATGTTTAACTAGCTTTCCATTATCTAACCTACTAGCACCTATAAAATCTAAGCATTGAAGTGCTTTGTCTCTGTCTAAGAAATCTATATCAATATCTGGCATATTATTTTATCTGTTGTTAGTCTTTGCCTGTTACAATCACTGCTACACGATCGACCCATACCATACGTCCTAGACACGATATGTTCCATTTAGTTTCACCGTGTTCAAATGTGCATTCGGTGAATGTTTCGCCTACGATGCGAACATCTGTGGCCAGATGTTCGATACCATTTTCAAATATACGCCACACCAAATCACTACCGCCATGTTTGGTATTGAATCTGATGTGGTATTTGTTCATGCTAGACCTAGACCTTTTCTAATTTTGGTCGCAGAGATAGAAGTTACATTTTCATCAAAGGTTTCTTGTTCGATCTTATAACCCACATCTCTACCGTAGGTGATATTAACTACATTCGGCACTACCTGTATTTCGTACTGTCCTTGATAGATAGGATCTAAATCTTTTTTAATGAAGCTTTTAACCTGTTCAATCGCAAAAGGATTAGAACCTTGCCATCCTTGGCAGTCTCTGATTTGTATTACTACTTGACCAGTTTTCGCAATGGCACGTTCGAACAATGCGCGATGACCGTCGTGCCATGGCTGCCAACGTCCCAGCATCTGTACGGTTTCTTTCTGCCAGTCAAATTTCGGGCGCCGCTTGTTCTCTAAGATATGCATGCCTACAAATTCAACCCATTTTTCAGCGTTTTGTTCTGTGATACGGAAATCATAAACTTCGGGAGCTATAAATGCCTTATTGGTATCTTCGTATCTACCTTCGCTGATAGTATCCATCCAGATGGTCCAATCTGCTTTGAAATTGTTGCGCATCTCGACCAACGGTGCTACAAAATCACAAATTACAAAATCTGCATTAGATGTCAATGCGAATTCTGCCATCCTGATACTTTGTCTGATACGACCTTCCTTACTAAAATCCCAGTCGTTATATCGCTTTCTGACTTCGTCAGCATTAAACCATTTAACCTTGGCATTCCATGACTGCGGCAATATCTCAAGATTTATCATGCTTTCTACAGGCATGTGATTTAAGGTTGAATTTTCTTCAAGAAATTTTTTCAACCGTTCTGCGAAATAGGTTTTACCCGATCCGGGCAGTCCCATGATTAATATTTTTTTCATTGTATCCTCGTTGTTTCGAAAAGTAATAGAGGCAATGTTTCTGCTAGAAATTGAGCATATTCTTCGGCATCTTCGTTGTCATCAAATCCAGAAAATTTTACATATACACTAGGATTGTCATCAGCAACTACAACTTCGATATCTATATCATCTCTTGAAATAAATTCTTCGTTTTCTCGCAGTTCTTCGATTTCAGGTTCCTGTTTAGGCCTTTTACTCATTATAAAATTTTACCTTCTTTAATCACATCTTTGATTAGTTCAACATCTGCAGGTAATGCTTTAAATCTTCGCAACCAAAATTGCGGATCAATGATTGGACCAACTATTTCTAATTGTTCGTCATTCATCCTTTTAAGCATATCCTTGCCTGACTTGGTATTTAACACCATCCACGGACTGACCAGTCCTTCTTTGATATCGTGGGTAGCTCTGTTTAGATTAACATATTGAAAATAGTGCTCCCACGGAGCAGAATTTGTATCTGCCCAATCCATCATTGTTTTGATGGTTCTCTGTATAGCCCCGTCGGCCGGCTCTGATTTTATCATCTCTACGATGTATTGATCATATAGTTCGTCTCTACACCAGTGATCTAATTTAACACCGCTCTTGATTACAAAATCTATAAACCTTTCCGGATAGATGGGAGCAGTATTAACTAAAAAGCTGCCAAATTTTACAAAGGCTGTGTAGTAAGGACTCTGTGCAAATTCGTCAAATGTTTTTTTAGTCTTACCTTTCTGTGCAATATCATAGAATCTTTGAAAAGTTAATAATCCTGCTTGAACGTGCTTTTCGGTTTTGCTAAGATGTCTACGTTTTTGTTCGCAGATATGTACAGCAAGAGTCTTTTCTCTAGCAAAATCTTTGCCGCAGTATTCACACTTATAATTTAATGTCTGCAATTTGTTTCTTATCCCAGCCTAATGACGTACAATATTCTTTGACTTCTTTATCTGTGGTAACCTTGGCTAGTGTTTCAACATCGGTCCATTTCATATTAGGAAATAACTGCGCTAGAAATTCTTCTTTTTTATTTTTTTCTCTTTTGAGAGGCAGCCATTCATGGAATTGTGTTTTTCGGCTTTCGTGACTGGCCAAGGTCAAGGTCATCCATTGAAGCTTGGGATGTTTAGAGATCTCGTTCCAGTTCTTATTGTAAAATTCATTTACAGTGAGAACATAGTGTTCTTGGAGTTCTCGATTATTGGTTTTGACACTACTGATATAACGATTTAAATTCCAAAGATCTCCCTTGATTTCTTTTCGTCCTTCTTCGGTAGCAGCTTCCCATAGATCTTTTAGCCCCATATCTACTGCAGGAATCATGTCCTTGAAAAGATCTATATGTTTATTTTTGCCCATAATCCATTGTCATCTTATATAATAGTTTAACATGATCCACGGCACGTTGTAAAGCAGGATTTTTCTTAGCGGCCAATCTTATTTGAACCCATTCGTTGTGTTCATCTAATTCTCGTCTACCAACGGTTCTTCCAATTTCGAATCTTTCAGTAACCGGCGCTCCTGATTCTCGAGCATAGGTCACACCATCGGCCTGCTCGTAGATATACGTGGCTCCGGGTCTAAGTCTGCCCATTTTTATACCCCACAGTCTCTCTTTCAATGTCGTCGTGATCAAATTCTGCCCAATATAATTCGAATGCTACTGTATCTTCTAGTGCCTCGAACTGATGATATTCTCCAGGCGCAACCTTTGTATACATGCCATCCATAAGCACCGTCTCATCTATAAGATCGTAATTATTTTTCCAGACACGTACGACCAATGCGCCTTTTTCTACAAAGAAACCATTCCATTTGTGCCGATGTTTGTGTTTCGAACAGACACCGCCCTTTTTAATTTCTATTCTATGGAATTCTAAAACTCCGTTGGCTTCTAACAATTCAGTTTTACCCCACACTTTACCTGCGATCATATTTTCTCCAACATAGTGTAATCGCCACTGGGCGATAAGAACCAAACATTATCCGGTCCTATTTTAAAATCTTTACAGCGTTCCGATACTGCTTGATACACAGCAGGAAAATTAATATCATGGCCTATTAGCCATCCTGTTTTTTTCAATTTAGGTATCCATGATTCAAGATCTTTCATCACAGATTTATAGCCATGTCCTGCATCAATGAATACAAAATCTAGACTTTCGTCAGCTACACCTTGGGACATTTCCCAACTAATTCCCTCTAAGGCTATTAATCGTTCTTTGTATTTTTCTCTTATCTTTGAATTATAAAATTGAGAAATATCTTTATCCACAGCATATATTTTCAGCGTTTTATTATCATTCAATAAACAGAAAGAAGTCCTTCCTTCCCTAACACCAATTTCAGCACCCACGGTCCAATTAAATAATTTAACAAGATCATTGATGAATAGTTCTCGTCTATTAGAAGCATTTTTAGTGGTATAGGCCGCCGAAACAGATAATAATTTTTTTCCTGTTTTCATATTCTGCCCTTTATTTTTTCAAATAGATATTGATTTTTATCACACCACCTATATTCAAATATAGGTTCTCCGGGACCTGTTAACATGCTCACACCTAGGTAGGCATTCTTTAACCATAACCATTTTTTCGAGTAATGGCATTGTCTAGGCCATAGAATAAATTTTAATTCCCAACCGATGCATCTTCTTTTAAATGCGTCGTCGGAACTTTCATAAAAAAGACTATCCATGGGCATTAGATTAATTTATCCAATTGAATAATTTCACTCTGTCTAGAAATCTCTTTGACAAAATATACACATGGCGGATTTTCATCGTCGTTTAAGGGCACGGTTAAAAGTTGTCCGTTTTTCATTTTAGGAAAATACCAGCGGACATCTTGATAGATATTTACTATCTCGATGGGCATGTATTCACATCTAAATCCTCCGATGGGGTTGAACACAAATGCATCAAACCCTCTTTCATTTAGGCTGGTCAGAGGCAGTACTTCGGGATCTAGACCACAATCTTTATCGCCTACTACCATACACCAATCTAACGGCATTTGAACTTCGTAACCACCGATGTTTAATAAAATCGCAGGACTGTTAAATGACTCAAGAAAAATCAATGGCATGAAAAAGAAATCAGGTTCGACAGAGTTACTGTTGTCTAAGACTGAAAATCTAGTGTCTTCATCGACTTCATCGGGCAATTCGTTTAGATCAAAAGATCTGTTATTGAGTGTTAAAATTTTCATATTGTTACCTTGGATACTGTAAAAGGATATTTGGCTTCTTTATAATATTTTTTTCTTTCTGTAAGATGTCTCTTGGCATATTTGCAGGTGCTGGTTATATCCCAGATCTGTACGAAGTCTTTGTCTTCTGCTTTGCGAATACCGCGTCCAATTGATTGTATAACGCGAACAAAGCTCTTTCCGGGTTCCAAAAGAACCAGATTAAAAATCCTAGGGATATTAATACCAACAGCGGCCACACCGTAAGTCGCCACAATAATCTTGTTATCGCTTGTTTTAATTTCATCATATTCTTCTTTTCTATCATCTAGTTTTACCGCACCGGAAATAAACACTGCTTCGGGTATCAAAGTCATCAATTTATTTCCGGTATCAATCCTGTTAACTAATACCAATGTGTTTCCTGATTGAGAAATTTCTTTGATTTTTGCACCCAGCCAATCCATCCTAGTACTATCTGTGACCAGATACGTATATTCTTCTTGGTAGGACCTGAACACCTGAACATCAGTGGTTTGAAGTATATTGATATGCAATTGAGCCAATACATCTTTCTGTTGTAGATCATGTGCCGAAACCTGATTAATCACAGGTCCTATACTGGCTAGTATTCCATGAAACTCCCATTTTTCTCTCGGTACTGTTCCTGTAAGTCCCCATCGTATGGCACAATGTCTAAAATTCTGTGTGAGCAATTTCGTCAGAACATCGGCTTTGGCCTGATGCACTTCGTCTACTATTACTGCTACAACTCCTTCGCAGAATTCAGCTAAGGATAATGTCTCAGAATCATAACTTTTCTTGTCTAGCACATTAAGACTTTGCCATGTGCAGATAGTGTGTGTACGATTTAATTCTTTACGGTCGCCAAAATAAACACCTACATCTAATCCTAGATTTTTGTAGTCTTCTTCAGTCTGGACAACAAGCGATTTGTTCGGAACAATAACCATTGTACGACCATATACCTCACAAAGATGCGATAACGTCGCCGTAGTAATAGTCTTGCCTGCACCTGTGGCTACCTCCTGTAGAGCCTGTGGATTTTCTAAAAATTTATTGACAACGTCATATTGATAATCACGTAGGATAATAGGCTTACCTGCTTCAGGATGTCCTTTAGGCCAAGTCTTACCTTGATCTGCCCAGTAATTTTCTCCTATGGTAGGAAATTTAAATGATAGATGCTGTCTTAAATCCTCAATTTCGATATCATATCCAGATTGTTCTATGATAGGTAATATAACATCTAGATGAGCAAGGTAACCTGTACCCCCGATACCAAAATAGGTCTTGGTTCCGTCCCATCGACCTAATTTATATGCTGGCATGTGGCGTGCATATGGTAGATCGAATTTTAATTCGTTGACAATTTTACGTCTTGTCTCAACTGCAAGTCCTTCTACTCGGATATTGACTTCATCTTTTATGATTAATTTACAAGTTGACAATTTTTTTATTCCTTGTCGATGTTGGTTTAACATCGCCTATGTATAATACACAGGGATGACTCTGTATCCAACTAGACGATATAGGTTCCATGTGAGGAGTATAACTGTTAGTACCAATAATTTTAACATCTACATTTTTTGTAAACAACCATTTGGCCGGTTTGTGTTGAAAAATCAAGATTTTTCCTTGATCAACCTTACCTCCTAGGCCCGACGATTTAATCCAGTTGTTTAAATTTGAATTTTGTGCTTTTTCTTCCCTGAAACAGATCTTGATATCTGATCGATCAACAAATTGATCGGCTATAGAAACTAAGTTTTTAAGATATTCGACCAAATCCTTAGTATTCCTGTCTAACAAGATCACAGAGATTCCGCCTACCGCTGTGTGTACACTGAAAAAATCTTCATAGGTTTTCAACCAGAACATTTTTTCTGATTCGGAACAGATTTTTTCAAATATACTGTTAGGTGTATGATCATATCTGATAGGGTAACCCATAGATTTTGCCAAAAAACTGTCTTTGATCACATCATCGCTTCGATGTTGCGACCAATAATTTGACACGTCTTCGGACGTATTAGATAATATGATTTCACCGTCAAGAATTTTTGAGGTAAAATTCATTTCTTCCTGTTGTTCCCAGATTTCTTCTACTTGGCTGACAGCATCAAGGAAGGTGTCGTCGATAGAAAAGTCATGTTTCTTACAAAATTCATAGACCTGTATGATATTATAATTGTAGAAATTACCTATTCTCAATTTTCTATCAGCATCCCATGAGCTGGTGCCATAGGGAACATCTTTTTCAATTTCTTTATCAAATAAATTTTTCAGCGAGTAAGGAAATTTGAAACAGATATTGATACTATCAGCGGTGTGTTCTATGAAAATTCTTTTTTCTAGGTCCACTACACGGAATTTATTTTTCCATATTGGATTTTCAAGGTTGTCCTGATATATCACACCGTGTTCGGCTGCTATCGAGACATACCTTGATAAAATCTTGAGAATAAAATTTGCCTGATTGGCTGTAATCAGCTTTTGATCATGAAGCTGCTGGGTAAGACTACTACAAATATTAAAGTCATAGGGCAAGACTTCGATTTTATCCTGCCAGATGAGGTCGCAGAATCGAAGAAAGACGTCTTCTATGTAGGCAAAATTAGTCATAATACAATAATAGCAAAAAAAGTCTCTGAAGTCAAGACTTTCTGGCCAGATATTCTATCAACCGCTGTTGCGGAATTCCTTGTTGCAGTTCTGGTATGAACCATTCGGTATGGCAGAGCCTGATAAACCAATCTTCTCTAGAAGGAAGTTGAGGATTTTCTATATTTTCTAATTTGTCGCTGACCGGATAGGCCAAACTAGACATATCTGTGATGACTGGGACACCTTCTATGGCTGCTTTCACTGCAGGACCACTGTTAAAATTAAGTACACAATGATAAAAAGGATCAAAATTGAAATCGTCATAGGTTCCTGGAACCTGTTGAGGATACTCAACCCGGATTCCAGGTATGTTTAATGAAAACGGGTTACGTGGGTGCGGCCTAATCACTATAGGTCTGTCTGTGTGCTGCCGTATTTCTGTCAGAGTCTGCGAAACCCAATCGGACATTGGCTGTTTTTTATGCCATTGAAGGCTGTGATGATGTTGCCCAATGACTAATATGTCTTTTTTTCTAGCAGTAGCAGGTGGCCTGAGATCTATTCCTAGTTTTTTAGGTCTATTCGGGTCAAGGTTAGTGTCATTGGCGAAATTTCCTAGCCCGTTGATATTATCTAAAGACAATCTCCATGTTCTGCCTCTGAATAAATTTCCAACTTCGATGATCATTACGGGTCTGCACTGTGATTTGGCTGTTTCATATACACGTTTATTGGCCTGCATACGTCCTTGCCATAAAACTGACCAAATCACATCTAGGTCTTGACCCTCGTTGACTATCTGACAGCCTATGTGCTTCAATCCTTGCTCTACTGCCGCAAAGACAGGACCACTGTTCAGCGCACCGTATTCTTTATAAAGTTTGACTCTCATATAGGGAATAAATATAGTAGTATTTAATAGCAAATCATGGGAAAATTTTCAAAACGGATAAAAAAAATCAGCCAACATGTTCGTTATGGTCTGGTCATAGGTTCAGGATTTGGAAATTTAGAAGATCTGTTAGAAAGTACTGATACGATTTTCATAGTATATCCTAAAGAGCCGTTAATCAAGGCAAAAAATTTAATTTACCGTGAAAATTTAGAAACTATACACACACTCTACGACATAGATTTCGTTTTGATAGATGCAGATCAAACTAATTTGGTAAGAGAGCTGATTCCTTTATGGAAACGTAATCGATGTCTGCTGATCATTGAAGGTGATCCTTCTAATAGCAGCGAACAGGTAAAGTTTTTAAGAAAAGAAAGATTCCAAGTCGTGGATTATACAAAAAAATATCATATATGGAAAATACAATGAAAATAAGTGTAGTAACTACCTTCAACGATCGAGGACTCAGACAATATGGTCAACGTATGATAGATACATTTATGCAAAATTGGCCAGCTGAGGTAACTCTACACCTATACCCCGAAGAATGTAATCCAAGAATCTCTGATCATAGTAGAGTTACCTTGAAAAGATTAGAAGAAGTCAAAGATTTACGAGAATTCAAGGAACGTTGGGCAAATGTACCCAAGGCCAATGGCGACGTATCCGATGATCCTGTAAGATCTAAGAGAAAAGATGCTGGTAAAGGATTTAAGTGGGATGCTGTTAGATTCGCTCATAAGGTCTACGCTATTTTTGACTGTGCCAAAGAGACAGATGCTGATGTATTGTTCTGGATGGATGCTGATACAGTATGCCATAGTCCTATAAGTATAGAAAAAATCAAAGAATTTTGTCCTAATAATATAGATCTAGGATATCTAGGACGTGATGGCAAATATTCAGAATGCGGATTATATTCTCTCAACCTTAAATCTGAACAGACCAAGACTTTTTTATCGGCATTTAAATGGATGTACGATCATGCCGAGCGAGGAATTTTTTATCTAGACGAATGGCATGATAGTTTTGTATTTGATGAGGTAAAATCAAGGATGCCGTTTCTACAGACACTCAATTGGAGTCAGGGCATTGTCAAAGGAGAAGGGCATCCATTAATTAACAGTGCGTGGGGCGCCTATCTTGATCATCTCAAAGGTGAAAGAAAGAATCTAGGTCGTAGTAAACCTAATGATCTTAAAATAAGAAGAAAAGAGGCATACTGGCAATGAAGAATTTTATTATCTGCCTTTCTAAGATTGAAGCATCTCTTAAAACAGCCACTGACCTAAAAAATAAACTAGAAGAATACGGTGCGGATGTTGAGTTATTTGAAGGTACCTATGGTAACGATGCTAGATTGATGATGAAAGAAGAAGGTAGAACTCTGCATCCTTGGGGTATCAAGGGTCCTCCTAAAGATAATGATGTGGTTGAATTGCCTGATCCGAATTTCCATTGGGGACCGGGTATACAGGGATGTTTCTATAGTCATTATAGGCTCTGGAAAAAATGTGTTGAGTTAAATGAGCCCATTATTATTTGGGAAGATGACATTGTTTTATCTAGAAATTATATCCCCATTGACTGGCAAGATGTTTTGGTATTGGCACTAGGACATCCTAGTAAAACTGAGAAATATCGCCATTACCTAGATAATCCCACAGGAGAAGCCATAGCTGCTGATTATTATCAAAGTTCAATGCCCGGAAATTGCGGTTATGCAATCAAGCCACATGCGGCAAAAAAATTAGTAGAAACGTATTCTAAAACGTACCTACCAGCAGACAATGCAATCAATCAGCACCATGTTATTATACAGATCCATAGTTATGTCATGGGAATTGCAATGACCAAACACGAAGGTAAAAAGAGTTTAACATCGTCAAAAACATTCTGGGATAAATTTAAAGATGAATGATTACAAATGTTTTTTAATCTCTAATAAACCTCAATATTATACACCCATAGCTAAGAGTGTAGCCCCCGAGACTCTACACTTTCATAATGGTGAAAATTGTCCTAGTTTTTCAAAACTGGTAAATTCGTGCGTGGACGGTTGCGAATCAGAGATAGTTATTATGATGTCCGATAAGGTGTTGCCTAAATCAACAGACATTAAAAAACTTTTGTCATTAATTGATCAAGGATACGGATTTGTGGCGCTCTACAGACTGGCTTTTTTTGGATTCAAAAAAGAATTGTTCAGACGAATAGGACCATTTGATGAAAGATTTGTCGGTGGTGGGTACGAGGACGATGATTATTATATAAGATTAAAAGAAGCTAATATCGGTATGTATGTTACCGAGGAAGTTGAATATGAGAAAAGACCATCATCATGGCAACCTGTAGAGGCATGTAAACATTTTATAGATAAATGGCTAGATCCCACAGATCCGAGTTGGAACACTGTTAAGTTACATCACAATGCTGTAAAAAGAAATTTACCTGAAATAGAACTTGGGTATAACTTTGGTGTAGCAACTAATGAAGAATTTCTAACTTGGGATTATACATTTTGTCCGCCATCAAAAGGTAGAAAATATACCGGAGCACCAAAAATTCCAAAGGAGAAAAAATGAGTTGTCAAGTAATTAATCACTTACCCGATATCGAAAATAAAAGTTATCTGGAATTAGGTGTTTTTAAAAATTATAATTTTATGTCGATTAGATCAAATGATAAATTTTCAGTGGATCTTAATGGCAAAGCATTGTTTACAGGCACAACAGATGAATATTTCGCCGGCTTAGACATTGATAAAAAATTTGATATAATTTTTATTGATGCGAATCACGATTATGATTTTGTATTAAGAGATTTTAATAATTCGGTTGATCATTGTAATGAGTGGATTCTAATTCATGACATGATACCTCCTAGCGAAGAACATGCACAATCTCATCTTTGTTCGGATTCCTATAAGCTATTATATTATTTTTTAAAAGAAGAGGATTTTAAAATTTTTCCTATGAATGAAAATTTTGGACTAACTCTTATCAAAATGCCTGCAAAAAAAGTGTTCCCTTCGGATTATTACAAGAACTTGTCATACAACGAATTCTTAGATTTTATAAAGAATGTAAGATTATATTCTAATGATGAAATTATTAAAATTTTAGAGGAACAAAATGTTTGATCATTCAAGAATTTTTGTTAGTGGCGCTACTGGTTCTTGGGGCCAGACCCTAATTTCACTTTTGTTAAAAAATTATAATGTTGAAGAAATAATATGCTTTTCTAGGGGAGAACTTCAACAAGTTCTCATGTCGAGAAAGTTTAATAATCCTAAACTCAAGTTTATTATAGGTGATGTTAGAGACTACGAATCTGTTAGACTTGCAACAAGAGGTGTAGATTTTGTATTTCACCTAGCTGCACTTAAACATGTACCAGTATGCGAAATCAATGTACAAGAGACCATTAAAACAAATATTTTAGGTACTACAAATATTGTAAATGCAGCTATTGAAAACAAAATAAAAAAAGTTATTGATGTTTCTTCCGATAAGGCAGTGGAACCCATTAATCTCTATGGAATGACCAAAGCTGTGGGAGAAAAAATTATTGTTCAAGCAAATGATTTAAGTGATTATACAAAATTTGTCTGTATCAGAGGAGGAAATGTCATGGGTTCAAGTGGATCGGTGATTCCTTATTTTATTGAGCAGATAAAAAATGGAGGTCCGATTACTATAACTGATACAAAGATGACTAGATTTTTTCTTACTTTAGAAGAAGCGATACAACTATTATTTAAAGCATCTATCGACAGTATAGGAGGAGAGACTTTTGTAATGAATATGCCGGCTTGTTACATAAAAGATCTAGCAGATGTGCTTATGGACGAATACGGAAAGGTTGACATTATCGAAACAGGAATGCGACCTGGAGAAAAACTAAACGAAATGTTAATTTCACATCATGAATCTCAATTAACCTATTGTTATGATGATCATTATTACGTGACTCTGCCGGCAGGATTTAATTCTACTTTAAGGACTAGATATCAAAATTTTCTAAAATTTCCTTACGAGGAATTTTCTTCTAAAACTAAAATTATGAATAACGAAGAAATTCATACTATGCTTACCAAGGGAAAATTTATATGAAAATTTTAGTTTTAGGATCAAATGGCATGGCGGGTCATATGATAGTGAAATATTTACGTCAACAAGGTCATTCTGTTTCGACTTTAGCCAGATCCAATGCTGATTTTATACTAGATATTGAAGAAATATCTTCAACAGAAAAATTTTTTAAACTATGTTCAGAAGATTTTGATTTCATTATTAATTGTATAGGTTTGTTAGTTAAAGATAGTATCGAAAATCCTAATAGAGCAATTATTATAAATTCATGGCTTCCTCACACCATAGAAAATGCAATTAAATACTCCGAGACTAAATTAATTCATCTATCTACTGATTGTGTCTTTGACGGATTATCAGGTAATTATAAAGAAGATGATATTCATACCGAAAGAAATTTTTATGGAAGATCTAAATCCTTGGGAGAAGTAAACAATTCTAAGGATATTACATTTAGATTGAGTATTATAGGACCCGAATTAAAAACTAGTGGTTCTGGTTTATTTAATTGGCTAATTCATAACAAAGAGAGAGATATTCCCGGTTGGGAGAATGCTATGTGGAATGGTATTACTACTCTACAATTAGCAAAGTGCATAGAAAAATATATTAATGATCCTAGTATATTTGGTATATATAATTTGGTCAATAATCATGTTTATATAAACAAATACGATTTACTTTGTAAAATTAATGATATTTTTAATTTAGATAAAAATATTATTAGGACCCACGGCCCTAAAACAATCAACAAAATATTAGTAGACACTAGGCAATCTATTAATTTTGAAATACCGGATTACCAAAAACAGCTATTGGATTTAAAGAATTTTATTTGAAATCATACGGATAATTAACGATATATTCTAGCGGGTTTCCTGTATATTTTTCTATCAAATCCAACACCTCCCCCGATTCCCATTCAGCAGAGGTAAATTGACACCATGCCAGGTGCTCGTGCCATAGATCTCTAAATGTAGGTTCGGTTGGATCCTGCCAATCGTCTAATGTATTTTTTTGAGCTGCCCAGGTAATGCACGGATGTGTACTGATAACTTTTTTTCCGTACCAAAAAGCTTCGGCAGTGATAGCAGATCCCTGAGCTACGACTAGATCAGCCCAATCTAAATCTTCAAATAATGTTGCCCAACGTAAACCGCTTTTTCCTCGCTTATATCTTATTCTTGTTTCAGCACCCGGAAATTTTTTAGACATGTCATCGGCCCAGTTCCAACCAAACTCCGGATCCCATATAGGCATGGTCATCTTACTAGGAGCTATTAACACGTTTTTAACTTCTTTAACTTTCCAAGGATGTCTTTCTAAATTCATAACATCCCACCTAGAATAAGGAACATCTAATAATTTTGTATTTGCCCATCCGTTGACACTATATCTCCACAGCTGTCTTTTTTTATACATATGGTTACCTACATAACCTCTAGCTATATAGATTGCTGGTTGATGTGTATTAAGTGAATGTCTTACTTCTCGTCTTAAGAGATCTGAACCAATTATAAGAGGCTTAGATCTATCTACATATTCGTAGGAATCTAAAATACGTAGGTTCTTCCAATTATCAAACCATGAATGACCTTGTTCGTAGTCTTTAAACAAAATTTGATACATATTTCATATGAACCTTTTCATATGCTGCCAACATTCACCCGATTTCAACTCGTCGAAGTTCCAATGAAACATAGACAGTCGTTCTACCCATTTTTGTCTATCAGGTAATTGCGGACTTTCTATTTGCGTTAGATCGAGGTTGGCGATCTCGGCACATTGACTACGTACAGGATCTGTGACAAAAATAGGTACACCTTCTATAGCAGCTCCCACAACTGGGCTAGAATTATAGTTTATAGCGGCCCAGCAATCTTTGAGATCATCCTTGAGATTTTTTTCATAGCTTAGAATAACTCTTTTACTAAATTTTATTTTACAGCCAGGCATTCTAGGATTGAGATAATTAGCAGAAGCTTTGTCTCCTGGATGAGGCCTAATTACTATGGTCCTGTCTGTATGTTTTTTAATAGTATCTATCACATTATTAGCCCAGTCCTGTACATCAAAACCATCCATACTCCATCCGCCATTGCGTTGTAGGCATAACAGTATATGATCTCCTGTTTTTCTATAATCTTTAAGATGAATATCAAAGTCTTGACTAATTTTGCGCCAGCGACTAGGATCTATCTCACTGTCGCAATAAATACCGGCATTGGGAAATATTCCGTTAAAACTATATCTTAGATAATGTTTGGGATTTTCCTTGTTAGCATATAAGAATAAATTACTGTCTACTCCTACTACGTATTTTTGAGATCTGATCTGTTGTTGTATTACAGTATTTCTCAATTGAAGATGTTTACCTGTCGGTACCCCTGGAGCTATCCATCCTTGAATAATAGCCACATCTGATGGTCTATAATTATAATCGTAATAATCAAATACTAATTCGCCACAACGTTTTGCACCCGTAGAAAAATTTATCAACAGATCAATTTTTTCTTGGCTTTTCTTATTAGGAACGGAGTTATGGTAAACGGCTATGGTCGACATCACTGAGCTCTTTGTTCTTGTAATTTCTTTTTGTTATCTTTGTTAATCCAATGCTTAAAATAAGGAGCAAAATGAGTATTTTCCATGGCATTTATATTTTTACATTCTCTTTGACATAGATTTTTATATCCTCGCTCAGAAGCCACATGTCCTATTACCTGAGCATCATATGGCCTATATAATCCCAAAAGAGTGTCTTCGTCTAGCCATGCCTTTTCGTATAGTCTTACAAATCGATCAAACTTTTCACCTCTCTGATTAAAAATCACTATTCCTGATTCCCAACAATCTTCATGATCTCCCGAATTCATCACAGCCACTGGTTCAGGAAATTCAAAATTGAAAATTACAGGAGGCATATTGGCCAGAGTATTTTCTACATCTGCATCGATCCAGATTATTCTTTCGTCCAGGCCTCGATTTCTACAGGCTGTAATCTGTGCCGTGGCCTTGCCCCAGAATTTTCTCACCTTGGCTCTATCTGCGACTCTGGCTTCTAGATTAGGTACATATAAAAGTTCCTTATGAAACGGAATATCTTTGATCCAGTCTAAATCGCCGTCTTTTTGATCTATATATACTGTAATTTTTCCCGGTAAACTGTTCCAAGTTTTGATACAGTACTGACCCGTTTCATTCCAATAATTTTTAGATACACTCGTAATAAAATGTAAATCCATTTTTAGATTCCTGAATAAGTTTGTTCTATAAGTCTTTTAGCAGAACCATCCCTAAGCTCATGATTATGAAACTGAAGATATGCTAAATGACAGGCCCATGCATGCACTTTGTCTTTGTCTGGATAATAAGGATTTTCAATCCGAGAAAGATCATTGCTACATACTGGTCCCGCAGCATGACTAGGAGCCAGTGTAAAGGCAGGTATTCCATGTAATACTGATTCTGTAGCGGCATTGCTGTTAAAAGTTACTAGACAGTGTACATCATCATCTAGAGCCTCTTTAAGAGTATTATGTACCATTCTATCTGTCCTACTCTTCACTCTTTCTCGGACAACTATTTCTCTATCTGAATATTGTTGAATCGTATTAATAGTTTGTTCTAACCACTGCTCTAGATCTAATCCGTAAAATCTCATAGGTTTATCATCGGGTTTAGCAATCAATATTTTCCTTCCTCCACGTTTCCACGGCATGATAGGAACAGCTAATTTTCTAAAACGATCGTCGGGTCTAGGAATAATGTCACCCGCATATTGAAGATCATTTTTGACAATACGATGATAGTATTTCCATCCCATGGGGTTAAGCGGACCTTTTTGATTACCTAAGTATCCGGTATCTATAAAATAAAAATCTCTATTGGTTTTCCAACATTCTTGTATGATCTTTTTCTTAAGTATTCCCCTAATAACCAAGGGGTCGTTTGAATCTTCAAATACGAAATCTTGTGTAGATATTACTCTACCTCCGGTACCGATGGCAAACATATTGACATATTCATCTTCGCCGTCCTTGCTGAGAAAAATCCAATTGTTCATATATTTTTTTGCTGGCAGTAATCTGTGTATATGCGTTCCCGATGCCACTCGTCGGCAAAATCTCCCTGATCTGCAAATTCGTGAAAGCAAGGAGTTCCTAAAGTATAATGTACTAGTTTGGCATCATGATTATATTCGTATTCTAAATCTAACCAATTCCATTCCATGGGTAAGGCACCTATAAGATCATCGGTCAACCAAGAGAATCTGTGGACCTGTGCTCCTGTGGCTTGTTGGACGAATTCTGGTGTAACGGATTGATTAGCGGGGTGCCCGCAATTCCATAGGATGACGCTTGACCAATTCTTTCTGGGATAGTTTTCATTTTTTGAACCAAGATATTTTTCCAGCATCTTAGTTTGATAATCATGTTTGACCACCATAACGGCTTTTGATTCATCTCGAAGATTCCATAAGTTAACTACATCGTCTCTGAATATCATATCACCGTCGATGAATATGGCCCATCCTCTATAGTTCATTAGATGCGGTACTAGAAATCGACTGTAGATAAAATGATTACTACCGTCTGTGTGAGTTTCTTTATAATCTTTTAATATGTTAAGAGCCAATGGCGCTATGGTAACAGGTTGACTAGAACGCCTAATAATACTGTTAGAACAAACATGATATGCGATAGCTTCTCTAGGATCGTAACCAATGAATACAGGAATCATTTTCTTTCTATATCCTCTTCTTCACATCGCTCGCCGTATTGGATTTCAACGATTTTTAGTGGTCGATCAGATTCGTTGCTGAGCTGATGCCATTCGTTGTTAGAAATAAACAATGTTTGAAACTTTTTATAGTGTCCACTTAGTTCAACGTCAGTAGTTCGATCATCGATATAATACAATGTAGCTATGCCCTCTGCAACAAACCATATTTCACCTCTGTCCTTGTGGCGTTGCATTGATAGTCTCTTACCAGGATCTACAGTTAGCTCTTTCAACTTAACCTCTTTACCGTTTTCGTGCAAGACTCTATAATATCCCCAAGGACGTTGTGTTTTAGGTGCTTTCCATTCTTCAAGTATCCAAGAACTAGAATTCATTTTGTTTTCGCCGCCTACACCAAAGGCAAACTCTAGGTTATCATCTATGATGTCCATTTCCGGGATATTTGATGAGGTGCGATCACCGCCATTGGCGAAAATTATTTTACTGTCTGGATATAATCGACGTACATTTTTAATAGCTTCTTTGGCTGATCCATCGTTGTCGTCGAACAGTAGAACACCATCTACTGCTTTGATATTTTCGATTATAGATATACGTTCAGTGCTGGGCATAAATGCTGCACCTTTCTTCCGTGCCAGCCATGCGTCAGAATTGACACCAACTATCAAAATATCACCAAGTTGTTTGGCTGCCTTGAAATAGGCAATATGCCCAGAATGTATGGGGTCAAAACCCCCTGTGACTAAGACTATTTTCATAGTCTTATTTATATGGGTATTTTATTGCAGATTAAAGATTAGATTGCCAATAAGGCGATTCTGTTAACCACTTGTAATAAATTTCAAAACCTTCTTCTATATCTACTTTAGGGGAAAAATCAAAATCTCTACGAGCTTTGGTTATATCCAGAGCACCACGACTAGGAAAATCTGCGTCCTTGTCTCTAACTTCAATACCGCCTCTTCCTGCTAACGTTATAGCTAGTTCAGCAGCGGCCAATAAGGTATAACTATGACTCTTGGTTATATTATAGGTGTTGTTAGCCGCAATAGGAGACAAGGTAGCATTTACAAATCCTGTGGCTGCATCGTCTACATATGTGAAATCTAAAGTCTCATTGCGTCCATTTACCTTGAGGGTTTGACCTCGCATCGCAGTAAGTAAGAATTTAGAAATAACTCTATCTTCAACATCTAATGGCCCATAGACGGCGCTGGGTCTAAGAATAGTGTGCTCGATGCCATACTTGCGGGTATAGTCTTTGACTAACCATTCGCCTGCTAATTTCAAAATGCCGTATTGGCCTTGTGGTCTACATACCGCATCTTCGGTAACGTAGTCTTCGAAATCTCCATATACCATGCTAGAGCTTGCATAGGTAAATCTACGAACACCGTGTTGAACTGCTTTTTCTAGTAGCATCAAAAGTCCTGTACTCATCACAGTGCTACCCCAACAAGGATTAGCATTAACTACTTTCTGCCTGGGAAAACTTGCTAGATGAATAATGGCTTCGATGTTATGTTTAGGTAGCAGCCAATCAAACATACTACCTTGAAGAATATCATTTTCATGTATTTCTACATCGCCGATTAATTTTTTACGCTCGGCGATGAGATAATCTAATTCTGCTTGAGGGATAATTCCATAGGTAGTACAGTTATCGTAAACAATAACCTTGTGTCCTTGATTATTTAATTTCTGTACTATGTTATGACCGATGAGGCCTAACCCGCCTGTAACTAAGATATTCATAGAGTAGCATCTTCTAATCCGGCAGTTCTAAGTTTTACAATATTACTCAACTGCCATTGTTTAATATCCAAGGCTTTGATAATGCCTAACCATTTATTTCTAAGCAAGGCAAAATCATTGATAATTTTTTCAAAATCAACAACGTCTGCTTCGCCCTCTACAAACTTTTCACAATCTCTAGAGGACAAAGCACGTTGATAGTTTTCGAGATACTTACGAAAATGTTGGCTACGAAGTCGACGGAGCTCAATGTTTAGATATTCAAGTATAGCTTCAATTTCTTGAAGTTGATTAAATCTATTTTCAACAATGCCAGGCATCGCAGCAGAGGCTCTTTCAATGTTTCCCGCTATGCGAGCATCATTCTTCGCTGCTAATAATTCAGCCTCATAGAATGCCACAGCATCTGGTATATTTGAAATATCTTTTGAAACTCGATCGTACCAGTTCATTAATCCTCGTCTTCGTAATAATCTTCGTCGTCATCCGATGGATCATCACCATCCATGGCATAGTCAAGAGCATCATCTAGATAAGGATCGATGCCTTGTAATCCTTCTAGTATAGAAGTTTTTATGCCATGATCTAGCAATGTGTTAACATAATCGGCAGCAACATCTTTACGATATTTTTCTGGAATGTGTTCAATCATCACGCTCCAGAGATCTGCAATTAAATCTTCCTTCATTCAGCGGTCTCCAAGGTTGGTGTAACAGTATTAGTTATCTCTGTTGAAGAATTTTCACCGACTTTTGAAAAGTCAGCCATAACAATATCAAGACACCCGCCTTCGTTTCTTTCCCACTCTTTTCTATATAATTTTAATATCTCGCCGTCTTTGCTGACGTAAGATAATCTGTTACCATCTTTCTTAAGAAGATTTTTTGCTTCTGCTAAGTCTGTTAACCCGCTATATGGATTCATACCTGTTTCGTAAGGAATCTTTACCTGTACACTTTCAAAAGGTTTTGCATATCGTGTTTTCATAATCTTACAGGCAGCGCGAATACCTTTGACTTCTGAGATTTTGTTGCCATCCTCATCTTCTTTGAGCTTGAGTTTTTTCATAGCAACAACAATACTAGACGCATAGATAAATCCTTGTCCGCCTGAGATTTTATCATCGGGGTCAAACATGTCTTGACTGGCATAGGTATGATTAGTTGCCACCAATCCAACATTTGCACTACCAAACATGTTAACACAGTTACGAACCAATGCTGTTAAGGCCTTGGGCTTACGACCCATGTCACCTTTCAAATCACCTGCTTCGAACTGATTGACATCTGTGGGAGTCAACAACATTCCCAAAGAATCAATAACAAACAGCACCTTAGGACGATCTTCTTCCGGCATGCCTTTGTATTCTGCCATGAACTCATTTATGGTTTTGGCCACATCGTCAATCATTGCCATGTTCAACTTAAGCAATTTATCTTCCGAAGTATCGACATTAAGAGCATGCAGCCATTTTTCATCTAAGGCATTTTCTGAGTCAATCAGCACAACAAAAATTCCTTGTTGTTGTGCATGTCGAACTAGGTTGCCTGAACAGATAAATGATTTTCCTGCACCACTCTCGCCAGCAAACACAGTAACTTTACCTAGAGGGACTCCCCTATGAAAATCACCACTGATTAGATAATTGAGAGCATAGTTACCTGTGCTGACCCAATCTGTGGGATCATTAAAACCAATACTAAGACCTTCGATATTTTTAGTAAGGCTTTTTCTAAATTTACTTACATCGAATGCTTTTGCCATATTAGTTGTCTAAGTCCATAGTGTTGTACTCTTTGATTAATTCAATGAGTTCTTGTTCTGTATTACACACAGTCTTGGCGGTCTTCCATTCTTCTTTTTTGTCGCGGCCACCGATCTCAACCATCCATGCATTGTCATAACGATTGATAGTGATACTTTCATTTACTTTTGCCAGTTTGTTTAATTTTGCCATTTTATATTCTCCTAATAGGTGTGAGAACTTGGGCGTGTGACTAGATCACAGAGGCCCGAGCCGTGTTTATTGTTTTTGACGATTGCGAATCATTGCCAATATATCTTGAGCACGTGATGCGCTTTCATTAGATGCCGCTGGTGCCGCTGTTGGCGTTGGCGCCGGAGCACTAGCTGGTTCGTCGTCTTGGTCTTCGTCTACCGGAGCAGAACGAGCAGATGTTTTAGCCACTGGATCACCTGTGGCAGCACTCATACCTGCTGGCTTGAAATACTGACCCCAACGTTCCATGTCATAGGCTTCGCCGTCTACAGATGCTTCAAACATTTCTTTCATGACCTTAAGTTCAACATCAGTTGGCTTCTTTGGTAAGAATGCTGATAGGTCGAATAGGTTATGAGTCTCAATGGCTGCTTTTTCAATATCAGTCAATGCACGTTCTCTGCGACTCCACTTACTAGTAGAATAGTCTGCAAATCCGCCTTTACTGGTTTTTGCGATGCGGAAATCAACGCCTCTAAGATAGTCAGTTGGCAGTTCTTCCAACTCAGGATCCATTAGAGCAGAACGGATGATTTGATAGATCTGAGGACCGATGATAAATCTACGGATTGGATTTTCTGGTGTTGTATCTTCCTTTAGTGGATCTTCGACAATAAATCCTTGGAAGATGTATGAACGCTTCTTCCAATACTTACGACCCATTTCTTCTAGGCTCTTGTCTTTGAACCAACCACGTACTTCGCTAAGGATTGGACATACTGATCCATCGTTGTACATTTCAACGCAGGGCACCTGCACCTGTACTTGACGTGAATCTGTTTCACCTTTTACGCCTGCGAACGGCAATTTAATCATCGCACGTTCTACCCAAAAGAATGTGTTGTTAGGATTGCCATCAGGTAAGAACCGTACCACGGCCTCTTTGCCTTCTTGCATGTTCCAATGTGGGTAAATTGCGTTGTCGCCACCGCCGGTGGAGTTTCCTGTAGACTTGTTTTGTGCTTCTTGAAGTTTCGCACGGATTTCTGCTAATGTTGCCATTTTAATCTAGCCTCCTATATTTTGCCTTAAAATGTATGCCTTGCGCATATGTATATTATGCGTATTTTATTTAGCAAGGTCAATGATTTTCTAAATATTTTTTGCCAAAAGAAAAGCGGGTCATGCCCGCTTTTCCTTATACTTCAGCAATGCTAACTGTCTTGCTAAAAACAATCTCCATTTAATATATTCTGGAAGATCGTCATCTTCGTCGGGTTCTTCTATTCTTGGGCGTCTGTAACTTCGGTGAACAGCATCATCAAATGCTAGCTCGACTTCTGATTCATCGGCTGTTAGAACATAGACCCTATGAGGATTACTTCTTAGCAGGCTCTGCCTTTTTGTCGCTTTTGGCAGGCTCAGCTTTCTTTTCAGCGGGTTTGGCTGCTGATGCTGGTGCTGCTGGTGCTGCTGCGGCCGGCTTGGCTTCTGCTTTCTTTTCTTCTTTCTTTGCTGGCTCAGCTGCAAAAGCTGTGACTGCAAATAATGATGCGATTACTAGAGCTACTTTCTTCATATTAATCTCCTTAAAGTTTATGAAGTACTAATTTACTACAATTAGTTTGATACCAATACCCATCGATAACAATTACAATAGGCATCGAGAATTTGTTCATATCTATATCCGTACGGTGGGACTGGAAACGGAACAGATGTAGGATTTGGTGGTTGTTGTACGATAACTGTGGGTGGTTGTGGTTGTGGTCTGTTGGCTATAACATATCCTGCTACACCCCCCAATACCAAAGGTGCCACCCAACCATAGTGACCGTGACCGTGATGATGATGATTTGGATTGGCTTGACTTGCGGTAGCTGACATCATTAATACAGCTAATGTAACGGAAACGAGTTTTTTCATAAATGTTCTCCTGTTGTCTAACTACTTACTATTATAACGCCACAGAGAGATTTTTCGTTGACATTTATTGTAAATTTGTGTAACACATTTTTATCCAAAAGAAAGGGCACCGAAGTGCCCAATCTATCTGCTACATATGATATTAAATTCTTGCTAGTTCTTTAATACGTGCCAATTCAGGATTATGCTCTGTGGTTTGCTGCGGAGCCATTCTTTCGACAAATTTACGAGCTACCGACTCTGCCTGTTCACCAAATTTCTTGCCTACCATCAATGCTACACCTTCTGGGCCTTTTGGAAATGTTCCAGAATCTCTGTCATAGAATGAAGTGATAAATTCTGCGAGTTCTTGTACATTTAATTGTTCACTGCCTTCACCTTTATAAGTGCCTGCACGTTTTTGAAAATCTCGTTTATGTCGATCATCGTGTTTCTTTGTATCCGGTAAACGATATTTGTCAGTGCCTTTGCCTCTCTGGGCCGGTGATAGATCGTAGTCGTCGGCCTTGTCATATTCAGGATGATTAGGATCGCTGGCCTCTTCTGCAGGACCGTTAGGTTCTCCTGGATAAGAATCGGTGGCGTCGTTGTATTCTGTTTCTGGTTCTTCAGTATAATCGCCAAAGTCTAGTTGTTCCAATGTCTCTGGAGCATTTTGTTCTAACCAATCTTTAACAAGGCCTCTAACACAACTGTCGGGATCTTCTTTACTGATTTCTTTAATTTGTTTGAATAATTTAGGATCATCGATTATACCCTTTAGACTTTGAATGGCATTAGTGCCATCTACACCTGCAGGAAAATGCTGTCCTACTAATTCTTGTAATTCTTTCACTGCCTGTGCTTGTTCTTCGCTGTCTTGGCTTGTGATCGCCGATTCCTCTCCTAGATTCATTATCCATGATTCGAATTTTTCAAACGGATCATCGGATTCATCTATCTCTATTTCATCATTAATATTTTCGTTGGTTGTCATTGCGACTATGTCGTCATAGCCTAAGGTATTTTCTTCCTGCATCAGGCGGAACAATACCGGAAAAACTGATTTAATATCTTCTTTGAAATTCTTTACAGTAAATTGTTCTGTATATTGATTAATTACTTCGTCAGGAACTTCTACTTGTTCTTGTGCCTGAAAATTTTCTTTGTATGCTTCATAGTGACCTTGTTTTGCTAATGCTTTGATTTGTTCTCTTAGACTATCAAGGTAATGTGAACTTCTTTCAACAATATTATTATTGTCAGTATTCATTAGATCATTACGAACTACATAATTACCAAAACTTTTTAAAGCAGCGATTTCTTCGCTCATCCTTACTATACTTTTGCCAATTTCATCATAGGGTACACCGCCGTTGGCAACGTGTCGTTGCATAGCACGAGCACCTGCAAGATGTATAAACGGATACTTAAATCTTTCTCCGTCTTGATTTTCGACAAACAATGCTGAAATATTTCTAGTTCTTGCACCAGGCTGGCTATCGTCTGTAAGGGCCTTGTTGTGTTTGATAATCAATCTTGTATCCATTAATTTTTGATAGCTCATAGTGCTGCTACCGTACATCATACTTTCACTGACGTTCATTGTATTTTCTCCAACTGGTTTCACTAGAGTATTAGCCTGTGGTTTTTGAGGTTGATTATGTTGACTCAAAAAAGCGTAATCTCTCTTATCTAAATTATCTTTGGCGATATCTCTGGTATCGAACGCCATTAGTCGTCTTTTGGCAAACACACGAAGTTCTTTTAAGAATCCGTACCAATTAGTCTTTTGATTGCCGTCCATGGATTCTGTTATTCCTGAACTGAAATAAACTTTCATAGAATTAGGTTCAGCAAGGCTGATGCTGACATGTCCTATGGGAGTTTCACCTTCCATGTAATCGAAATCAAAAAATCTTGCCTGTTCGGGGTTAATAGTAATTTGGCCCATTTCGTCGCCTAATTTAAGGCCCTGAAATCTGCTTCTTACTTTATAAAATAAATCTGTGGCAATATTGTTTGTTGCGTCCATAAGTATATTTATTCAAAAACCGCTGCTGACGAATATAGGCATAGGCAGTTGATCTTCAGTTAATTTATCCGTCATTTTTTCGTAGATCTTAGGATCCCAGTCGCTGAGTATGTTAGCCATGCGCATGATCAACAGTGTAGCCGAGACAAGATCATCATGCTCGCCTTTTTTAGCTCTAAATCCTACCCCAGTGGCCACGTATGTTTTAAGCTCGGATACCAACGGTTTACTGTATACAGCCATTTTTTTAGTTTCAAGCAAATGTTTTAGTTGGCTACAGGCTAGAATCTTAGACTTGTGTGTGGTATTAAAACCTTTGCGGAATCTACGCACATGCCCTTTGCGTATAGGTTCCGATAAGAATAATCCTGGAATATTTTCTTCTCCCAGGTTCTGGATACAGATCAAAGCACTTTCTCCCACGGTATTATTTTCTACAGAATAATAAATCTGGGGATGTCCGCCTTTTTCTTCTCCTTGTGTCTTGATATAGTTACAAATATCTCTTAGATGTTTTGTCTGCGTTTGTATAGGAGTCAGATTATGGCGCCATTCTGCTACCTGTTCCATGCTAGGCATTTCATAGACCTGTATAGCGCCATAATCACCACCTGTACCTAGACTAGGATCCAGCGCCACTAGATATGTACAGCGAGGATCAATTTCTTTATACCAACGTGTTTGTCCCATGGTCATCATAGGATCTATACCTTTTAAGTCTGCTAGTTTTACTGCGTTGATTAGAGTTTCATCAAAGATCAAGAATTCACAGTCAAATTCTCTACGGAAACGTTCGTCACCGATCTTAGCCCTTTCTACTTTAGCCCACTCTTCGTCGCGATCCGGATGCTCGTTCCAATGTGCGAAATACGGAAAGAAACCATTTACACCCACGGTCTGTTCGTTGCCATATTCATCAAACTTATTATTTGCCTCAGTCCATATCATAGCGAATTGATCTTCGTCTGAGTTTGGTGTTGATGTGATAATACACTTACCACCTGTTGATAGTGTTGGTGACAGTGCAGTCCAGAACTCTTTGGCTTTTTCTGGGGGTTGGACGAATGCAAACTCGTCGCAATAGATTAAAGAAAGAGATTTACCACGACCAGTATTTTCTGTGGTTGTGGTTGCCTGTATACGAGCCCCATTGTCGTATTCAATAGTGTTTCTATTGTAGCTATGTACTCCTGCACGTATAAAGTCGGGCAGGTTTTCATAACCATAACGATAGCGGTTCATGATGTCCTGCGCACCTTCATATTTGTGAGCAGCGATAAGAACCTGTGCTTCTGGTACAAACATAGTGTACCATAGAAGATAACCAGTTGCACATGTGGTCTTACCCATCTGACGCGGCAACATAGCTATGGTTTGTTTATTATCGTGATATGCTTTGAGTAATCTTTCTTGATATTCGTAGGGTTCAAATTTTATAGCACCACGTGTAGGATGCTGTATTTTTAGAAAGTTTTTACAGAAGTAAAGAGGGCCCTCCACTGGATCTAAACATTTTTCTAAATGTTCTATCTCCTCCAGTGTATATCGATCTTTTTTATGCGCCTTTTTAATTAAGACGCCATCTAATGATTTTCCCATACTGTATTTACTGAAAAAAATAGGGCCTTACGGCCCTATTTGATATCGTATTTGATTATGCTAGAGTCAATGATGTGGCAAGAGTTACATCGGTACCAGTAACATCGATACTGTTAACACCCACTGCTGTGCCCATAGCACGGATACGTGCCTGTAGCTCAGATGCACTGTTGATATTTTTATCCATTACAACATATATCAATCCAGTATTAGCATCTACTACAAAAAATGCCAACGGATTTAATTCTTTAACGATGTATTCAACCGCTTCGTCAATGGCATCATCCTCAGCTCTTAGGTCTCTATTAGCGTTAGCTGCATTTTGTACCTGAATCACAAACATATTGCAGTTATCCATGTACAATGTTCCTACGGTATTTCGTAGGCCGTTTACTCTTGTAAAGGCTCCCATTATTTCACTCCCTTAGATTCATTTAATCTTCTCATTAATTCTGCGCGAATTTGAGAACGAAGATCTGTAGATTCAGCAGCCATAGGATTGTCTCCCCTATATGGTTTATCACTGAAACTCTTCTTTGGTTTATTAAGATCATTACCGTTTGGTACGGCTGCATCGATGTCTTTAACTTCTGGTTCCGCACCGCCTATAGGAGAATTACCATATGCTTCGTCTTTATCTTCGTCATCCTCATTATCTTCCGGACCGCTGATTTTAACAATAGGTCCGTCATCATCATCATCTGATTCTTCGCTGTCATCCTGATCAAGACCTGGCAACATTTTCAAAGGAGATGTATCTGGTTTAATACTCATAATGCTGGGCTCTGCACCCATCGAAGGTAAAGGTGGTAATTCAGGTTTGTTCATATCTGGATTTACCTTGGCCACTAATTTCATAATTTGTTCTATGTGGTCCATTCCCTGAGCATTTAGATTAATACTTAGGCTAGGGTGAGCTGGTGGCGGCTGATCCATCGGAGGTTGGCTTGACATAGGACCCATAGTCGGAGCAGGCATGCCGCATTCTTCTCCCACAGGTTGATCCAACTGCTGCATCTTTGCTAATAATCTTTGAAAATCCATTTAATTAACTCCCTAAGGCGCTTTTTGCACCTGCTTTATCTTGTTTGGCCTTAGGCAGCTTGTATTCTGTCTGCACACCATCTTTTTTTCTTTGCTTGGCGGCCTTGTCTAAGTCTTTTAAAAACCCCTTGTTGAAATCGTCTCCAAAATAGTCTTTATGTTTGACATTGTCTTCTTTTGTTGCAACTTCTTCTAGGTCTGGTTCATTGCTGTTGCGGATCTTGAAATAAGTTTCATCTATACCAACAGATTTGATATCATTGGCAATTTCAGGCACTGTAATAGGATATTCACATACGACCTCAAACATATGTACTTCACAGTTTTTAAGAGTCGGAAAATCCATAGGTTGCGCCTGTATCGGCGTAGAATTTATCTTGCTTAGTTTAGATACTTTACATCTATCTAAGCTGGTTTTTAGATTTTCTACAAAAGACTCGGGCAAATCTCCAGCAACTTTGATCTTGAAGCTGTAGGTTTTTTGACTTTCGGCAAGGTATTCTTTAAAAGTTTTCATAGTAGTATTTATTCCTTTTTGCTTAATTTTTTAAGCAGTTCATTACGATCACTTATCACATATCCCTGACCATTTATTACATTATCGTTGGATTCTTCGTTGTTGTCCTTGTCGATCTTATATTTTTTAAGTTGAAGATCTACTGCTTTGAGTTTCCTATCTATCTTTGCAGCTTTGGCATCGATAGCGTTTTTCATCATAGTACCAGCAACTTCGAATATACGTCCAGCATATCGTACTTCTACATTCATGCCAAGATCCATTAGATCATCATAGGCATCTTCTGCTTTTTTAGACAAGGCGTCTAATTCTTGTTCGTCTAGAGTATCTAATTCTTTGATCGCTGGTAATTCTTGAGTAATTTTAGCCACTGCTGCATAACTCTGATCTAGGCTTTTTACTTCGTCGTGCTCTTTGATCTTAACCTCTTCTACTTCTTTTGGGTCAGGCTTAGTATCCTCTAGATTAAATAATTCTTCTAACTTTTTAGTCATATTGTACTTATCTGCGTTTTGAGCCTTGATGGAAAATATCGCCTTCGTTGACTACCCTAAATCTAATACCCTGTTGTTTGCACCAGGCCACTGCGGCTTCCCATTTGGCTAGATTTTTCACATATTGTTCTTGATTATACTGACTCTTGCCAACAGATTCTCGAATAGTTTGGCTCTGCGGTTTAACTTCTACTACTTCGGCATGCTTACGTCCATTTTTGTCTTTATAGACGACAAAAAAATCAGGCACATATATGGTGTACTTGCCTGTTAGCGGATCCCTGTATGGAATCTGTATGCTTTCGCTGGCCCAATTTTCTACCCCAGGGTGTTCATCTAACATACGCATGAACACGAACTCCCACGAACTCCTAGCCAGTGGTGTTTTCTTCCCTACATATTTCGCAGGGTTTTTCATTTCAAATCGACCCTGTGCAAATCTAGGCATTAAGCAGCAATATTCCTTGTTTGATTTTGTTTATCTACTGTGACCACACGAAATCCTAATGTGCTGCCTACTCCGCGATTATTATTAAGAATTTCCCCTACTAATGCACTGATCTGAACACTGTCAAATCCCTTGAGAGTATCTAATATCTTATAAATCGGAATACCTTCAAGTTTGGCCTGTTTGAGCAGTACCACTGCCACAGAGCTAGCCGCGTCCTCATCAAATCCCCTTGATTCAAAAAATCCCACAGCAGCGGTAACTTCGTTAGCAGCAAATTCAAGCGGACTTTTTCCGTAGGTATCAAAAAAAAGTTTTGTTGCAGATCCACTGTCTTGGATCGCTACAGCTGGTAAATTTGTAGACACATTAATTTCCTGTTAAATTTCTTTGTACGGCAGGGGTATTTGTATTGGTTCCTGAATTTTTAGGAAACGCTGCTCCAACCACACCGCCCACAGTATTCACTATACCCGATACTGTAGAAGGGCTGCTGAGTATGTTTACTACTTCGCCTTTGATGCTGGCACTACTGAGATTACCTATATTTTTAGCTGTGTTAACTGCCTTTATGGCTGTGCTGAGAAAACTTCCAGGACTACTGAATGCTGTGCCGCCGGCTACATCTCCAAATATACTTTCTATGCCATCCAAGACGCCGCCTTCACCGAATAAATTTGAAACACCGCCGCCTGCCACTGTCAGTGGACTAGGAACATTATCATAATATAGGGTAGCAAAACCTTTTGGAGTATCTACACCAACTTCCCCGGAAGAATAAACCACCGATTCGTACTCTAGGTTCATGGTCATTTCGTTGAATTCGCTTGCGGTATAATCGACGGCACCATGCTGCCATGTAGTGATCTTAGGGTTAATTAAGGTATAGCCTAAGAATCTTCTTCGACTCATTGTATAGATGCTGACAGATGTAAAGAAATCTGCTGATTTACCTTGCTTGTCTAGGCCATATCTAAAGGCTGTTCTGGGATCTCCTTCGGCACGTAGATTAGTTTTACTAAATGCACTATCGGGATTATGTCTATCTTGAACATATGTTCCCATATAGATAGCCCATAATGCATTCATAATACCTTGACTATCGTCTCTAAAGGTCATAGTTAATGGTTCGTATGCAAAATTTTTATAAATTACATGCTTACGATTGTATTGATTCTTAGTTACAGTATCAAATTTATACTTAGGTAAATCTGTGCTCTTAATCAAATAGCCAATTTCATCTGCATGTTTATTGCCGAATGTTGTAGAATCAAGAACTGATTTTTCTATTTCAAATCGCACATAGAACATGTACTTTGTTCTTGGTGCTAGTCGATAGTAATTAGGTAAGAATAATTTTGAAGCATGGCGCCAGTCGGCGACCACACCCTTAGGATTGGTCAATCCCTGTACTACGCCACCCAAGAAGCCGCTGACTCCTCCGGTGACTATACCGTTTCTACCGCCATTGAGAAATCTTGTAAATGCATTTGCCATACAAATATTTATGCCACAAAAAAACCCAGAAATTATCTGGGTCCTTTTGAATCAATTTAAAAATTAACGACGTCCAGTTACGGTTTCGCCGATAGTTCTTCCTACTAGAGCACCGATACCTCTTTCGATACCAGAACCAGTAGCACCTGCAAATTGTACAGCGTTATCGTATTTGATAGTTAAAGCAACAGTCATTGGCTCATTAGTTGCATAGTTAGCATCACCGTAGTCTGCGCTAGATAGGAAACAACCATATAATTCCCATTTTTCAAGGATTGCTGGTTCTAAAGCACCGTTACCACCGTCTAGTACTTCGATATTAGTTTGGAACTTATAATCGATACCAGAACGTGCAGATGCTTGTTCCATGAAATCAAATTGTTTCTGAACTTGCTGACCGACTAATTTCTGGATTTGTCCGTTAGCATCATCTCTAAGATTGATGGTTACATCTTCCCAGCTAGGCTTACCTGCTAGTTTTACCTTGGAGTTATAGATATCAATAGCCATTTCTTCGAAAGTGACCACTGGTCTTTTAACATCAGCGACTTGTTTTGTTAATTCAGTGCTGGCCTCAACTCCAAAACCCAATAATATCACCCTAAAGCGATATTTAAGTTTAGGCATTAGCAACGCTGTACCGCTGTTACCGTTGCTTGGCGGAACTGAAATCCTATTTAATGAAGTTAGTGCCATTTTTAAATCTCTCCTGTGTTCTTGATACGCAATGGTATGTAGATAAATTCAACTGCTTTGGTTGGTTCAATAGCAATGTCTACATAAAGTTCATTACGATCAATTCTGCTTGGGGTGTTATTACTGTCGTCACACACCACAGCAAAGTCGTACAGAGCTCTTAGACCTACCAACTCTAATAACAGGCTTTCTACAGCACCTTTGATTTCGTCTCTGGTAATCTTGTCATTTGGTTCAAAGATATACGGACGAGCTAGTTTGTTTAATTGGCTACGTAGGTAGACCACCAAACGTGCAACGTTGATTCTGTCTAGTGCAGAAGCATTTCTAGCACGAGTTTTTTGACCATATGCGACCAAGCCTACACCAACAAAGAACGGAATAGGATTAATCTTAAGATCATACAATGTGTCACGTTGACCTTCATTCAACGCAACGCTTTGGAACTCACCTGAACTTGCATCTATGTAACCAACTGCTGTAGCATTAGTAATTCCGCCACGACGTGTACCTGCTGGAGCGAACCATGGATAAGAAACTTGATCGCTTAGAGCGATAGTTCTTAGCATCATATGGCTTGCAGGAACAACTGCATTTGAACCACCTAGGTCAGTGGTAAATCCGTTTGGATAATATACTGCGCAGTATTCGTCATAGCTAACAATGCCTGTGTCGCCGTTGTCTAGTGCGCCATTAGCATTTGTACCGTAGGATAATAATGCTGTTGAATTGCTAGGTAAACGCAACGGTGTATCACCAACAACGAATGCTGTTACTCCACGGTCTAGATTCAAGTTAATTAGGTTGCTGAGTGCTTCAGGATATCCTGGGCAAGCAATTAAATTAAAGTTTCTACGTTCTTCGTCACGTGCCTCTTCGCTGGTGTCAATTACACTCTTCAATTTTTGAACTACTAATGCACGTTGAGCCTTACGCCCGAAGCTGCCAGAACCGTCTTCGTTATTAGGAGAAGCTGTTACCCAACGGTCGGTTGCATAACTGCTCATACCGTCACCTGCAGTTGGGAGATTACCTAAATCGCTGTTAGCTGCTTGATATCTCACATTGTCGCTGGCTGTGTCGATGTAGTTATTTGCATAACGCTTGACATTGCCACCGCTACGACGTAGATTCCATAGCAACATACCTTTTGGATATAGTACTGGGTCTGGACAATCTGGATCTACATAGTTTATACTTAGAAGTTCTTTAATTGAACCTTCTGTATTTCCTGATGCACCACTTATACCGAATCTAGCATCTGCAAACAATACACCTTCTTCTGTGGTTTGATCTGTCTTGTCTACCAACTGCCATCTTTCGGCTACGGTAGTCCCTGCGTCTGGATTATATCTGTAAATTGTTGGGAAGTTTTCCATGTCGGCAGTACTGATCCATAGATCACCTGCTACAAGATTGCTGGTACCGTCGCTTTGTTTAGTAGGCATACTTGCTGCTACAATAGGACCGTTATCATCAGTTCCCGCATATGGAGACGTTGAGTGTTTATAGCCTACCCAAATCTCTCCGTTATGTACCATGATGTCAACTTCACCGAAGTTTGGTGTGTACCATAGTTGTCCGTCTTCTGGTTCTGCCAATGGTGCATCTCCGGATGCTGCGAATCTTAATTCGTCTGTGGCCAATGGTGCCCAATTTGTTGCCAGGTACTCATTAGTTTTGCTGCTAGCAACATATCCGATAGCACTGTCTACCAAAGACTCTACACTGTAGAAATTAGCTGTACCAATCCCCGTTGATGTGCTGTAGGCTGTAAAAATATTATTCAGTGGTGTTCCAGTACCGTCATCAAATCTCATATCACCACCTGCTTTGTGTGTGATTTGAAGTTTGTTATCTGAAGTCACTTCGGCTACAATGTGTACAAAACCTGCTGCATTAATAGCAGTTGCAATTTTATCTGCATCGGCAGCATTATGTGCCAGTGCGTTTCCATTGGCTGCTGTCATTTCTATAGTTTTATAAGAGCTTAGTGCTGACTCGCCTGCTAGAGATTCTGCTAGATCAAATGTATAATCGCCTGCAGTAAATGAACTCGATGTGATCGCTGCAGAAGTAATTACTGTAGCACCCGATGCACGTCTTTTCCAGATTCTAAATGATGCAGTTTCTTCTTGACCAACCTCTTCATTGGCATTAGACTGCACAAATAATGCATTGGCTCCAAGATTAACTCCGCCGCCACTTCGATCTAGATAGTATAGAGCAGAGTATGTGCTAGAATAGATAGGAGCTGAAATCTCAATCCATGTTTTAGTTGCTGAGTTCCAACGCTTGATTCTCCAACGAGCACCTAGATTAGGTTCTGTGGTCTTGATCCATACTGAACCCGACGGTCTAGGAGTAGCACCACTTGATTTCCATGTTGGAACTTGTGTATGAGGAGTCTGTTGTAGTGAAGGAGGATAGTAATCACCTGCGCTGATTCCAAGTGCAGCTAACACAGTGCCAGTACCAGACGAACCGCCTACGGTTAAAATACCTCTGCTGATAGCTGAAGAGTCAGATGCTGCTGAATCTGTACCGTCTACAAAAATCTGTAAGAAGCCTGCTGCAGAAACTTTTGCACTAATTCCTTGGCTGCTGCATAAACTGTTGATATTTCCTGCTAGTGTACTATAACTAGTTCCACCGCTAACGCTGATAGGAGTTCCATTTAGTGTAAAACTACCTGCTGGTAAAGATGTAGTGCCGCTGCCGGTGACTACTGGCCAGCTAGCTTTCCATTCTGGACTACCTACTAGTACCCATTGTCCCGGATCTACTAATGAACCGCTGGCATATGTGCCGCCTGGGCTTTTGAACCAAACTCTGGCCAATTCTTTACTGGCTGTAAATGATAGTAGATTATCTTCGCCTTTGACTGTTTCAAGAACTATAGCATAATCACCGATAGAACCAACTGATCCTTTTGGAGCATTGCTTTCGATCTTGGCCACATCTGCGTCTGTTAAAACGATAGGTGTCTTAAAGGCAAATTTCTGACCGCCTGTGGTAGTTGCTGCTGCACCATTCCATTCTTGGATACCCCATGTAGTTGCCTGTGTGTCTACCCACCAAGTGCCATCAATAGGTTCCGCTCCCGGGACAGTGGCTTGTGCTTCTAATTCGTCTAAGTTTACATCTGCACGTAGAATGAATGCTGCATTGCTAACGCCCAAGAAACTGTAAGCTGTTAATAGACCATATTCGTTTCTTTCCGAACCATGGATTGGAGTAGAACTTGCTGTCTTTTCGAAGAAAGGTACTCCATATGTGTCAACAAGTTCTCTCTGACTTGTGACCTTAAATACTTTGCCCGCATTGGCTGCGGTAGTGCCCACAGCAGTTCCAGTGCCTGCTGCATTAGATTTATTTTCGGCTGTAGCTATTACGATAAGTGGAGTTGTACCAGGTTCAGCTGGTGTATAAAAACTCTCATCAATTACCGTAACTTGTACGCCTGGGGATACTAGTGCCATACCTTATTCTCCTGGTAATAGTTGCTCATATTATTTAGCGGTAGTTTACAAAAACGGGCGGTTATACCAAAAGAAAAAGGGGCAGAAAAGGCTTAAATATTTTTATGAGACCCCTTTGTAAGTGTGGGCAAAGACCCAGAGCTATTAATTATTATAAAAAAGGCAAAGCCTACTATCGTAGGCTCTGCGAAATATGTTTGTCTAACGGAATATATCATGGTATTCCCCGTTGGCTCAGGCACGGATATAAGCTAAAGAATGTCTGTGACAAATGCGGTTATAAGAGTCCTCACAAAGAGGTATATAGAGTTTTTCATGTAGACGGGGACCTAAATAACTGTAGGCCCGCCAATCTTAAAACTGTATGTTGTAACTGTGCCCAAATATTAGGCAAAGAGGGTATCACCTGGAGACAGGGCGACTTGACCGCCGACTATTGATCTCATCTGTTCGTATAATGCAGATATAGTAGAATCGTTTTCTATGATATGATCAAAATCAGTACCTACCCATGCGGTTTCGGACGCATGTATTTTACGCATTTTGAGTTCATTAATAGCTAGATTACTACCTAATTGATTGGCAGCAAGAGCATACTGATACCATTCAGGTAGTGCTCCCCGAGTCACCCAAATAATTTTTCCGCCAGCATTACGTATGCTTTGTATTTCGTTAGGAAAACGACAATCTGAAATAACCACATGATCTTTAGAATTACGAAGTTTATTTTCGAGGCTGGCAATCCAGATATCGTCATGGAAACTTTTACGGCAAACTTCTGTGCCCCAGTATTGTAGAACCCAACGAGGAGTGAGTGTGGGCATATCTAAACGTTCTGCCCACCACGGATCTACTTGTTCACGCCATTCACGAGCTTCTTTAGTGCGCCCTTCTAACAGTGTTCGGTCCCATCCAAACACCGCGCTTACAGCATCTTTAAGAGTCGACGCAAAACTCTCCCGTCTAAACTCGTGAAAATTAACTAGATAGTCAGCGATGGTATCTTTACCGCTGCCAATAAATCCGCAAATACCTATGATCATAATTGTCTCCTATTATGATTATAATAAAGCCAATTTATTTTTTTGTCAAGAGTTTTAGACGCCGTATTTGTTCTTTTTAGGTTTGGCTACGGGACTAACATCGTTGACTGTTTTTAGTTCTTCTGATCCCTTGCCTGTACTGGTTGAAGCTTTGACGCCCATGATTTTTTCCGCGCCACGGCGTATTTCAGTTTCTGCTTCTGTATAATCTGCCATGGTAAAATTACTAGCGATAGTAGATTTTTTATCCATGTCTACTTCTGGACTACCAGCTAATGCTATACCAAATCTGTAGGCCATATATGGATGATTATTATTATCTAATGTATTATAGGTAGTAAGGTTATTCATCGATTGTTTAACACTCTTACGCAGAGGTTTAACATCTCTTCCTTCAGGTATAAATTCTCGTGCTCTCATGCTTAACCTATGATAAAAGTATAGCCAGATCCGCCCGGAACTAGAGTTTCTAATTCTTTGGTCAATCTTTCTAGATCAGCAGTGGCTTCTGATTTCATTGCTGCACCGTTTAGACTGCCGCCGCCTTGTGGTCCAGCGATCTGCGAAAATTTTTCACGTGCTTGACCCAACATCATCTTACAGTTTGCTAGGGTATAATCTTTGATCCATTGTCCTGCATAGGTGTCCTCTATGATGGCAAAATCAGGTTTGGTATTATAGACCCAAAGTAATATTTCTTCTTCGCCTCTTGGTCGCTGTTGTATCATCAATTTACGACTCTGTGGCTGCCATGTGAAGTTAATGAAAGATCCAAACATTTTTCCTACCAGTTCTTGATATTGGCTGAATAATTCATAGGTTAACAATCCGCCCATGTTAGTCGAACTCAGCAGATAGGTATTTGTATATGCTAGATTAAATGGTTCAAACACAGTGCCGCCTGAGCCGCTACCTGTCCTTGACCCGATACTTCTACGAAAGAGCTGTCTAACCTGTTGTATTTCTTTAGGTAGAATATATTCGTTTTTGTCTTTCTCGAGCATCAAAAAACAGTAACTTTCCTCTACAGCATTATCGCTGCGCTGACGGAAAACACCCAATGATCTATCTAGAGCTGTTTCGTAATGTAAAGGATCTAGTTCGATATCAATCATGCCGTCGCCCAGCATGGTTTTGCAGTAGTTGTAGACTGATTGTCTGGCTTGGTCATTAGTACTCATACAGTTATTTACCACTAAATATAAGACTATGCCAAGACTCTCGTTATACCGTCCCGAAAAGGGCAATGATTATAAGTTTATAGACAAAACTGTCTGGGAAATGTTCCAGATTGGCGGAACTGACTGCCTAGTACACAAATATCTAGGTCCGGGCTCTAGTCTGGAAAATTCGCCAACGACACCCTTGTATAATGAAACAGCAGTGACTCAGATACAGGACTTGCTGTTCTTAGAAAATCGAGATCGCAAATACGATCCCGATATCTATGTCATGCGGGGGGTCTATAATATACAAGATACAGATTTTAATCTCAGCCAGTTTGGGTTGTTTTTACAGAACGATACAATCTTTATAACTTTTCATATCAACGACACAATAGAAAAACTTGGAAGAAAAATCATAGCAGGAGATGTTATAGAATTACCTCATCTTAAAGATGAGTTCGCTCTTAACGACTTACAATTTGCTCTCAAACGTTTTTATGTTATAGAAGAAGTCACCCGTGCTGCTGAGGGATTTTCGGTTACTTGGTATCCGCATCTCTATCGTGCTAAATGTAAGCCTCTTGTAGACAGTCAAGAATTCAAGGATATCTTAGACGGCCTAGCTGATGAATCCGGAGAAGATGGTACTACCACTTTAAGAGACGTGATGAGCACCTACGAAAAGGAAATGCAGATCACGGCCGCTGTTCTTGATCAAGCTGAAGCCGACGCTCCTAAGAGTGGCTACGATACCACTAGACATTATATGCTTCAGAAGGATGAAAATGGTCGGGTAGAATTAGTCACTGTTGACAGTACTCAACTCGACGCTAGCGTTCAGACCAGGGCCACAGACGAGAACGGTAATCCTTTGTCGGACGAAAATGGTCGTCCTATATATGTGGGCCCCACATCGTCAACGATTTTTAGAAGTCCCGAATATAACGGTCCGATGATCGGAGACGGCGACGGACTTCCCCCTAATGGTGCTCCTTTTACTGCAGGTATAAGTTTTCCTTTACTACCCGCAGATGGTCAATATCATCTTAGAACAGATTATCTACCGAAAAGATTATTCAGATATAATGGCAGGCGTTGGTTAAAAGTAGAGGATGTAACACGAATGACTATGAGCAACATGGGCAACGAAGATGTGGTAGCGGGTGGTTCACCTAACGATGTTTTCCTAGATAAAGATGTAAGGTTGACTCAGAAAACATCATTTGTTAACAATGAAAAGATCAATACCATTAATGGTAAACAGATCAAAGAAAAACAGAGCCTATCAAAAGCTCTTAGACCCAAGGCAGACGAATAATGGATTTTTTTTATGATGGACAGATAAGAAGATATGTCACACAGTTCATGCGTGTGTTTATAGGCTTCAAATACAAAACCGGTGACGGCACCCTGAAACATATTCCCGTACTGTACGGTGATTTAACCAGACAAGTGGCTGCTATAATCAAAGAAAATTCAGAAAACAAGATGCCCACGGTACCAAGAATAGCCTGTTTCATTTCTGGTCTAGAAATGGACACCACGCGATTAGCAGACGCTAGTTTTGTCAGCAAATTAAACATACGCGAACGTTCTTGGAACGAAGTTGATGGACAGATACAATACCAAAATATCCAGGGAGGCGGATATACTGTAGAAAGACTTATGCCTACTCCTTTCAAATTAAAAATGAAGGCAGATATTTGGACTTCAAACACCGACCAAAAACTCCAGATAGTAGAACAGATACTAATGTTGTTTAATCCTAGTTTAGAAATTCAAACCACTGATAATTATATTGATTGGACCAGTCTAAGTGTATTGAATCTTGTCAGTACCAATTTTAGTTCTAGGACTATTCCTGTAGGAACAGAATCTGATATTGACATTTGTTCTCTGGAATTTGAAATGCCGATCTATATCAGTCCGCCAGCTAAGGTTAAAAAATTAGGAGTGGTAAGAAATCTAGTTATGAACGTTTTTTCTGAAACTGGAGATATATTAAGTCTAGATGATTTGGTCTATGATGGCGATAACAGTAATTCTTCTCAACGTTTTGTGCAGGGAAATTGGAGAGTATTGCTGTTAAAGAGCAATAACGGCGAAGCTACTGACTATGATGTTTCTATAGTTTCTCCTGGAGAAGTTATCGCTGCCACAGGTATTGATCTTCCAATTAAGCAAGGAGATCGTATAGATTGGAATACAGTCTTGGATAATTTTGGTGGCTATATTTCAGGTATCAGCAAAATTTTCTTTTTACAAGTTGACGGTACTGAAATCGGAGGTACATTTATAGTTAATGAACTAGACCCCACATATCTATTAGTTAGTATCACAGATATTCCTTCAAATACAGTTATCTATAGTGAGATTTATCCGTCAGGTCGAACCACAGTTGATGCCATAGTTGATCCATATAAATTTAACCCCAAGAGACCTAACAAGGAAATGTCGGACCAGACTATAACCACCGGTACAAGATATCTAGTATTAGACGATGTTAATAACAGCCAAAATGTAGGCAGTACGGTCGCTCTAGACCCAAATTGGAACTATGATGGCCCGGATGCTTGGAAAAATTTAAACGGATCTGATCCGGTAATACGTGCTAATACTATTGTAGAATGGAATGGCACTGCATGGATTGATCTACTGCCGGTTTGGACTATGAATCTTTACCCATTCTCTAATGTACTGCGTTATTCGGTAGGTCAAATCATTATCTATGACGGTGTTACATATCGAGTTAAAAATAATATTTTAGATTCTGATAATATCATTATTCCATCCGACAGCGAAAACTTTGAAATTGTAACTCTAATATTTCAAAATTTAAAAACCGGCCTTCAATATCGTTGGAACACCGACGGTCAGTGGTATAAGAGTTTTGAAGGTGAATATGCTTCAGGATATTGGAGATTTGATCTCGATCCTCAATAAGTAAAGGTATGCAACAGCGTGCCGGATTACTTTTTCTTGCTAAAAATAGCAGTAGAATTTTTCTCATTTTAGAAGATGAAAAATGGACTGTGCCTACCTTCGCTAGATCTGGTTCATTGCTGGAAGATGCTCAACAGCTTTTAACTAGATATTCCATGGGTAAACTTTTACCTATAGAACTATATCTCAGCGAAGATCGAGGATTCGAATACGGAACCTATGTATGCTTAGTTGAAACTGAGTTTTTCGCTGCCACAGATCGTACTATTTGTTGGAGTAATTTAGATTATCTTCCAAGGAATTTACACAGTGGCCTAAAAACTACATTAAATAATCAGCTGATCCGAGCAAAATTAGAAACTATTTTGGTACTAGAAAAAAATGATTCCATCACTAACAACAAATCCTAAATATATCCAAGATTATAATAGATATGTCACTGAGATCAATGCTATCACAGACGAATCTCTCAGAATAGAATTATTAAATTTATTAGGAAAGCTCAAAGAGCAGGTCGGATATGTTGATAAAAATCATCAACAATTATTAATCAGTGGCAGAATACCTACAGAGATCTCAGACATACGTGCCAACATCATATCGATCAAAAAGTCTATGGACTCTAAGATCGATATGTGGAAACGTTCTAAATTTATTGTTAGGCCTGAGCCTCACCCCAACGAAGAATAATACTGGCCGGATTTGCTGTTCCAGATATCTTATAGATATTAATAGCTAATACGTCTGGTCCATTAGGGAAAGCTCCTCTTCCGCCAATTGCAGTAGTGGTTAGTTCCTTCAATTGAGTTAGATCTAACGAAGTGGTATTTCCTGGGTTAGTAACGAACGAAAATACCTGTTCTCCCGGCAGTGCATATTGAGGATCACCAAATTGGAAAGTCACTGTGGCTGCTGCGGCAACTGAAGTATTAGAAGACTGGGTAAAGGTCACACGTTGTACAGTAGTCGAACCTAATCTTCTTGACGTCACAGTAGAAATCGCTGTACCTGCTGGAAATTTAGTGTCTGATGTGGCCACCCTAGTACCTGTTGTGGCACCTGAAGCATTATAACTAGCAGAAGTAAAGAACAAGTAATTAGTATTAGAGTAGCTGGCTGCTGTTCCTGAAGCCTGTACAGTAATCGTTTGATTACTATTTCCGCCTGTGGTATTATTACCATTACTACTCATGACTATTCTAGTATACAACACACCGCTGACTCTAGCATAGCTGGTAGACACTGTCTGTATGGTCTGATTAGCTGTAATAGAGCCGGCCAATGATAATACATCTCCAACAGCAGCATAAGATGCAGTCCAATCGCTGTCGGTCATTAAAAAATCACTCCTTGCTGTGCTGATCGCATTGGCATAACTAGTACTGATACTGTTAGTCACGACCAATGAGATATTTGAACCTGTACCGGATGTGTTCTGAGGCACCGAGTTCATAACGATCCTTGTGAATCCGCTGCCTTGATAGGATGGAGTGATAGCCGTGATACTTCTTCCGGTGCCGAGGTTGTTGTTTAGAACAAATGTTCCCTGTGGATTGTTACCGGTATTTGTAGTAAGAGCTGATCCATTGAGTTCTGTTAGTGTAAAAGTAGTTGAACCGTTGGTAACAGATATTTTGTAAGTTGTTGTACCTGTATAACCTAATATCGTTCCATTAGCAGGATAATTAGTACCGCCTCCAGTGAGGGTAACAGTCATACCTACAACTAATGTTGTACTATTACAATCAAACTGTCCGCTGAAACCTATAATTCTTACATTAACCAAGGTTCCTCCTGCATTCTGTGCCAGTGTATCTCCTACCCTTAACGGGGTAGTAGACAATAAGGCATTATATGCAGCATTGGTTATTACAAAATCAGTTCTAGCAGTGTCTAATGCACCATTATAGCCGCTTAGACCAGCTGGTTGGCTCACTGCGGTTATATTGTTTGTGATCGTAGAAAATGCTCTAGCAGTAGTGGTAGTGGTCAATGCACCTTGTACTGTAGCAGTAGATGTTGTTGCAGGTACGCCGCCCCAGTTAATAGAACCGCCCAATGCGATCTGTGCAAAACTTGGTTGGCCGCCAGCACCGGAACTGGCTAATCCGGTCCAGGTAATCAAAGTTGGGTTAGTAGGATAGTTTCTAGGATTAAGGATACCTTCAATAATAATAGACCCAGAGCCAGTATCTGAAGTCACTGATATTTCATTTAACAATAACTGTGCTCTGTTTAACAGATCGCGCTCGCCTAGGTCTCCCACTAGAGCGTTGGAAACACTGGGAGCCAATCTAATTAAGAACGCTGTTTGTTTGGTTAATCCCACACTCAGACCTGTGGCCGCATAGTTGAATAGATATCCTCGATCTTCATCAAATCTACCGTCAGTTAACAGAGCAGAACCCCAATGACTAATCGTAGGACTTGCTGTGCAACTGACTAACTGTACACCTGCATCAACTGAGTGAGAAGACGCCGGTCCGCCTGTAACTGTTCTATTTTGTCCGGCAGTGAATGCGTTCATTGATGCTGCACGAGTACAATTTGTAAGAACATTTCCGCTCTTGCCGCTGTAACTGATCAATTCGTTATCAACATAAACTATACCATTGGTTGGGAATCTAGATGCATCAGTTAATGGCAAGGTGCTCTGTACTGAAGTAACTGTTGCAGAAAGTTTACTTACCGCTGATCGATTTTCTACTTCATAACGCACGGGCAAGTTAGCAGTACGCATATACGCTTCGGTGTTTACGTTAGAGTTTCTTAGTCTGTGCAAGAATACGAATTTACCGTCTGCACCACGCAGCATCCATTCAATAAAACCAGCAGCATACCATGAATATTGCATACCTAACATCTGCATTCGCCATGGCAGAATATTATATCCACTCGGTCCGTTACCGTCGATAGGATCTAAATTCCATTCACGTTGAGGAATATAAGTATCTTCAGTGATAGCCATTCTAGCGCCGGTAATAGAATTAGCACCGCGCCAGTCAGGAGCCATTGTCATAGAAGTTTGGCTGGTAATACCGGTCACAATATGGCTCATGCCCCTGATTACTACCTTGTCTCCTACTTTTAACTGATCTTGGAAACGTGTTCCTGTGCCTGTGACCAAATTACTGTCTGTATTAATGGCCACTGTGCCTGTAAGCTGATTAGTACTTGAACGTTTGACAAGACTCATTTCCTGTCCATCATATTGATAGAACAATCCGTTCTGTTCATCAAAGGCACCAATTTTAACGCTGGCTCCGTGCCAACGTTTCAATACAAGTTTAGCATCGACTCCTAATGTTCCTGTGAGACTACTCAGCACAACACCTGCTCGTACTCTAAATCTTCTAGCATCAACGATACTGTCTACGGTATAATCTCCGTTGTATTCAAATGACACCATACCAATAATTTCAATTTCAGCACCTGCTTGTAGTCCGTGATCTGTATCATCGGTGGTAAAAGTTATAAGACTATTAACTGTAAGTCCGTCAGCTGTTGCTGCTGAAATATTATAACTAGGAGCAAACAAACCACCAGTGGTATACATCATACCTTTACCAGACTGGTAACGAATATACTTTTTACTTTGACGTATGGCCTGAGCACCGTGGCTTGGGTTGCCTGTGCCTAATTGCACTCCGCCGTCAAATGGCCTATGTGTAAAGAATGCATCAGGTCTAGCATAAATCACACCTGTTAAACCTTGAGAATCTACATTAATAGTACCAGTAGTTCTGGCATAATATCTAATAGATGTCGAACTTGGTACAGATGCAACCACGTGTGGTCCAGTTACCAATTGATGATTTGCCGAAGTCAAAACTATACTATTTGCTGTAGCACTGTTACCCACAGCAACAAAAATTCCTATGCCTGAGTATGTACCATAGGCAATTTCTTCCCAAGTAGAAGATAATGTCGTAACCGCACTGGTCCATGTGCCTGTGTCGCCGGTAAACGAATATAATACTTGAGTGCCTCCTGAAGCAACCACAATAAAATTATCATCGCCAAAGGTAATCGAATTCCAGTTCGCTGAACTTGGTAATGTAGACGAAGTCCATGAAATACCATTGGTAGATATCGCAGCGGCTGTGCCACCGGATGCTACAGCCACAAATCTATTATTACCAAATGTTACACTGCTCCATGTTGCAGTAGCAGGCAATGCTCCTGTGGCTACCCATGTCACTCCGCTGTCCGGAGAATATGCTGCTGCTGTTCCGCCTGAAGCGATGGCCACGAAATAAACTGATGTTCCAATAAATCCACCTGCAACATCTGTCCAGGTACTCGATGACGGTAATGTTGCCGCAGTCCAGGTAGTTCCATTGGTTGAATATGCGGCAGCAGTACCACCAGATGCCACAGCCACAAACACACCGTTGTAATATGTCACAGAACTCCAAGTGCTGGAAGAAGGCAGTGTTGCCGCAGTCCAGTTTTGACCTCCATCGGTTGAATAGGCTGCAACCGTACCCCCGGATGCTACGGCCACAAAATAATTTGTAGCTCCTATGGCGCCAGCTGCAATACTGGTCCATGATGTACTGCCTGGAATAGTACCACCTGCGGTCCAATTTTGACCGTCGATAGATCTATTAGTCACAGCCGATCCGTTGGCCACTGCTACAAAGGTTCCACCAACGAATGCTACTCCTACCCATGTAAGAGAAGAAGTCAGTGTTCTTGGTGTGGCTGCATATGCCGGAGCCGGATTAGATGTTATTTGTGTAAGGATAGTAGTACCAGGTATCAATCCATGGTTACTTGAAAAATCTATCTGCACTGTAGGAATTGCACCAACATTTAAAGTGGTATTTGCTGCTAGAGAACTAGTAATTGGTTCGCTGATAGTCATTGTGGGATAAACACTGATACTATCTCCTGCATACGGTACCCCTACTGCTGTTACAGTCAGAGACCCGCCGGCCGCTCCACTTACAGTTAATATACAATCATTAAGAGGAGTTGCACCATTTAGTGCTGTGCCAAGAATTCTAATACCATTACCTACCACATATCCGCTGCCGGGATTAGTAGCTACAGCGGTATAGTTACCGTCTGTTCTGGTCACAGTGAATATAGCACCGGCCCCCGAATTAGGTATATTTGTTGCATTGGCAGCAGGATATGAACCGTTACCTGTGGCACCTACAGGAGTTCCTTGGACTACATAGTCAACTATACTTCCCGAAGTTACTCCTTGAACTAATATGGTTATATCATTGGCTGGACTTGAACCTCCTAGATCTGCTCCTGACCAAGTTACATAGTCTCCTGGAGAATAAAGGCTTCCGCCAGAGACTACGATATTTGTGTAAACTCCAGTGCCGCCGGCTCTATCTACTGCTAGATATGCACCTGAACCCGACCCCGTAGTACTATTAGGTAATACCAGACTGTAAGAAGCTCCTCCGCTGATTGCTGACCCAGAAAAACTAAAGTTTGTAATAGTTCCACCAGAATCAATACCTGTGACTACTACTGTAATATCATTTTGAGGAGATGTACCGCCTAGATCAGTACCTGCTATGAGCAAATTATCGCCCACAGCATAATTTTGTCCATTAGATGTCGAATCTCCTGGATCGGTCACTGAATATACACCTGCTGATCTAGAAACTGCAAAATGTGCGCCTACACCTATGGGCGGGATGTTTGTTCCTGTGACTCCTGAATTAGAACCGTTGGCTCCAACATATGTAGAACCAATAGCGCCTGAAAGATTTAAAGTGGTTCCTGCCAATGAGTTAATAAACAGGGCGGTTCCGCCTCCGGAGCTCAATGCCATTTGTTGCTGTATACCCGTGGCGGATACAACTTCTACACTAGTGTCTGTGGTAAGAGTCGCTGTCTTGATTTTGGCGCTGACCGTGCTGCTGCCTATCACTCCGGATATCGCAGTTCCTTGTACAAATACAGGAGAACCTGTAACCGGTGATCCAGATGTCGGCGCTGTTCCATCAAAGGCAATGGTTGTTGATCCCGAAGCTGTGATAAATTTAGAAGTTATTGTTAAATTAGTACCATTGCTGTATAAAGAAAATGTAGGTGCTCCTACTGAAGCACCGGTGTAAAATCCAGCTTGTCTTATCTGCGCAAAACTCGTATATAGACTGTCACCGTTGGCAGTTCCTACTTTGGCAGATGCATAGTATGTAAATGACACTGCACTAGGTGTGCTGTAAATTAAGAATGATCCTTCTGCACGAGCAAACCCGCTGACCGTAGACAATAGTCCTTTGACAGTGATCGGTTGTCCTGCTGAAAATCCATGTGTACCAGTAGTGGTAACTGTGATTAATGAAGAACCAAAAAAACCTGTGTTAGATGATGCATCAGTGGTGATCGCTGAAATAGTTAGATCTGTACCTGGTACTTCATATACCGAAGGATACATACGTATCAATCCTAGTGCTTGCCATTTAGTTGGCTGCAATCCGTATTCAAAATCAGCGTCCAACATGGCCTGCGGTGCTGCCACACGCATACGTTCAATAGCATCCGTACCAAATTCCCAAGGACGAATCTGTTGATTAGGATCCTCTACAAAGATTTGAAGATCTGCCGCTGCTGACAACAAAGAAGTATCTGCAGAAAGACTTATAGTAGTTATAGTATCCGAAGTGTGCCACCAGCGAGGAAAATCAACATCTGTTAACAATTCACCATTACCGCTGCTGCGTCCCTGTTTATATTCGCAGGTCAGTGTGTTATTATTATCAGCAAAACTATATAAAATTTCACCGTTATTAGTATCTGTGATTAATAAGATTTCGCTTGGATCGTACTTACCGATTACTCTGATAGAACTTACGCCTGCGACCTTGCTGGGCATGGCAGGCAATCCGTTCTGGATTACGTTGCTAAACACACTCCAAAGAGTTGTATTCCTTGATGAAGCTCCTGATTCTGCATTTTGTCCGATTATTTTTACCTGTGCGACAGTATTACCGTAGGACGGAGAAACGGTGGTATTGGTAAAAATATAGTTGTTGATTACATCTCTTAGATATTGCTGTCCTGTGATCTCAGGACTGACATCTCCTCTGATCTGAGGTTCACCGTCTATCCAAAAATAATCTGCTACCTGTCTACATTTGACATTACCTCCATATCGAAGATCATGTAAAACTGCATCAATAAAGTATCCTACGTCTCTTATACATTTTTGAGACGCATATGTATACCCTGCATATACTCCAATATTGTTAGTGATCTGATTATTAATGAAGGCAACTACCTGTTGTTGCAAAAATGCCTTGTTGGCACTTAACAATGCCACTGCATGAGGATACAGATTATCATCTTTGCTGATCCCAGGTTCAAATACATATTTTTTTAACTGTTTCTTTGCCATTTATCTATCCTTATGCTCCAAACGCAACTGCAAACGCTGTGGCTCTAGCATCGACATAGTCTTTTCTAGTCACTTGATTATTTGCTGTAGGTGTGTTTGAAACCGTTATGTTACTTGCTGCTATATCTCCACTGACTGTGGTATCGCCTGTGACAGTTAAATCTAAACTTATACTAGCGTTACCTTGAACTGATAATTCACCGGTGCTGTCGCCTGGACCGATGTTTACTGATTTAAAATTAGCATCGCCCGGATCTTTTAGACCAATATCTACATTATCTATGGCACCAACACTGGCCACAGAATTTATTTCTACGTGTCCGTTGACGATGCTGACATACGGTGTAGAACCTTGTGCCACAGTAAAGTCGCCGTCAATAGAAAGATTTTCTAAAACTCCTAATTTTACAAGACTGCTGTGTTTGATTTGATCGCCTAGCGCAACTATCGAATCGGTAGAATCTATGATAAGCACGCCGTTAACTGCGAAATCTGGGGCTACATTGAGTTGGCTGTTAAACAGTACCGCACCATCTACGGTTAGATCACCATTTTCGTTGACAGAAAAACCCGGACTTTTAAATCCGCTTTTTGATTCTAATGGTAGGTAATTAATTGACATTTAGATCTCCGCTATCACTCCAACTACAACTTCTACAAAGACTAATGTATTTATGCTGGTAGGATTTTTAATAACTTGTGAGATCGTTTAGGGTATGATAATAAGTGGCGCTGAAAATCAGCTTAGATCCTACCAAAAGACCGGAATCATCATAGGTACTGTCGGTGGCACTGCTAGCAGGATTTGCGATCAGCTGGACTTTTGAATCGTTGACCGTAACTGATAAATCTACTAATTTCTCATTGAGGCTATTTCTACCGTAGATAGTTACATTAGCTTGGCTAGGTCCTGCTACTACCATAGCTTTGATTATTTCTTTTTTGGTATTTCCCACGTCAACTACCACGGTATATTCTGCAGCCATAAAATCGCCCACATACCATTCGTCTACAAGAGTATCTTGGAACACCGAAACCCAGGGACCTTTATAGGCAAGATTTACACCGTTTTGAACTCGTAATGTGTTTTTAACACCTTGAAAGAAATAGTTAGCGAAATTAATCATAGTAGTGTATTTAGCAGGAAATAAAAAAGCCCTTGCGGGCTTTTTTATTCGTTGGGCACGTAAATCAGTTTACCGTATTCTGGCAAATACAGATACATAATATCTGAATTCTGTAGAGTCCAAATTGCATCATCTAGGGTTTCTACTAGGGGTTCTCCGCCTAGATTAAAGCTGGTATTGAACAAAATAGGAATTCCTGTTTCCTCTTTGAAGGTCTTGATCAAATCATAATAGTGAGGATTTTGATCTCTGGTCACAGTCTGTATCCTACAGGTATGATCTTCGTGAATGATGCTGGGAATCTTTTCTTCGATGCCTGGTTGACAATTTACTGCATACATCATAAAAGGACTATCTTTCATACCTCTCAGATCAAACCAATCATGTACATCATCTTGTAAAATGCTGCCTGCAAAAGGACGGAAATACTCGCGACGTTTAACAGTGTTGACAAAATCTTTACCGTCCGGAAATGTTGGATCAAATAATACTGAACGATTGCCTAGTGCTCGAGGGCCGTTTTCTGAACGTCCTTGGAAGATAGTAACGATATTTTTTTCACGTAGAAGCTTGACCACATCTTTATGTGTAGCGTCTACAACTGTGGCTCCTTGTACACCAGCGACCTTTTCTGAAATATCTTTGTCTGTATAATGATATTCGGGTCCTAGATACAACGTACCGTATGGACGAATAGTTTCGTCGTTGTACATACCGTGCCAGAACATTAATGCTGCACCCATCGCAGTACCGGCATCGTTTGAGATAGGCTCTACATAAATTTCAATTCCGGAATCTTTAAGTTGTTCTAGATAATAATAGTTGGCCACGCAGTTGAGACCGTAGCCTCCGCTGATAGTGACCTGTTTCCTACCACTTTTTTCTACAGCATACTTGATCAAACGAACTACTTGTTCTTGTGTCTGCGTCTGAACAGCATAGGCCATGTCTCGTCTATTGTCCATGAGAGTTAGATCTTCGTCTACATTTTCTGGATCTTGTTCTACAGCCTCGAAAAGATTCATGTTGACAATGCTGCTCATAGGATATTTAGGAATAATAAAATTCCTATTAGATAAGGGTGTTTTTCCAGTTGGGTCAAACAAAGGTGGAATATTAGGATTAGCTTTACCATAGGGGAATAGACCCATGGTCTTGCCTGCTTCGATGGCACTAAATCCGCAATATTCGGTCACACCTTCGTAGACTTTAACGATTCCTGATCGATCAGTTAACCAAGCTTCGTGTGTATCTCCAGTCTCTCCTAGAGAATCAGAACTAAATCGAGGAATAAAAGCACAAGGTATCGGATCTTTAGTACCATAATGCTTGTAAAGTGTTTTAAATTCTGCAGGATATTGGCAGTCTACAATAGATTCTGTTTCCCAGAACCAAACTTGGCTGTCATTATAACTCATAGGAAAGAAAGTTCCTGCACCATCTACGATCAACGAAACTGCTTCTTTAAATCCACTGCGATAAAATGCACAGGCCGTATGTAGTTTATGATGCATGTAGCTCATATCAATTACCTGAGGATGCTTGTGTAGATTCTTGACTTTTCTGTCAATTAGTCCTAATTTTCTGGCCATGCCTGTGTACATATCATCGCCGGTATAATCTATCTTACCGGCGGTTTCATATAAAGGTTGTGTATGAGCAATGATCAAATAATCTAGTTTATCAGTGTATTCTAGAATCTTAACCATAGAAGCCAAAGGACCTCCATCATATTTTTGTCTGGTTAATCTCTCTTCTTCGATGCTAAAAACTATTTCGCCATCTTTGAGCAGACAAATTCCAGCATTATGTCCCCGAGCGATGCCTGCTATCCAAATTGGTTTCTTTACTGTCTCTTTTGTGATTGAAGTAACTGTCATTCTTTTTTTCCTAGTACATGATTGACTATTAGTGTTGTGATATCATCATTCATAGCCATTAATTTTTCATTGGTTCTATCTACTCTTTCATCTACAGTGATTCTGATAGGGCTGTATTCTCTATGTATTTCTCCCATGTCAAGGACTTCTACACCTTCGCTGTTAGGATAAGTGACGTTGATAGGATATGTGGCGCCAGTGACCACCGTGGATTTAGTGCCTACGGAATATGCCAGATGCTGTCCTACAGAATCGCAGCCTAGAAAGTGATCGGCATATTTGATAATTGCAGCCCAAATCCTAATGTTGGTATTTTCTGGGGTGGCTACTTCGTCTTTTAATTTGGCATCGCTCAGATCGACTTTGAATTCGCTCATCATTATCACAGCGAAATCGTTCTGCTGTAATTTTTTAATGATCTGTTTCACATCTTTAAGTTCGAAACTTCGACCTGTTTTATCGACTAGAGTTTCGTCTATGTATTCGATACCTCTGCCAAAAGGTTGAAATACTATGAGCTTGTCTTTTTTTAGTTTTTTCTTGACCTCACCCACAACATAACGACCGTTCAACAGTTCGTCTTTGCTAAGGTGAAGTATGGGCTTATCTAGATCTCTTACGCCTTTTTCATTGATTTGAATGTCAAAGGCCTGGCCAATAGAACATTTTTGGTTATAATATTCCCAGATCCTGTAAGGCTCTGTAGTGATAATATCTCTATCCTTGAGCTTGTCTTGGAATAGGCCCTTGTGCCAGATATCGTAGGTCCTAGCATCTAATGTAGGATGTCCTTTGAATACATCTGTGCCGCCCTCACAGACGATGATAAAATCTTTGTCCTCAGATTCTTTTTCGTATCTTTCAAAAGCAGGAATAGAAGTGATCATTCTGCCTGCACCGCCGTTTATAAAAAACGCTTTTGATCTTGTCATTTAAACTCCAATAGAAAAGCCTTGTCTGATTATATATCCTTAGATACATCAGCGCAAGGCTTTTTCTGAGTTTAAATTAGGCTAGATTTGGATATTTTGGCCAACTAATTTTCCAATGGTCCACACCGTGGTATTTGGTTTTTACAGTGCTGACAAAATCATGATAGTTTTGTATATCTGCGATTGTTTCATTGTTATACTTGGATAGGTCTGACGATAACAACTTGACAAATTCCGCCTTCTGTAGTTCAACACCTTCCCAAAAAGAAATAGAATTAATAGGGTGAGAAACAAAATTAGGACGAGTATATACCTTTAGATTTTTATCATACTTGAGCCCTTCAACAGGATGACACGTACCAATCACACCGTTACCATCGGGATAGACAAATTCATATTGTTCCCCTGTTGGCAACGTTTCTTTGTAATCAGGTACTTCGCCATGTGAGTATGCTCCTGTTAGATAAGCCGCTTCCCATGTATGTTCTTTGGCATCTAATACCACAAAATCCCAGATGTTACCGTCGTCTACAATGCTGGCTTCTAGAGCTGCTTGATCATCGCCGTATCTTTCAACACAGACCACGGTCTTGTTTTCTTCTTTGATTCTTACCAATAAAAATTCTGGGCCGCTATATTCGCACTCAACAGTGAGGTTTTTCGCTGCTGTCTGCTTAAATGGTTGGTCCGGAAGTTGATGTGTAAATTTTTTTGTAATCATTTTTACCTCGAGATATAATTAATTCTAACCGCTCCGTAGCCGCCGCGCCATCCAAAGTTGCAGTGATCTCCGCATGGAGTACCCATTACACCGCCAGTACCTGTGGGCATAAATGGAATACAGGCCTGCATCTGATAGCAGCCGCATGATTTGTTCGAACTCCAACATGCAACCATAGGAATACCTCTTGATGGGCTTCTTCTCATGGCATTGAGCATGAATATGAATTGATGATATCCAGAGCCGTTCCATTGGCTAAAGTCTTGATCAGCTTCAAATCCGTGTGTTACTACAGCACCATCGCAGGCATATAGACCTGGAGGAATAGCCACGTGTCCTTGGGTAGAGCATGGACAATTTGAATAGCAGGTCCAGAATGTTGCACAACTGAATCCGCCACGTTTGTTTATGTCTCCGCCATAGGCTTCTGCGCAGCATGATCCTGTACCCGAACCATAGTTACATACGATACCACAGGTACCGTTAGAATAGTTTGTAAAACAGAAACCACCGCTTTGGAAGCAGCACAATATGGCTGCAGATCCTGGAGCACAATAGGCTGTGCCGCCTCTTCCGCCTTGGGCACACATACAACCGTTGGTGGCAGAGCCTGTGATAGCATTTCTACCTGTCCAACATACTTGTGTAGGCTCTGAACAGCCTTTGAAACAGAAAGTTTCTGGGTTTCCGCAGCTGATACCTACCTGACCACAGATCTGACAGCCTGCGACAACACATATGCATTTCCTTGCAAATGCTCCTGGGTTTCCAGGAAGACCTGCACCGCAACATCTCATAGAAGCAGAACTTCCGCCTGCACCCCAGATGTCAATTATTACACGACCTGTACCCGGTGCTACCCAGCAAAAAATACCGCTTGGCCAAAATTGAGTACCTGCGGAACCGGAAGGCACATATGTCCATACCTGTCCTTTTTCTAGATTGATTTCGTCGGTATCAATCTGATTTATTTTATTTTCAACTAATGATTTTAAGGTAGCCATATTAGTACGTGTTGCCTCCATCTGTTGGCGTATATCTGATTCTTACAGCACCGTTACCACCTCGACCACCATGATCTCGAACGTCGCCGCAGGTCTGTGAAGGATATCCACCCATGCCCACGGGTGCCCAGGCCACGCAGCCAAATGCTTCATAACAACCGCAGCCCACACCGCCACTCCAGCACCATACTGGTTGGATATAAGAAGGATCTCTCATCAGTGTTTGTATGCCTGACATCTGTCCCAGAGCATTGGTGCCTGATGTTCTAGCACTAGGACTATCATGATCACTGGTATAAGTGTATACTCCACCCTCTGTGGCATACATCATCGCTGGTGTCTGCTGTTGATATTGATAACGGCAGCTTTGGTTATTTCTTACACAGTCTAGGAATCTAGTGCATGAAAACGTTCCGCAGCAGTTTAGGTCACCGCCAAATGCACACTTGATACCTCTCATGTTCCACTGCACACATTCTGCACCTACGTTACAGATAATACCGCAGTTTGCTGACGACAAGCTACCGCACATTTCAATGGTTCCGATCAACTGTCCGCAGAAACGATTTCTTATAAAACAGTTATAAGACGACATAGCGTCATTTGAACAGTAATATACCCCACCAGTACCACCTTGGGCGCACATGCAACCTGCACTGGCTCCTGCAGCACAGCAGATTCTCTTGGCCTGTGTTTTATCCATGGGAGTAAAAAATCTACTAGTGGCATCTACCTGAGAGATATTACCGTAGGTTTCACCGTTGCCCCAACCCCAGGGGTTATTGCCCTTCCAAGACTTGTAAGATGCTTGAATATTTAGACCGCCTTCAAATAACGCATTTGGAGCGCAGCCAAACCAGCATAACTGTACTGATTCTGGGTCATCGCCCCTGCCATAATCAGGTGTATTACCGCAACCTCTACCAATGCTACCACAGATAAAGTTTGTAGGGCATACACAGATACATTTTCTTGAATAGGCCCCTGGATTTCCTGCCACAGCACCTCCGCAGCAGCAGCCTCGGCCAGTGCCTCCACCTGGGCCGTAGATTTCGATTATGACCTTACCGCAGCCTGGAGCTTTCCAACAAAAACCGTTGCATAGACCGCTGTATTCATTGCCGTCACCGTAGACCCAAATACGACCTTTTTCTAATTGATCTTCGTAGGCTAATTCTCTGTTGCCCAATAATTGAGTTAATAATGCCATTATAGAGAACCTCCTAGTTTTTTTGGTACTTCGCCGTTGGGATTAGTTCCTCTATATGTAATTCGTATCGCACCTGCACCGCCTCTGCGTCCTACATCTCTCACACCAGGACATACTGTAGCTGCACTGGCTGCCACACCGTAGGGCATGTAATTCATACATGCATGATGTTCATAACAGGTACAGAATCTATCACCTCTCCAGCAAGCACTCCATGGCTTGCCTCCCGACGGTGACTTAGAACTTGAATTCAATACGTGACCTGCTGCACCCATACCTGCACCGGCCCAGTTTGAGTCTCCGTGATCATTCTCTACAGGAAACACTAGATAACCGCCTTCTTCAGCGAATATGGCTGGGGAATAAGGCACATATTCTATAAATTGGCAGGTACACATGTGTTGGCATCCACGGAATTCCATTTTTCCATCTATGCCGCAGCAGTTATTGTCGCCGCCCCATGCACAGGCTACCATTAATCCGGGACATCTATTACAGATAATTCCACAACAGACGTTAGCACCATTAACAATCAGTGTTCCACAATAACCTGTGCAATAGAATGCACAGAAAGGTGATCCGCCGTCAAAACAGCAGCTCTTACCTGCTGCGCCACCTTGTGCGCACAGACATCCGTTGGTATTTCCACAAAGATCTCTGGCGTCACTCCATACAAAGCATGAAGATTCAGAGCATCCTGTGAATGAAAAGTTACTATTTCCATTGCAGGGCACGCCTGGACGTCCTGCAACAAAACTACATGGAGTTACTGCTATAGTCTTTTTAAGATAAGCTCCTGTGTTACCAGGCAAGCCTACACCGCAACAACAATTACATGATGCGGATCCAGCGGCACCCCAAACTTCGATCACAGCTATACCACAACCTGGCGAATTCCAACACCATTGCATGTCCGTTCTAATACACGAATACATGCCGCCGAGGCCAGTCGCAGTGAAAATTTTTCCTTTAGGTAAATTTTCCTGATAGGCAGTGATCTCTCTTGAGGAAAGTAGATCAGAAAGTTTCGCCATTTTATATTCCTAATTATGGTCCAATAAAGATCCAGCCGTAGGTTGAACCACTAAAGATCATCGTGACCGCAGCATTGTTTAGATTTAAAATTAAATCTTCTGATAAGTTTTGAATCTTGTTTCCGTTTCTAGCAACTGTTACGTTGTTTGTAGAAAAGATTCCTGCTACGTCGAGTACCTGAATGGTGTCTCCGACTGATGGACTTGATGGTAGCGTAAGTGTAAATGCACCTGCTGTAGCATCAGCGAAAATTCTTTCATTGGAATTCACTGAGGTTGACGTTGTCAAGGTTCTATTTACAACTGCGTCGGTACCAAACGATGTTACCTGTCTTCCCATTTTATTCTACTCCCCTATTATACTGTAGATGTCTCTATACCAAATGCGCTAACACTGACGTTAGCGTTACTGGCATAACAGACCAAAAGTTTGCCTGCATTCATCATTAGACCTGTGCGTTCTAAAACACCGTTTGGTCCAATTTGTGCATCATACTCGATATATTCTGCTGTTGTTGGCGATGCTGCGGCTGCTAAGGCTACTCTCACGCTAACAGTAGTGTTGCCTCTATTAGTAATAGAGACTGATAACACCGTGAAAGTCGTCGCTGGAACGGTGTAGACGGTCGTGTTAGTAGCTGCTGATAAAGCTGCCTGACCTAAAATTCCTGTTGCCATTTATAATTTCTCCGTCAATTTAGTAAAAAGTAGTTTAATACAAGTGCATCGCCAGCAATACCGCCTTTGAAGTTTACCTTTGTATTTATGTTAATCTGGACATTTGTAGTTGTAGCTATCGTTTGACCAGCTATATAGACCACGCCTGCAGTGAGGGTATTTACGTTCAAGCTAGAACCACCGCCACCAATTTGGCTAGTAATATATGCTTTGATAGCTCTCTGCGTAGGTACTACAGAATCAGAATCCTGAGTAAAGAACGGATCAGTTGAGAACTCAGAAATCGTAGCACCCGCACCGCCCAGCGCCACAGATCCCAACGAAAGTTCGTTCAAACCTGCGATATTAAATGCGTCAGCATTCAATGTTGCAACACCTGTGCTCTGTTCAACGTTGAACAGTCCACCAACTCGGAAGTTACCGTCTTGGTCAGTTGAGGTATAGAACACACGACCACCGTTGCTTTGCTTGTATTCCTGTGCAGGAATTGGATCTGTCAGCGGTAATCCTGGATAGTTACTGTTGATAAAATCTCCGGTACCGATATCTAATAGATCGTGTCCTGTGAGTCGAACCTGCGAGTAGCGTCTACGGATAGTTACAGCTGCCTGATGTTCAGGGGCTTCTGCTGCACCGATAGCAGGACTGATCTGTAGTGTACAATTATAAGTACCGTCCGAATTAGGTAATAGATTTGTTACATTAACCAGTCTGTACCACACATCATCGATGCCTGCAATCTGTACGTTTGAACCCGCTTTAGGAATTCCTGTTAGATTAGCAAATGCCACGAATGCGCTGGTTTGATAATTATCAGCATAACCATTGCCGGTAATTTCAGCTGCGGCTGCGGTATAACTAGTACCTCTATTAGTAAACATAGGTTGGGCTATAGCACCATTGCCTAATCTCACTGTGACTGTAGCATCTGCTCCTGTGTTATTAGGATCAGTGATGGTCATAGTAGGTGCGCTAACATATCCTGAACCTGGTTCGTGTATCCAGATTTCGGAAATAGCACCGTCCACAACATACGCTCTGGCTCTGGTTTTGGCACCTGTTCTAATATTTTGAACACTTGCACTATTAGCAGCTAGAATCACCCAATTTGGGGTTCCCTGATAATTGCCCAGTGCTGCCGCTACAAAGTCTCTGCTGGACTTGAACGGTGCTGTGCCGCTGCCAGTGCTTAATACTGTATTTGAACCACCCCTGGTAGTCGAAACAGTAAATTGGGTAGCACTGTAGATACTGGTTATGTAATAGTATACATCTGGTACGATTCCGCCTATGGTAGCACCTGTGAATCGTACTCTGTCATTTACCCTTAGATCTGTAGTGCTAGAAGTTGTTAGATAATTAGTATTCAATACAAAATCAGCATATGAAGCTGTGGTAGTGCCTGTGGCTAGAGAAACAAGTTTTGTTCCTCCGTAGGCAGCTTCGGCCCAGTTCCTTGTTGCTGCTTGTGCAGGACCTTCTACCCAAGTTACTCCATTAGTAGAGTAGGCTGTTCTATTGCTGTTATAAGCAAAGGCTGTGAATGCGCCACCTCCATACACGATTCTATTCCACCTGGCTGCTGCACCTGGCATCGTAGCCGCAGTCCATGTAGTACCGTTGGTACTGTAGGCTGCTTTGGTTGTTGCATTAGTTGTTCCGCCTGCAACAGCTACAAATCTTCCGCCTCCAAATGCTATATCTGCCCAGAAATCTGAGCTAGGTAATGTGCTGCCGGATGTCCATGTAACGCCGCCGTTGGTAGAATATGATGATACTTGACTACCTGTAGAATAACCTGCCACTGTTACGAAATAATCAACGCCGCTGATCTGACCATAAGCGATACCACTCATTTCTCCAGAACCTGATGTGACTGTGGCGTTGGTCCAAGATGTTCCGTTAGTAGAATAGTTGACCGCTGCAGAATCGCCTCTGATAGCCACATAACGACCTGCTCCATAGACGATGTCTTTCCAGTATGAGTTAGCGGTCAATGCATTAACAGTACCAGTCCAAGATGTTGCATTGGAAGATGTTGCTATGTGCCTTGTACCTCCGCTGCCACCTATCAATGCCACATATTGATTGCTGCCGTTATAGGCCACTGCGGTATATTCAAATGCTCCGCTGACCGTAGGTAGTGTACTATTAGTCCATGTAGTGCCAGTGGTGCTGGTCGCATATAGACCTGCTGCGCCGCTGTAGCCTACTGCTAAGAACTTAGTACCATCATGTATGACTGCTGTCCAGGTGCCCGAAGTCAATGTTGCAGTTTCTGTATAGCTAGCAGAAATAGTATCTTTAGCTGTGGCTGTGACATTGAGCTGAGCAGTCGAACCGTCTCTTAGAGTCCAAGTTACACCATCTGGGGAACTAGCTGCATAGTCTCCTAGGCTGGTCACATAGAATAATCCCTGAGCATATCCGATCGAGCTCCACTCGTAGATAGCTGGAAGATTGCTTTTGGTCCATGTTATGCCATCTAAACTGTATGCGGCCATTGCTGAACTATCAGAAATCGCTACAAATCTACCATTACCGTAGGCAATGTCGACCCAGTTACTTTCTGTAGAGTCATTATTACTTGGTAATGTAGTCACTGTCCATGCTACACCGCTGGTAGAATATGCCACAGTGTTTGAGAAGTTACCTTCAACTTCCACGAATCTAGTCCCGCCATATGCGATCGCCTTAGCACCGTTGGCCAATGAGGTTGTACTCCATGTAGAACCACCGTTAGTAGACACTGCTCTGAATGCAGATGCAGAATCGCTTTCTGCGATGGCTACGAATGTACCGTTTCCATAGGCTATATCGCACCAGTCTGCGACCTCACCTAGGTTAGCCGCTGTCCAATTTATACCATCTCTCGAGTAGGCAGCAGCTGATGTAGCTCTAGCAACTGCTACATAATAGCTGACATTACTGACCACACCGTATGCGATGGCTGACCATTGGTTGTTTGGTTCGCCGCCGCCAGCACTGGTAGCAGTTGGCATAGTCATCGCAGTCCAAGTTATACCATCGTTGCTGTAGGCACCTGCTGTGGTGCCGCTGGCAATGGCCACATACTTCGGAGTGATTGCTGTTCCGGAAGCTGTGACTGACGATATAGAACCACTAGGAGAGTTAACAGTCGATACTGTAATAGTCAAATCGTTGGCTGGGGTAGTGCCTCCTAACGCTGTGCCTAATATTGTTAATGTGTTGCCTACAGTATAAAGGGCTCCGGGAATATTAATAGACACTGTATATGTGCCGTTCCTTCTGCTTACATCAAAACTAGCCAATGATCCCGAGCCGCCTGTGGCACTGACCGCAGTGTAACTCGCATAACCGTCACCGTAGACCACGTCAGTCCAATTATTCGCTGCTGTGATATTGGCTATGGTTTTGGTGAATGGAGCATCTGTAAAGGTCAGTCTAGGAGTAATTTGATAATTCGAAGTAACATCTAATGATGCTGCGATTGTAGTACCCGGAATAACATGATCCCATCCTGCAGTACCAGTTGATTCTTTATAAATCGTAGCTACCTTCGAACCAGAATTATATGTATTAATGTATCCGTACTGTCCAGCACCTGTGCCTGAAGTAATATAGATACTCATTCCAACATAGGTTGCACTGGTGGCGGTATCTGCTGCGGCCAAAGTGATCTGTGTGGTATTACCTGTCTGTGCTAGGTTGCTGGCTGTGACATATCCTGTACCGCCTGTGCCCGAGCTGTCGCCTGGATCAGTTAGTCTTACCTGGAATACTGCACCATCACGGAATTCGTTAGCTACTGTGGTTACTCCTGCACCAGATCCGGTAGTGGTAATTGTAGCAGATGAATAGCTAGAACCCGCATTGCCAAATTCATAGATTAAGACGTTGTTGCCGTTAGTTAGTACATTTCTAACATCTGCTTCTTCGGCTCGATTATTGATTTGGCCTGTTACTGGTGTTTCAGTAATGTCAATACCCTCTGACACAGAACCAAAGTCTCCATAAGAATTGTTACCGTTGGTAGCACGGATCTTACCGCCGTTTTCAGCTAGGTAACCTATGTGATTGTAGTAGGTAAACACAGAAACAAGTTCTGCGCGGCCCAAGTTAGTGATCCAAGCACCAATACCGTTGCTGAGCACCTGAGTAAAGTCGTTGGAAACTATAGAATCAACTCCTCCGTTGTGTAGAGAACCGTCAATTTTTTGTCCTGTACAACCTGTTCCGAAAGTTGTTACGTTTTGAACATAGGTAGAACGACTGGTGACCCATACTCTAGAATCATTTGGTCCAAAACCTGGATCTAGAGAAACATATGCACCAGCTATTGGTCGCTTGGTTCCATATTCGTTTACTGCTGTTAGTCCGTCAGCGTCTCCTGCACCAGAGGTATTTCCGTCCGATGTACCATCTAGACCCAACAATGTGTGATTTCTCACTCCACAGCCGTTCTTGACATAGAACATATCTTCAAGTTTAGAGCCAGTTAATGCGCTTCTGTAGAAACGTGCTGCATAAACTGAATTATAATTACCTGTGTACATTAGGTCTGCTGCTATTGCTTTGACATAATTTCTCACATCGTTCTGGCATCTTGCAGAATCATAGTACCAGCTAACAATCATTGATCCTGAAGTTGTTGACAGATCTACTGCGGTTCCGCCTGCGGTCAATGATACTTTGAAAGAAGTAGATGTAAGTCCACTAGATAATATGTAATAAGTGGTTGAGGTATTAACACCTCCAAATACTGTACCAGAGAATCTCACAGTGTCGCCTGCTACCATCCAAGTTTGTGATGAGCAGGTAAATGTATCAGTGGCTCCTCCAGTAGATGCAGTAACCGTAGTTTTAAATGTGTAATTTGCATAGGCTGTAGCCTCTGCTGCTAGGAAGTCTTGGTTTAATTCTAGTATCTTTCCACCGTTGATCTGATCAAGATCAGTAGTTGGTGTTACTCTACCTGTGATAATTGGTCTTGTTCCTGTATTAACATAACTGATGATGTCATCCCATAGTAATCCGGATAAGACACTAGCACCGCTGGCTGCGATTCTCTTGGCTTTGGCCGAAATAAAATCTATGATAGCCTGAGTAGCGGCTAATTGATTAGCAACTACCAGCAATGCCGATGTGGTGCCTCTTCTATAGGCCATACCTGCTTTGACAGATGCAAAGTTTGAACCAAACATGAGATCATATCCTAGAGCGTCTACGATATATCCCACATCTCTTGAACAGGTTGTAGCATTGAAGCTTAGAGTTGGAAATTCTCTCTTGACATATTGCACAGCATCTGTTTGAATTTCTGCTCTAGCATCATTTAGTGCTGTTCTAGCTGTGACCAAAGCTGTGGCAACCCAAGAAGTTGCTGGAGCTACCAAAGCTGGCAATGTGCCGTCGGCAGTGATAGTGTCAACAATCTGCTGAACACGTTCTTCAGCGAAATTCTTAGCACTGGTGTTAGCAGGTGAACCGCTGGTATCCTGTGTTAATGCATTGCCTGCAGAAACTGTAACTGCTGCTTCGGTGACCACTTGTCCAACTATGGTCTTTAATCTATTATAGGCTGCTATGGTCTGTAGTTTTTCACCTGTGCCAAAAGTAGCTGCTCCGTAACTGTAATATGCGTCTGCGGCAATTCTTGTCTGGGTATTGCCGCCGTAGGTGATATCATAACGTATAGCATCTAATACATATCCAACATCTCGGGCGCATTTTGCAGAATCATAAACAAAGCTAGATGTAAATGGTGCAATATTGCCTGCGACCTGCACAGCGATCCAGGCAGTGATTTCTGCTTTTAGGAATGCTGTATTGGCTAGGATCTGAGCTCTAGCATAATCATAGGTTGTTGTGGCTCCGCTGCTGTTGCCTGTTGAAGCATAGGCCGTATTGGTCAATGACGAACCCCAATTTGTTGGATTCGGAATAACAAAAGCGTCTGCAGCACCAAGACCGTTGGTCAAAATATCTTTAATTTCAGCGGTGTTATTAACAACACTGGTTACCGCAGTAGAACTGCCCACGTTGCCCTCATTTTGACTTGTGGTATCTTGTGTTTCTGTATTGCCTGTAGTTGGTGTTACCGCTACATTTGTGACTATTTCGTCGGTGATAGATTTCAAATAGGTCAACACTGTAACAGATTTGGCCTTGTCGTTGTTACCGATTAGGCTGCCTGCAGGACTGATTCTGCTAGAACGTAGTTCGTCGCCAACCACAGCAGTATATGAAGGAACGCGGATAGGCAATACTTCTTCATATAAACCTGTTTTGGTATTAATTGTATAATTAGGTAAATCTTCTATTGGAAGATTAGTGATACTCTGCGCAGTAACCGCGTCTGTGATTATTGCTGCGAGTCCTTCACAGATATCAGCAGAACCGACTTCTGCTGTATAGCCAGCATCTATAATCTGCTTGATTCTATCATTAACTGCTACACCGGTTAATGCTTGATAATTTGCTGCAGGTGCTGTATTAGATAATACACTATTGATCAACGAAACACCATAGTTGATTGCTGCCACTAGTTGTTGGTATTCGTCTGCGATAAATGTTTCAAGTGCTCCTGCATTGTCAAAATAGGACAAGGCTGCTGTTCTAGATTTTACATTACCTGTATGTGTCAAATCGTAGACAATAGCGTCTACTATAAGTCCCATATCTCTTTCGCATAGAGCAGCACTGTCATTAACGAATCCTGCCCAGATTCCTGTACCTACGGAGATCTGATATTGGACCCATTTAGAAATTTCTCGTTGGATAAATGTTCTGTTTTGTCTTAATAGGTATGCTGCTTCTGGGTACTCTGTACCGTTTTCAATTTGTTCGCAGGCATATCTAACACTGGCCCAAGGACGATCAACTGTAGATCCGTAGGTCGGTGCTGGTTCATCAACACCATGTGGTGCCACATACCAAACGTTCTTTACTTTACCAAAATATTTCCAAGTTGGTAATCCAGAATCTACTACCAGTACCTGTCCTTCGTCGCCGATGGGCAATCTTGTAGGACCGCCACCTGAATAATATACGAGATCACCAGTGGTTGTAAGCACACTTTCTTCATTGCCTGCGGTCAATAAATTCCAATAAGCACCGATAGTGTCATTATCGGGTCTATCTGCGCCTGTGCTAGAAGTATGCGCTTGTACACAAATGTAAGAATTTGGACCGTATTTTACAGCATCGCCTAGTACATAAACATGAGAGCTGACCCAGTCACCTTCCCAGTCAATACCTTCATTTAATTTGCTCCAGTAAGAAGCATTAGGAGGTCTTTGATTTGTGCTGTCTGCTGTGGCTACATAGGTAAAGCCATGATTTCTAACCACTTCGCCAATTTTATAAGTAGTGACTGAGCTCCAATCCCCTTGCAGTCTAAATCCTGTGGTGAATAAATCCCAATCAAAAGGTGTTGCTGGGGGTGTGGATCCAGCAACGTGAACATTCTTGGCAATGTAACTATTACCACCGTAGCGCACGATGTCACCGGGCTGGTATGTTGTTCCAGATAACCAATCTCCTTCAAATTCTACACCTTCAACAAATTGATTCCAATATGCATTGTCTGATACAAAGTTTGAAGTAGAAGTATGTGGGGTTACACAGATCCATGTTCCTCCACCATATTTGACCACATCATTGTGTTTGTATCTAGTAGTAGTTGCCCATGTACCTTTGTAGTCGATACCTTGATTAAAATAATCCCATTTAGATTGGTCGGCTTCTAATCCCAAAGCGGCTGTGGCTGCAGAAGTATGACCTTGATTACATACATAGGTATTGCCGCCGTTCTTGACAAGATCGCCTACTTTATATCTTGTTGATGTAGCCCATGTGCCTTTCCAGTCAACTCCTTTAGAGAAAATATCCCATTTAATAGAATCTTGTTCTAGTCCTAGTGCGGCTGTGGCCGCAGATGTGTGAGCAGTATTACAGAGGTATACTAGACCGCCATACTTGACAAGGTCGTTGACCTTGTAGGTATATGATGTTGCCCATGCACCCTTCCAATCAAAACCTTCGGCTAATAGGTCCCAATCTGCTTGATTGGTTTCTAGTGTGGAAGAACTGGTATGACCATTGTTACAGATATAGATATATCCGCCGTATTTTACAATATCGTTTTCTTTGTATAATGTGGTAGCTGCCCAGTTACCCTTCCAGTCCTGGCCATCGCTGAATTGGTTCCATTTAGTAGGCACATTATCGAGATCAGTGTAAAAATCCGCTGCCGCAGTGTGTCCTACTACACAAAGATATGTTTTGCCGCCATAGGCGATGATGTCGTCTTTATAGTATGTGGTGCTGGTTGTCCAGTCATTTTTCCATACAAATTTTATTCTACCTAATTTAAATTCAGCCATTTATAGCTCCATATACGTGCATTAAATCATATTTATGCAAAAAATTTATCATTCTTATTAAGACCCCGATGCTGTAAAATAATTCAGAGCCAACAAGGTTCCGTCAACTCCAGCTCTGAAATTCACTTTAGCTGTAAAAATTAATTCGTCGCCTGTGGTTGTTGACAAAGAATCAGGACCAATCTGTACAATACCTGCAGTCAATTGTCCAGTTATAGCATCTGCACCGCCACCGGAAACTCTAGCATTCAAATACGCTTTGATCGCTCTCTGAGTAGGAACAATGTTATTTGAATCTGCAGTAAATGTAGTATCTGTAGAGAATTCTCTAATGACCACTCCTGATCCTCCAACAGTAAATCCGCCTAGTCTAATTTCTTCAAGACCTTCTAGTTGGAAAAATTGAGCGTTTAGAGTAACAGTGCCTGTGGCTTGTTCAACAGCAAAAAGTTCACCAACTCGGAAGTTACCGTCTTGGTCTGTTGAAGTGTAGAACACACGACCACCATTACTTTCTCTTATTTCATCTTCTGGTGCAAGAACTGTGCCTACAGGATTTAGTGTGTCTGGATAGTTACATTCTATTTGATTGCCTAGACCAATGTCTAAGAAATCATGACCCGTTAATCTTACCTGCGAATATAACTGTCTAATAGTGATTGCTGTTCCATGTTCAGGACTTTCTTCTCTTCCAAGATCTTTAGCAATAGTTATTCTTGCAGTGTAATTACCCACGGTGCCATTTAGAATTTCAGCTGTCAATAGCTTGTAGGTATAGTCATTAATACCAGCGATGTTTAAGTTATCACCAGGTCCTGGTATACGAGTCATTCCTGTAACCACTATATAAGATCCTATGTGATATTGATCTTTGTATCCGTCTCCAGTTATGGTTATTCTTGTGCTAGATGTTTCGTAACCCACGCCTTCATTAATTATGGTCGGATTAGCTATAGCACCGTTGCCAACTCTGACCACGGTAAATACCTCTGAAGAGTTATTTGGATCGGTTATGGTCATAGCTGGTGCTGAACTATATCCGCTACCTGGCTCCCATAGGTTAATTGCACTCATCCTTCCGGAAACGATAACTGCCCTAGCTTCAGCTGTTCTACCTGTGCTGATAATTCTTGTCTGGGTAGAATTAGTGGTTAGGCCTCCAATGACTATGAATTTTCCTGGTTTGACCACATTAGTAAATGCTATCGAACACCATGGGCCCCCTGAAGAAATATTTTGATAGCTCCATGTCTTGCCATCTTTCGAAGTTGCTACAGTAGCAGAACCTGTGGCCACGGCTATGAACAATCCTTGACCGTAGCTGATACTCCTCCAATCGGCAGATTGAAGGGTTGATTCTGTCCATGTAATGCCATCAAAACTCACAGAAACTTCTGTCGCTCCTGCATATCCTCCCGATAATGCTACAAATCTATTGTTACCGTAGGCCAGTGCATAACTGCCCTGTGTTAGGGTTCCTACAGTCCATGTTGTTCCGTTTGATGAATAAGCAGTAGCAGCACCTGAAACAGAAGAATCGCTTAATGCTGTGGCTACAAATTTGCCTTTGCCGTATTCTATAGAATTCCAATCAGCTCCCTCAGGAAGCGTGGCTGCGGTCCATGTTATTCCGTCTGATGAATATGCTGCCTTGGTTCCGCCTGCGGCCACTGCAACATATACTCCATTGCCGTAGGCAACGTCTCTCCATTCTGCTGTACTACTCATGGTCATAGACGACCATGTAATTCCGTTTGTGCTCCTTGCGGCCTGTCCGCCTGTGGCAAATGCCATCCATAAAGATCCTACATATTTGACCTTAGTCCATAGAGCCTGTGCCGGGAGAGTTCCGCTGGTCCAATTTTGTCCGTCTGCAGAATGCACAAAGGTTGTTGTATCGAGAGCCACAGCAACTATTCTGGTCGAGTTACCGGCAATACTAGTCCATTGTCTATTAGATGGCAATGTTCCGGCTGAGCTACTAAATCCCGGACTGCTAAATGTTATCCTTGGTTCTATGAAATAGTTACTTGAGCTGTCTAGAGTATTCTGTATAGCAGTACCTTCAACCAAGTGTTCCCATCCTAGACAGTGTAGGACCATGGTTCCTGAACCATTGATAAGGTTAAAAACAGCACCCGGTCCAGATGCAGCACTGATCGTGATCTGTGTGCTGCTAGGAATAGTTCTAACATAATAAATCGTATTGTCTTGTATATTACCAAACTTTGTTCCTACGAATATTATAGGATCATTGATGGTAAGATGACTAGTGTCTGACATGGTCAATACCATACCGCTAGAACTTGCATTTGTAACGGTCACTGTTGGTTTGGATTCTTTACCTATGTAAGCATACTTGCCTGTGAAATCGTATTCTGCTATATAGCCGTACTGTCCTGTACCTGTGCCTCGACCTATTACCAGTCTTAGACCTCTATATTGACTAGCAGTATTTTCGTCCGAGCCTGCTAGCTGAATATAAGTTGTATCTCCGCCTTGAGATGCGTTAGTAACAAAGGTATACCCTGATCCGCCTTCTGCAGAGCTATCTCCCGGATTTGCGATCCTAACTTCATAGACGGCACCGTCTCTGAATTCGTCCATGACCACAGATGCATTTATACCCGATCCTACCACGGTCATAGATCCTGTGGTATAATTTGAACCTGCATTAGAAAAGAATAACTTTTGCAGTCCGGTATTATCATTCACTAAAGTTTGATAAACATCAGCTTCATAATATCTATTGGTTATAGAAGCTGTGATAGGACTTTCGGCAGTGTCATATCCTTCTGATACAGCGCCAAAATTTCCATAAGAGCAATTACCGTTGGTTCCTCTGATTTTGCCCCCGTTGGTGCATAGATATCCTATGTGATTATAATAAGTGAACACAGAAACACATTCTGATTTTCCTGTACCGTTACACCATACTCCAATACCATCGCTGATCACTTGTGTGAAATCGTTGGCGACCATGGTTTGATTACCACCTGCATGTATATCGCCATCAATCTTAAATCCTACACAGCCAGTGCCAAATGTTGTGACGTTTTGCACATAAGGCGATTTTGTTCCGACCCAGGCTGTGGTGTCAGAAGGACCATATCCCGGATCTAGGCTTACAAAAGCACCTGCGGTAGGTCTGCTGGTTCCGTAGATATTGGCTGTTCCTAGGGTACCTTCTAAACCTAATACTGTCATATTTCTTAGACCGCTTCCGTCTCTCATCAAGAACATATTACTGATTTTGTTTCTAGCGTAGGTTGAACCATTGATGAAAAAAGTAGAAGCTTCTACAGTTTTATAATTACCTGGATAGACTAAATCATAAGAGACTGCATCAATGATTCTTTCTATGTCTTGTTCGATTCTAGTGGGCAATGCATTCTGTGTAGAATCTAGATAATTAGCTTCTAAGAATAATATTATTTCGTTTTTTAAGAATTCATAATTGTTGGTTATCTGTGCTCGAGCCGCAAGTTTATTAGCATCTATAGTAATAGAATTTGTGCCCGAAATACCTATGTTTAAAAATGTCTGTACTCTATTAGAAAATATACCTATCAGAGACTCTAGAGAATTCACTTCATTTATGGTAGCTATTGATCCCGAATAATCTTGAGGAATATCTCCGTAGAGCTCTACATCAGGAAATCCTAAAATTGTCTGTCCTACAGTGAGTTCTCTAACTACCCTGCTTAGTAGTGCTCGCAGCCTTTCTGCGGCTGCTAAAATGATAGTTATATAGCTAGCATCAAATACTGTATCTGCTGGTTTGACTGTAGTGGACCTTAATTCGTCTCCTATAACCGCAACAAATGCGGGTACACGTATTGGTAGTATCTCTTCATAGTCCCCGGTACGCACAAATATAGAAGCATAACCAGTGACATGCTCGCAGGCATATCGGATAGTTTTCCAAGGATTTTGTGGCGAAGTTCCTGCAGTAGGTATGTCTTGTCCAAAATCAGCTACGTAATAGGCCTGCTGTGTATTCTGTAATAGTTCCCAACTGTTTTCTCCGCTGTTCACAGTCAGTGCTCGACCCTGTTCTCCTATAGATAAGGCCTTATAGCCTATGGTACTACCATCTTCTGTGGCACCAAAGGTTCTTATGTCTCCTACCTCTTTCAATCTGTTGATTCTATTACCGGCGGTAATTTTAGCCCAATATCTTCCTTCTAGAGTAGAACCAATTTCACCGTCATCGTCTGGACGATTTCCTGTATCAGCAACGTGCTTATCTTTACATCTATAAGAGCTAGATACCCAAACTACAGTATCTCCAGCCATGTAAACAGTGCCTGCACTCCAAACTCCTCGCCAATTAATACCAGGAATGATCAAATCCCAATAGGTAGAATTCGTTGTACTACCATCATTTAAGAAGTCTGGATCTTGCCCGATATGATCTATAATACAGGCATATAGATTTCCGCCGCGCCTTACCACATCTCCGATTTCATAATCTACAAGGCTACTCCATTGCCCCTGCATTTTTGAGCCTTGGAATAATAGTGTCCAAGTTGAGGTAGATGTGCTGGGAACTAGGCCTGAATGTAAAAATGTATTGAAATAAAGATTACCACCATAAGATACAACATCGCCTACCTGATAAACAGTATTCGTATCCCAGACAACATCATATTCCTGTCCAGGAAGATACATTTCAAAATATGTGCTGTTGAATACAGGAGAAGATGTGTGGAATGTGTTATTTTTGTATAGATAAGATCCATACTTGACCACATCACCTATTTTATAAATCGTAGTAGATGTCCATGTACCTTTGTAATCAATACCTTGATTGACCAAAGACCATTTGGCCTGATCTGCTGGAAGTCCTGCTTCCAGAGCACTGGCTGATGTATGGGCAACATCGCATTTGTAGGAATGTCCGCCGTAACGAACTATGTCATTTACCTTATATCTAAAACTAGTGGTCCAGTTGCCTTTCCACTCTTCTGCTATAGAAACCACGTCCCACAAAGCCTGATTAGATTCTAGTCCTTGACTAATGTCTCCTGCTGATTCGTGACTGGTATTGCATCTATATATTTTTCCGCCGTAGCGAACGATATCGTTAATCTTATAATATGTTTCTACTTGCCAATCAATTTTCCATTCTGATAAACTTAGATGTATGGTCCAGTTGGCATATTGACTAGGGAATTCTGTTTCGTCGCTACCTGAAGTATGGGCTTCCACGCATAGATAGACGATACCTCCCAAACGCACTTGATCTCCCACACGATAATAAGTATCAGCAGTCCAATCTCCCATCCAACTAGTACCATCGGCCATTAACTCCCATCTAGGGTCTAGTGCAGGAGGAATGTCGCCGTTATAGAAATCTAAATCGTAGTAAAAATCTGGATTAGCCACATGTGTCATTAGACAGTTATAGACTTTACCACCAAAACTGACTACATCATCTGGATTATAACGTCCGTAGGCTGCCCATGTGCCTCTCCAGGTGTGCTTGAATCTACTTAATTTAAAATCTGCCATTATTAATCCTCTGATGCTCCGGAATCGTAAGTGTAACCATTATTTACTCTTGCAACTAGTTGCCCATCGTTATCTATGTAATAAAATATGGCTCGGTCATCCCATCTGTATTGTTGATAATTTAGGTTTTCAAACACGACATTATGATTTACATCTATGCCTTCAAAAAAATCAACACCGACTTCAAAATCATTATAATTGCCTGCTTCATCTCCGGGTTGATTTAATTCTATAGCATCGTTGCTTTTAAGTTGATCATTTCTTTGAAGGAACAGACTTCCGTTTTCGTTTTTTCTTAGTCCGTAGAAAAATCTAGGTGTGTCACCTAATCTTGTGTAAGGATCATTTCCTAGTACATAATTATTATTCATTTACTGCTCCTTAGCTTATTTCTACAAAACTAACCACTACATCAATACTGTCAGCAGTGTCACTGACTATTCTTAAACCTGCTGTTTCTGGTAATATTAATTTTTCACCGTTGGTTATAATTTTTACTGCCGAGTTAGGACTGACTGTCAGTCCCTTGACATAATATGCTGGCGCACTGTCTTCGCTGATGACAAAAACGTCTACGTTAACTGTATCATAGTCTGTGACATTAGCGATGTTGCATCCAATGACTGTGGATCTAAATCCCACAGGCACCTGAACTACATCTACTGGTGTAGTGCCTATATTTTTATTCACTGCATGTTTAAATGTTGTAGGCATTTTTATTATCCTAATGTTAATGCGAATCTTATAGCGATGTCAGTGGCTGTGGTTTCTGATACCGCACCAATAGTACCTGCAGGACTGGCCCAAGATGTTCCGTCCCAGATCTCCAAGGCTTTAGAATCTGTGTTATATCTGGTCATACCTTCTACTGCATAAGCAGTGGGTCTTTCGCCAGCAGTACCTTTTGGTGGTACAAAAGCATTGGTTCCCGATATTACAAAATAGCCTGTGCCGCTTTGATCTATTTGTGTTACAGATCCGCTGACAGTATTTGTTATTAGATTATTTCTGATGGCAAAGTTACCAAGTCTAACTGAACCTGTGCCGTTGCCTTCTAGGATAAGATCTTGCCCAGATGTGGTATTAATCCTATTATCAACTAATTGTAGATTACCTATATTAAATTCTAAAAGACTTAGGTTAGTTGCAAACAAATTCTGAGAATATATGTTTCTCCATTTGTTGCTAGCAGATCCAAGATCATAGGCATTATTTGTTTCTGGAATTAGACTGCTGTTAAGGCTAGCATTTATGGTCACAGTGTCGGCTATGCTATCACCTATGATCAAATTTCCGCCTATGGTAATGTTTCCTGTAGCTGTGATGTTTCCTGTCACTGACAAGTCGCCAGTGATATCTGTAGCAGCCTGTATGTCGACTATGCCTGTGCCGCTGGGTCTCAATTCTAGATTAGAATTTGAAACTATAGTGGCGATGGTATTTCCTGAGATTTCTATATCGTTGACTATTAGTCTAGAATGATATATTGTTGCTTCGCCGCCGGAAGCTATGAAATTAATTGTAGGAAGATCGCTGGAAATTGTATTACCAGTGACTGTCAGATTACCAATATCAAATTGATTAGTTACTTCGAGATCTGTGGTTCTTGTTGTACCATTGACATCTAGACTGTATTGAGGAGTAGAAGTTTTCACTCCAATGCGCGAATTCGTAACATCCAAATAGAGAAGGTCTGTCTCAAAGGCAAGGTCTACACCATCTCTGATGAGATTGGCCTTTAAGAGCGGACCGGAAATTCGACCAATAGCCATGCGCTCTCCTAAATACCCCGTGTTTCACGGTTAACCTATTTTGGATTTCTCCGCAGCCGTTTTTACGGCTCTTTGCTGGTTTACCACAGTTTAATCACGCAGAAATTGGTCATTTACTGCGATTAGTAGTATTTAGTCAGAATGGGAAATTAGCCGAAGATGAGGGTATAAACGTTGCCCAATTCTTCCATGATCGCAGGTGTAACCACTACTCCGCCGCCTGTGGCTACTTGCCAAATAGTGCCGTCAAAGCATTCTAGATATCCAACTTCGTTGTTCCAACGAGTTTCGCCTACTTCCGTTCCTGTTCTTTGAGAATTATTTCCCACAGGTATACGCATGGCATTGGTATCATTGATGACTAGATAACCCTGACCTGTATGAGATATAGTTATAGGTGAATTTAAAAGATTAGTTATAACACCTTGGTTTATAGAAATATTTTCTATCTGTGTGGTTCCGCTGTCAGGTACCAGTATTAGGTCATCGTTGCTTTGTAGTGCTTCGATAATATTCGTACTATAATTAGCTTGATCGCCAACGATTAGATTATTAATTGTGGGATTCTGCGAACCGTTCATATCAACGATCCATATATCATTCCATGTTCTACTAGGAGATCCTAGATCATATTGATTATTACTTCCGGGTACGATATCTTGCGTGAGATCGGGCGCTATAGTTACTGTATCAATAGGACTATCACCTATGATCAGTTGACCGTTTAGTTGTACAGTTTCTGTGGCCTGTATATTTCCTGTAACTGCGAGATTGCCGCCTAGACTTGTAGTAGCCTGTAATATTACTTTTCCGGTGCCGCTGGCATTTAATATTAAATTTTCGTTGGATATAGACCCCGAAATTAAATTATTATCTATGTTAATTGAAGGTGTCTCAACCCTTCCTAGTTCTACATATGCTCCTACACCTACCGGTGTGATATTGATAGGCCCCGAAGTAGATGTTATAGATCCGTCTGAATTAAACTTAATATGATCAAAAATAGCCCGTGTACCTGTGGCTATTAGATCTTGATGTACTTTTGCACTACCGATAACATCTAGGACAAAATCAGGGACAGCATTGATACCAATTCTGCTATTATTGACATCAAGATATAATAGATCGTCGTCTAATGGGTCATTTCTAAAGGTTAGATCTTGTCCATTCCTTAGTAAATTTTGAGCCAGCATCGGCCCGCTGATTCTACCTAGGCTAACTGCTGGCTGCGATGGTAAAGGCATGCTTTCTCCTTAGTTGGCAAATCCGTAATAGACTGTGATATCTTTGCCTAGAGGAACAGCACTTGTGAAAACAATGTAAGTTTGTCCTGAACCTAAATAGTTGTCTACTAGGTTAAAGTTTGTGTCAGATATTTGGAAAACGTTTTCTACAAAGACCAAAATATTATTTTCAGAACTTGGAATTTGACTCAGAGGACCAAAAGTAGTTTCAATGCCGTCTGCACCTGTGAGTGTTTGTTTAGTAATAGTAGTGGCTCCAGGTGCTCTTACGACTTCCCATACACCGTCTATGTAAGCTTCTATAGAATTTGTTGTAGTGTTGTACCTGATAAAACCGTTGGCCCCATTAGGATTTCTTACTCCGCTAAGTTGTGGTCTTTGGCTGGTTGATCCTTTTGGTAGTCTTAGACCGCCGGTTAAATCCATTACAGCTCTGCCATAGTGGTTGGTAAACAGAGTGTTATCACTGGGACTGTATTTGCTGATAGTTTTTTGTTTTAGGAATCTCATACCGGTAATGAACTCACTGTTACACTCAACAAATTAGCTGCACTTGAAGTGGCACGGATTTGATCACCTGCGTTTAATACGATTCTTTCGTCGCTGAAAAATACAGTTTCACCTGCAGGTATTGTTAAATTTTTCACTATAGTGTTGGTATCTGTACTAACACCGCCGCTCAAAACTAGGTTTAGTGTTAAATTTGCAGCATTGATTGTTTCGTCTGTAAGATTTGGTGCTCCTGTATTACAAATAATGATAGATGTTACAGCATTGGTTTGACCAGATACGCCAGGACCAATGGCTGCTCCTGTGGTTGTACTAGTATAAACTAGTGTGTCACCTGTGGTTGTTAGTCTTGTGCTGTATATCATGTTTTTCTCTTAAAATATCATACTAAAAACAAGAGCTTTGCTCTTGCTGATAAGTTCGTCTGACTTGGTTGTATTAACAAAGTACAGTCCTGTTGTACCTACTCCTGCAGTATTTCCGTACAATAAACTTCCCACACTGGTTGATGCGGGTACCGTACCAAGATTGTCAAGTTGTAGGGCATAGGTCACTTCTACTTTGCCTGTACCATTGGTTTCAAATTTAATATTAGCATTAGTATTTCTTGTCTGAATAACTGCTGCGTCTGGAATCAATGGATTGAAAGGTGTTGGATCTTCTGTATACAGAGTAAGTCCACCAAACTGCACTCTGTTGTAAAAAAATTCTGTAACGATATTGTTTTCGACCACGACCGATACTTGACTCTCTAATGGTTGTACCGCATATGGGCCTATTGGAAATAATCCGCTGGCGGGCAAGTTAGAATCAAAAGCCGCTACTCTAGTATTGTCTCTAACAATCTGGAATGTTGGATTAGTTTGAATAGCTGTGTCAACGTATCGCTTATTGGGAATATCGTCGTCGTCTGTGACATTTAATTCGTAATTTAGTGTACCCGCAACTTTAACAACACCTGTACCGGTACCAATTAGTATTAGGTCACCGCTGTCTGTATCTGCATTGGTTAGAATTTCTTTGACTCTCAGTCTGCTGTTATTATAGCCTGCACCTTGTTTAAGATTCCATGTGTTGTCATCTTCGTCCCAAACAAAAAGTACATCTTCTTCTGTACCTCGATCAATTTGAATGCCGGAGTAACGTAGAGTCACTCCAGCACCTGTTTCACCATCATTTAAAACAATTATGTTATCTTTAATAGCTAGATTTTCAGCTGAGATAGTGGTTGTATCACCTTCTACTACCAAATTACCGGTTACGATTGTTCTACCGACACCGGGTCCGGTGTCGAGTTTAATATCGGCACCTTCGCTGGTTTTGATATTATAATCGCCGTTAACTTGAAAATACTGTCCCATGCTGAAATCCTAAGTGTTTAGATAGCTGTTAAAATAAGTAGTGTTGCTGTTGAATCGTCTTGCAATGTCCACTTATATCTGTTTCCAGAAAAATCTGCCGCTGTTCTAAAATTTATCTTTTTAAGAGCGCGAGGAGATCCGTTTAACAATCCAATAATTGTCATTTCTCCATCGTTAACTGGGTCCATGTTTGTGCCCTGTACGATCTTACATGTTACTGCTGGCGAAGGTGGTGACGATGGAACTGATGCTAGGCACTTAAATCTTCTTGCGCCTACTTGTTTGCTAATGTAGCCTTCTGCTACAGAACCTCCAGATTTGAATCTGATAGGAATATTTGGTGCTGTTAGACCGACAGGTCCAAAAAGTCGCTTGGGTAACTTATTTGCCATTTGATTTCTCCTTTGAGTGACGTTCTAGGTCTGCATGGTGGCGCCACACAATCTTCTAGATACTTTATTTATCTGTTGATGTTTTTATTAAAATTGTCAGTTGTGCTTGCTGAGATGCCCTTATCAGCATAATAAGAATCTAATCTAACTATAGATGAGGTTACTGATATTATGTCTACAGCATCTGTACATATAAACATGTCTACTGCGTGGGCACCTATTTTTTTAGCTCGAACTACTAATTTTTCTGCCGCAGCAGGTTTAATCAAATATCCATATTGTCCTATATAAAAATTACCAAACCCCTTTTCTTTGTACACAGTTTCAGGTTTAAAATATTCTATTGGAATGTTTATGCATTTTTCTAAATCTGCTTCATAGCTGTCTTTCCAAAAAATGCAAGAATCTAGTCTGCAGATATCTGTGAAATTATTTTCAATGTCGTTGGGTAAAGGTCTTAAAAATACACCATCGTGTTCTAATATAACAATAGCTTCGTTTAATTCTATGCATTTTTTCCATAAAAGAAAATGACTCATAAAGCAGCCCAAATGCCCTATTTTTTTTGTTTGCATGGGTCTAACCTTATGCTGTTTAAAAAGATAAAGGCAATCATTTCCTGGTATAGCATCAAAAACATGTGCATCTATTCCGAAGGATTTTGCAATATTGATATTTTTTTTACCTAGTTCTTGTCCTAATTTATGATCTTGCAAGATTATGTGAAATGATTTCATACTATTTGCTCAGCATAGCCATGAGCTCAATTTTTTCCACAGTAGAAATAACTCTATTGATTTCTTCTATTTCTCGCTGCGCAACTTCTAGATAGTTTGTGCTATGGCGTTGTCTGTAATGTACCAATGCTATACTGTAATTTTGAATATGATTTTCGATGATTCTTTCTATACGATCAACATCATGTTTAAACATAGGAAAGCGTTTACGCCATACAAAAAATTGTCGACGTAGTTCAGGAAAATCTTGATCGCTTTCTATTTTCATCTTGATATTTAAGCCAAACAAAAAGGCTCCGAAGAGCCTTTTTGAAACACTTGAAAGTGTATACCTTTGATTAGGTAAATGATGCGTTAGCAACAGTTACACGACCTAGATAGTCAGCAGCGTTACCTAGAGATGATGCTGTGTTTGTCAACTCAACATATCCGTAACGTGTCATAAAGCTGACTACTGGCTCAAATGTGCTAGGATCTAGAACAACACCGCTGCTCATCAATGGAATGTATGGGCAGTAGAATGCTGCTGCATCAGATTCGCTAGAACCTTTGTAGCCAACTAGAACTGTGTCGTCATCAGCATATGTGTTAACATATACTTTCATTGCGCTGTTCAATGTACCAACAAACTTGGTGTTTGTAGGTGCTTCGAATGTACCTTCTGTTGTTCTTGCGAACGCAGAAGTTGTTGCGCTTTGAAGGATTGTCAATGCTGTTGGACTTACAACTGCCCAGTTACCAGCACCACGACGTGTGCGCTGAGCGATTGTGTTTGCAACACGGTTGATAGCAACTGCTAAAGCAGCATGCTCGTCACCAACGAATGTAGCTGTACCAGAAACTGCTGTTTGATCAAATGCTACAGTGTTACCTGCACCAGAAGCCAATGTAGCTAGGCTACGTAGAACTTCTTGGTCGATTTCAGCTGTGATTTCTTGAGCAAGAGCTGCCATGATTTCAGCTTCGATGTCAATGCCTTGTTGGGCTTGTGCATCTTGAGCTGCTTCAAATGTCCAGCGAGCAGACAATTTACGTGTCTTAGCTTCAACTGTTTGTTTCAAGATTTGAATGCTTAGTCTGTTACCAGCAGCGCCTTCTTTGGCAGCTGTCGCATCAGCTTTGCCATTGGCGTTACCAGAATAGCCTTCAGCAATCTTGAATGGGCTTAGTGCCTCTTCACCAGCAGACGCAGATCCACCTGCGCTACCTGTGAACGCATCTGAATAGCGAACACGTAGAGTATGGATTTGACCAACTGGGCCTGTCATAGGCTGTACACCAACTAGTTCATTAGCAATGACTGTTGGCATTACACGTCTGATCACTGGAAGGATCACACGATTTAGGGTTGCAACGTTACCGGCGGAAGTAGCACCAGCAGTGGCAGACTCTGCCAAATACTTGCGAGTATTTTCTAGAGTAGCTGCCATAACTGAACGCTTGTTACCTTGTAGGCCTTCTAATAGTGCCTCTTTAGTCTCCGACCAGCGTGACTCGAGTAGTTGTGACATTATAGTTCTCCTTAAACTTTTAGTCCCGCAAGCCTGCGGATGTCAAAAATTTCAGCGGTTTTTTCTTCGCTGATGTGTTGTGCCTGCTTGTCGCCTGTAATTTCTTTTGCCTCTGTGAGTGCTTTCTTTGCCGGTACACCGCCATCCATTACAGCTGGCAAGTACTTGTCAAAAGCATTGTGTAGTTTTTCAGTCTGTACAGATTCTAGTAATTCTTTCATTACTGTACGCTTGTCGCCCGATAAAGGTCCTAGCAATTCGCTCATAACTTCTTTGCGAGTAGCTGTATCTTTGGCAATGCGTAGTTCTGCATCACGACTTTCAACTAATTTTTGTGTTTCTGCAACAACTTTTGCTGCTTCTTCTAATTCAGCTTCTTTAGTAGCAACTATTTGTAATAGTTTTGCTGTTTCAGATTTTTCATTTAGATGGCTAGCAGCATATTCGCTGGCGAAGCTTTCAAAAATCCTACGACCAAAATCATTTTTACGAGCAGCATCAATGTCTTCACGTAGCTGTGTCATTTCAGACTTCAGGCCTTTCGACACTGTTTCTTCGATGATCTTAGCTGAACGTGAGATAAAATCTTTCTTGATTTCTTCAAACTTAGCCTTGCTTTCACGTACTAGGCGTACTTTAGTTTCGGCTAGGTCTTTTTTATCTGCGTGGAATTCTGCGATTTCCTTCGCTAGTGTATCCACGATAAAAGATTCTAATTTTGCAACATTTCCTGCTACTGATTTGCGGTCGTCGTGTAATTCGCTGAGTTCTTTATGTAGATTTTTCATAATAAAAGACTCTAATACATTTGAGTCCTTAGAAATCTTTTCTGCATAACGAGCTCTTGCATCAATAAGACTTTGACGATCTTCAGCTAGTTCTGATAATTCAGCTTGTAGTCGGTCTGCTAACATTCCTTCTACAGCATCAATCATTGCTGTCTTGTCGTGCTCATATTTCTGTGCAAATTCTTCACGTAGTTGTGACGTTAATTGGTCACGATTTTCTTGGATTTTAGCCTGCCAAGCGGATTCAATTTCCGATTTGATTTCTTCGGAAATCACATTGTTCTCAAACAGTTGTTTTACGATATCTAGCATGTGATTCTCCTACTTGGTTATTTGAGTTTTCTGATGATGTTCACCAGATTCTCTGCTAAGTATTTCTGAGCCTTTGGATCGCCTTGAACTTCTTGTGCTATTTTAAATGCCTTGTATCCACCTGTGTTATTCATAAGGTGTTCATAAACTGGTGTTGGGTATGCTCCCGGGGCGGAAGGTTGTGCTACTACGTCGACTGTGATAATTTCAAAACCTTGAACATTACCACTATTATCCACTTCACCGGAACCTCTGCTGCTTACACCCAATTTTACTCCCGACGTGAGCATAGTTTCAATTAACTTGCCCATTGGTGTCGGGAGGATTTTTAGTTTTCCGTAGCCGTTAGGACCGTCCATCCACATCTTTGTGATCATGTGACTTACACGATCGAGATTGATTTTCAAATCCTGCGGGTGATCAACTTCTCCTAGAACGGAGTATCCTCCAGCGATCTGTTCATTGAGCGTTTTGACAGCCTTGCCAATTTCTTGAGAAGAATAAACACGCTGGTTCTGATTACGGATATCTCCTTGGATGCAGATACCGTTCAGATGCAGCGATTTTTTATCGCCTTCGCCTTCGCTCTCTAATACAATCTTGGCCTGGTCGAAACTCAAATGTTCTGATAGGTAGTTTTTCACCGTTTAAGTCCTATTATCTACGACCACGGAAAAGACTTGCGGTGTCAGTCTTGCCTGCACTGCCGCCTGCTCCAGAAAACTTGCCTTCTGCTTCGCCTTTCTTTTCAGCGCCATGTCCTGGCTCTTTCTTAGAGAAAGCAGAACCTGCCTTACCGCCTGGAACATTAATGTTTCCTGAATTAATATCTTTTGGATTCTGATCGTTTAGAGCAGATCCTTTAATTTTACTGCCTGCACCGACTGTACCAGCATCTGCACCATTACGTCCGCTTAGGATATTAGCAGCAGTACCGCCCATGTCGTTCTTGCCAGCTACAATGCTCTTAGCATTTGTTGACGAGCCTTGACCTAGTTTACCAGTACCTACTAGAGCACCTTCGCCTGCACCTTTTTTCTCAGCACCGTGACCGCCTGCGACTTTTTCTACATACTCGCGTACAGTTTCGAGATCGTCGATGGCTTCCATTTCTTCTTCGCCGGTTTCGCCGTCCATTTCGTGCTCACCTTCTTCGTGGCCTTTAAGTTCATCAAATTTAGCTTGTAGTTCGTCTACGATTGCATCTAGGTCTTGGAATAGTTCTTCTTCAGATTTTTCTTCTTCCTCACCTTCTTCATCGCCCATGCTTAGTTCGCTTTCTAGATCGTCGGTAGGATCACCGCCCATTTCATCGTCTGCTTCAATAGCGATGTCTTCAAATTCTTCATCTACTTCTTCGTCATCTGTTGCTTCATCTACTTTTTCATCTTCTGCATCATCTTCTGCTGCTTCGTCGACTTCTTCGTCTTCGTCTGACATTTCTGCTTCGATTAGACCTTCATAGATTTCACGTGATTTTGCTACCACATATTCGTGGAATAGTTCTTCTGCTTTGGCCTGATTATCGTTAACCAGGTTCTCGAGCATCTGCTCAAGCAATGATTTGTCTGCCATGTTGTATTCTCCTTCAAGATGGTTAGGCTGTGAGTTATTTACTACACTTTTGTTAAAAAGGGGTTAAATGGTAGTTTTTTGAAGATTTTCCGTTTTGTAAATACAATCCGGATAAATTTTCTCAAAATCTTGATAGGTCATGTGTTTAAGATTCATTAAATGCGGACCTAATTGATCGGGAATAAAAGCATCGGGAGGTATTACCCGTATAAAGCTAATTGCTCTATGATCTCTTATAGTACGCTCTGTCTGAGTTAGCCAATTTCCGTGAAATGTAGCGGGATCTGAGCTTTTTTTGTAGTTGTATGTGTTGGCATATACATTGTTGAATCTGCCGTTGATGCCTGCGTAATCGAATCCAAAAATGTAAATTTCTCTGTGTCCGTGATCACAGGCTAGAGATAATGCTGTTGGACCCGAACTCCAACCTTTGTGTGGATTAAAAAAGTTTATGTGATGTTTACTAGAAACGCCCTTGTTTGGATTTGTCCAAACAGAACATCGTTTGTGGTACCCGCTGGCTATGATCTCGTTGACCATTTTCACGTCTACAGCTATAAGATAATGTGGTTCAAATTCTCTATACATGGCATTGCATGCATAGACTGTGCCTTTATCTAAAAGGTTTTTATGATTTAATTGAAGTCTACTAGTGCCGTTACCTAGGACAAATGCAGTGTTATTCGGCTGGTTGTTGTGCTTCAACTGGAGTTCCGTACATTTGCTTAACGAATTCCAGCTCTGAATCACGTTCATACTCGTGCGCTTCGCTCTGCATTCTTAGCTGATTAATCTGTCTAAGGGTAAGGCGAATTTTTCTAGTATCATTTTTTTCAACCACAGATATATCTTTGCTGTTATCGTATCGGCGATCTACAGCAAAATCATTGTTGTTGTCGTTGAAATAAAGGAATTCGAGTAGAAGCATACTATATTTATTATTGAGCTGGAGGTTCTGCTGGTGCTGCTTCTGCACCCGGTTCAGCGCCTACTTCCGGAGCTTCAATTGGAGCTTCGGCAGTCTGTGTCGCAGCATCTGCGCCTATACTAGCAGGACTTACACCAATACTTCTCATCTGACTGGCAGCATCTAATGATGGTTTTAGATTAGAACTATTTTCTTCTCTCCATAGGCGTTCGTTTTCTTTGATTTCTTCTTCAGTTAGACCTAGGAATCGTTTCATGGCGAATCTCTTGCTGAGATGAGCTATTTCCTGTAACTGGGCAAATGTTGCTGCCCTAGCTGTGTCGAGTTCTGATTGACGATAGGCTGCAAAGTTCTGTACAGGATTGAATTTTAATTCAAAAAGACTATAATCTATGTTAACACCGTTATTACCAAGCCATGATTTAAATTCTTGATCAAATGTTTCGATTATCATAGACTGTAATCTTTCACAGTATTTGTTGAATCTTAATTCTTGTATATAGGCTGTGCCCACTTTACCATCTGATAGAGTATTGGCCTGTTCGTCTATCGCTGTAGGAAGATATGAAGCAGGAATGCGTAAAGCCCTAAACAATTTGTTAGTAAAATAACGCAGATCTGTAATTTCGCCAAGATTTGTTCCTCCGGGTAGTGTTTCTACTTTAGATCCGCGTCCTTCTGCTGTCTGGGGAAAGAAATAATCTTCGCTGACACTCAGCGGATTGTAACTAGCATCAACCATATTCTGTCCACCACCTGTTGAACTAGGAATACGACGTTGATGTATTTCGTTTTTCACACGCTCAACAAATGCCATGGCCATGTGTGCAGGCATGTTTCCGACGTCTACATAGAAGATCCTACGCTCAGGAGCACGTTGTATACGATAGATAATGATAGCATCTTCAAGCAGTTCTTTCTGCTTGTAGACTTTGAACACTGATTCTAATAGACTATTGCCAAAAGGATAGTTATTGTCTAAGCCTTCGCTTAGGCTGATATGTACAATATTCTTTGCATCAACTGTAACTTCGTTAGTGGCATTTTGAAATCTAGTTCCGGGGGGACGAGCAGCATCGCCTACAAAACCTCTGCCAAATCCTCCTCCTGTGGTGTATGAACTAGTACCGCTAGGTGCAGTATTCGTTGTATTATGTGGGGTGGTTGCAATAAGGTCTTTGAAATTAAAATTAATATCTTTAATCACATACTGCTCAGGTATCTTGCCTTCTGATTCGTTGACAATAATTTTAGTAACTTTGGCCGCATCTACAAACAACCATTTTAAAGTCTGGGGATCCTTGACAAAAAAACAGTCTCCATATTTGAATGCATTTCTTACGATTCGGAAAATCCTTGTTTCAAATTGTTGCTGCTTGCTCCATTTCTGTAGACTTTCTTTTAACAATTTGGTCTCAGTAGATGTGGGTTGGCCTCTAAAAAATAAGTGAAAAGCTGTAGAGTTTTCTTTGTCTTTTTGAGTACAGAATTCTGTAAGGATATCTAGTGCGGCATTCACTTCCGAATCCATGTCCATGGTATCATACTGCATATACCTTTCTACACGATTGGGTGCACCTGCATAAACATCTGGCAAGAAACTAGAGTAATTAGCTCGCGCTGGTCCCGGACGTCCTCCGTTGCCTATTGGGCTATAAGAAGATTTTTGACCATCTAAATTAACGGGTGTAAAATATTTTTTCCAAGACATTAATTATTTTTCCTTAAGCAGCGGAATAAAGGTCGCCACTTTGAGCTATGTTTCTCTGTACAGATAATTGTCTTTCATTTACTTCATTTACACGGCGAGTTATTGAAATCAAAGTATCCATCTTAGTATTTAACGTTGACAGCAGGCTTGCAGGAGTTTCTTGAGCACCTGCAGGAGTTGTTCCGGCAACCTGTTTACCTTCTCTTCTAATACGTTCCTGCTCTGCGGCTACATCTGTTGGTTTGGATTCTTCTGGTTTGGATAGTGCTGCCTGCGTAGTTGATGCTGCCGGAGTTGCCTGTGCCGTTGGAGTTTGAACATTGGCAGATGCCAATGCTTTTTGCCAATGTGATGGAGGATTTTTAATCAGTGCAGCAACATTCTGTCTGAGGTTTGCAGGAACCTTGTCCATAGTGGACTTGCCCAACATCACACTGTAAGCCCAATCTTCTTCTAATTTCTTGTTCCCTGGTTGTGCAGCGGCCACTGTGGTCATAGCTGCCTGTGCGTCAGCGGACACAGGAGCTCCAGCAATACCAGCTACTTGTGTGCTAAACTTATCTACCTTGGCAGATATTTCTGCTCCTATGGCGCCTTTTTTCCTAATATCACCGCCGGCAATCTGGCTAGTGGCTAATAGATTAGCCTGTTCTTGTGACATGTTAGCTGTATTGATTCCTAGATTAGCGGCCATGTTAGTCTGACCTTTCTTCATATACCAAGCTGCTACCTGTGCTGCTACGTCAGGATTATTCACTAGGTCTGGATTTTGAACTAATCTATCATCTCCATAAATCGCCTTAGAAGCGGCCGCATAATTATTCTTGCCTGTGAGCTGTATAAAACCACGGCCTCGATATTTGAATCCATCACCAGGTTCTGTATTGCCCATCTGCTGGCCCATCTTAGTACCAGAACCATACATCATTTCGCCCATCTTTGTAGGATCTGCCTTTATAGCATCAAGCTCAGCATCAGTTTTTCCGGCAGCCCTAGATCCAAAAATCTTTCTAATTCTATCGTTAGAAGTACCTGCATAGTTCATATTTTCGGATATGCTCTTACCGCCGGTTTCTTTCATGACATTGCCTAAAGTAGCAGCAATATACTTAGGATCAGTTATACCCTGTTTGATCATCGCTGCTTTAACCAATTCGAGATTTTTCTTTACGTCTTGATTGATCGGAGCTGTAGGTGCTGTTCCGGTCATAGGAGCAGTGGTTGTGGTACCGGGCTGTGTTTGAGTCTGTGCTTGACCTTCCATTCTCTTTTTCATGCTGTCAAACATTTTCTGCGGACTGCTGAAATCTATAGGAGGAGGTGCTGCATTGGCCGACGCAGTAGCTTCAGTGGCTGCTGAGCCTGCTTTGGCTTCTTGTGTTTTTTGTTCTGTTAATTTTTTAGAAGCTTCGAGCTCTTTATCTTTTTGTTCTTTGAGAGCTTTTTCTTGTTTATATTTGTCACCGGCTTCTTTGCGTCTTTGATCTCTAGCCTTTTCTTTTTCGTCTAATTCTTTTTGTTCTTCTGCTATGCGTTCTCGCATGGCTTTGATAGTATCTCCTCCACCAAAGAACTTAGCAACTTTTTCGGCTATGGCTAACCATATGTCAGTATAAAACAATGCGAATCGTTTTAAATTATCGCCTATGGCTTCAAATACATCACTGAAACTCCAACCAGCTTCTTTGACCTTGTCTGAGATCCATTGAAAGCCTTTATATAGAGCATATCCTGCGGCTACTAGAGCCAGTAAAGGTAAGGCTACGGAGAGAGCTGCGCCTGCTAGAGCAGCTAAAGGTGCTAGAGATGCTGTTAGTCCTAGAGTCTGTAGGGCCTGTACGACATTATGTGCGAATATTGCAGCCTTTAATAAGGCAAATATTGCGATTAACGGTGTAGCAACTAAAACTATTGTTTCAAAATTTCTAGCCATAAATTGAAATGCGGGCACAACATAATTCATAGTAAAATCAGTGAGCATGGTAAATGCCTGCATCATTGTATCTAGCAATCCGCTGGTGGCTAAAAATTTAGTAAAGGTATTACTGGTCTGTGCTATTTTTTCTTGATACTCTTTGAGTTTAGCGGGATCAAGACCTTCTGCCTGAAGTTGTTTTTCTTTAGCAGCTCTTTCTGCTGCGGCCTTCTGTTGTTCAGCTTGTACCTGACCTAGAGTTTTTTGATTAGCAGCAGCATCCATAGCACCTACATAGAAACGCTTACTGGCATCATCTCCGTATAAGGCCATATTTTCTGCTACACCGGATTTGGTAAAATTATCCACTTCTGCCTTATATGCAGCATTGATCCTAGCTGCTTGATCTGCTCCCATCTTACCTGTGGTACGGATCTGCTGATTTAACTGCATCATATTTCTAGCACTGTCAGGCAAGAATGCCAAAGCTTTTTTACCTGCTTCGCTGGTAGCAGTACCTGTGGCTATAATTTCTTTCATACCTTCCTGATGTTCAGCAGGAATACTGTCCATCAGATTTTGTAGATTACGTTGGCTGTCAACATCTAACTTACTCATGATGTTTCTAAATTGTGCATCTTTAAGTCTAGCTTCTCTTTCTTTTTCTAGATCTGCACGATTCTTACCAGTGAGTTTAGTTAATGCATCAAGGTCTTGTAGATACGCTCCGGTCTGTGCGACCAATTGAGCATTACTCATACCTTGTAATTTTCCTGTAGAAGCCAACTGTGACGAATATTTGGCAAAACCTTCATTGATCTGCTCAGTACTATAACCTAGCCTAGCTAGATCATTGCCCAGTGGTGTGTTCTTAATAGTCTTGCCTAGCTGTGCTAGTCGCTTGGCACCTTCTTCAGAAGTACCGCCAAGTAAGGCCAATTGTTGTCCATTCCTTGCAATTATTCCAGAGAACTGTTCAAATGTCAATCCTGCGCTAGTAGCAGAATTGATCATGGTAGTTATACTACCGCCAAAATTAGCACCCACCGATGCACTTTGTTGAAATGCTTTATAGGTTTTTTCTGCGGCTCCTGCTACAGCACCAAATACTCCTGCCAACACACCGCCAACTATGGGTATGCTGTTCATGGTCTGTGCAGCAGCACTCATGCTGTTGCCGGTATTGGCTAGTGCAGACATGAGATTAGTCATGCCTAGGGCCACTCCAGAAACTGCTGAACCTAGTGTACCAAGACTACTGATAGTAGTCTGCATCTGTTTCAGTTGTTTGTCACTGAATAACCCTTTTTTCTTTTCTTGTTCAAGCGCCTTTTTTGATGCTTCGGTTTCTTCTTTGGTCTGTTCGGTAGCTTTTTTAGCAGCTTCTTGTTGTTCCTTTGAAGCCTTGGCCAGTCTGGCCAGTTCCTTTTCTAACTCTTTGAAAGTTTTAGGATCCATACCCCCAGTGCCGCCACGTCCTGCCTTGGCCATAGCCGCAGTCTGGGCCAGCATAGCAGCCAAAATCTGCTTGAGAGTTATTTCGGTCGCTGCATTATTGAGCTGTATGGGTTGTCCGCCGAGATCGCCAGTTACGTCTGCCATTTAGTAAAATCCATGAAAACTGCGCATATAAATATATGAGTAGATAAATTATTTATCGGGGAAAAAAATGATGGATCAATCCAATCAGCAATTAAAGAGGGCGTCTAATCCTCTTGCTAATTATTTTAGACAACCAAAGTTATACATGAAATTACCCAGTCGAGGTGAATTTTATCCTGAAGGCGCCTTAGACGTAAGTCAAAACGAAGAATACGCCGTATATGCTATGACTGCCAAAGATGAACTGATGTTTAAGACACCAGATGCTCTAATGAACGGTCAAGCCACTGTTGAAGTTCTTAAAAGCTGTATACCAGCTATTAAGGAACCTTGGTTAATGCCTAGTATCGATCTAGACGCTTGTTTGATCGCTATTAGAATAGCCACCTATGGCGAACACATGGAGATCACAGGTTCATGTCCTAGTTGTAATCATTTAAATGATTATCAGATGAATTTATTAAGTTATCTAGAAGAAACCTATAAATTTAGATATTCTTCAGAAATTAATCTTGGTCATTTGACTGTACATTTAAGACCATACAGCTATAAAGAAATCACAAAGACAGCAATCAAGACATTAGAACAACAGAAAATTTTTCAAGTGGTCAATGATCCAAACATGCCAGACGAAGAAAAAATTGAAAAGTTTGGAGAAAGTTTTGTTAAACTTACAGAAATGACCGTAGATGTGGTGGCAGGTTGTATCACTAAAATTTCTACTCCAGAAGGTGATGTTACTGATCAAAAAATGATTTTAGATTTTATGGAAAATTCAGACAGCACTGTGTTCAATACAGTAAACGATCATATTAGAGATATGAAAGAACTTATGGAACTTAAAGCTCAGGACGTGGAATGTTCAGAATGTAAACATCATTGGACTGTGTCTGTGAGCATGGATCAGACAAATTTTTTCGCCAAAGGGTCTTAATACTGCCTCAGCCTGAGATCCTTGAATACGTACAACAAATAGAAAAAGAGGCCGTTGCCATAAAAAAAGATCTACTCAAGATCTGTTGGTATATGAGAGGCATGAGCTATGCTGATGCAATGATGCTCAGCTACGAGGAAAGAAATCTCATTGGCGAAATAATCAAAGACAATCTAGAAACAACTAAAAAAACCGGATTGCCTTTCTTTTAATTCCTACGGTATAGACTAAAATTTTCAACTAGACTTGGACCTTTTCTTACCACACTGTCAGAAGTTGGTCCCATGAGTCTTTCTCTATCGGCATCAATTTCAGCCTGTGTTGGTTGAGCTTTCTTTTTAGGTGCTGCTCTCTTTTTAGGTGTAGCCGGTGCGGTTCCCATTGCATCTACTTTGGCTTGTAATGCTTTTCCTTCAGGACTAGCATCAAATGCAGCATCTGCTTTGGCTTTATCTGATAATGGTGCTCCGGTATTACCATCATAATTGCCTGTTGGTGCTGCTGGTGCAGGTTTAGCTGCGGGTTTCTTAGACACAGGTTTTTCCATGGCTGCTTTGACCTTAGGGTCTGCCTGTAACATAGTTATGATCTCTTTTTTCTGTTCTGGTGGAAGACCGTCTACTGCTTTTTGAGCTTGAGCATAAGCACTGTCGCTCTTTGGTTCTGCTAGTGTAGGTTCGATTCTTCCGTCAGGAGCAGCGCCACCTGCTGCTGCTGTGGTCAACTTGCCAAAATCGCTTTTTGGTGCAGCAGCGGTTTTAGGTGCTGCTGCTGGGGCAGCTGCTGGTGCGGTCGCACTTCCTGATGATGCTCCGCTACTGCTTGCAGGTTTCCCGCTCCCTGTGCTAGGTGCTGCTGTATCACCTTCATCCTCATCGCCTGCGGCAGCCACAGTACTCTTGCCACCTCTAAAACCTTTCATAAATGCTGATCCTAGTCCTGCAACTCCGCCGGCCACTGAACCAACTGCTTTGGCAGCAGTGCCAGCGACCTTGCCTACACCCTGTCCAAATTTATTAAGTATAGGGCCTTCTTGTAGATAATGAAGTTCCAGTTTTTGATCTTCTGTTAGTATGTCGTTTATTTTCATTTGATGTCCTCGGCGGCCTGGGGTAATAATCTTTCTCTATCAGCATCTATAGTGGCCTGCTGTTTCATGCCTTTGGCTCCGCCCATGAGATATTTTAATAATCTAGCCTTGCGATCTACAGGTAATTTAGCTATGATCTGTTTAACTGATTCAAGATCAGCCAGAGCTTTACCTGTACCCGGTGCAGGTAATTTCATAGTATCATATACTGACTTAATGATGTCAGCACTGATATTTTGTTTGCCAAGAAAATCTGCTAACTGATCTGAGTCAGTGGGAGAACCTGCTTTCTGCCAAGCAGAATTCAATTTGTCTGCGGTGATCTTGGTAGTTAGGTTAGTGCCCATCTGAGATATTTTTGCGCCCGCTTTCTTGATCATGTCCATGGGACCTTCGTTGAGCTGCTCAACTTTGTTGAATACCAAATATACCTGACCTTCACTCAACGGACGTTTTTGGATGTAACGACTTTCTTTTTTGTCTAGGCTGCCTTTGACTCCCGAAGCAGCCACACCACCTTGTGATGCTGCCATTAGGCCCTGTTTAGCAGCAGTGATCCAATTTAAAAGTGAATCATTCTTGATCAGATCCTGTCTGGCTATTTCTAATGTATTGACTATGTTGTCTCGATATTCTTTGCTGCTAATAATATCAGCGACATTTTTCAGTTGATCAAATCCTTCTACCGCAGCTTCTCCACCTTCCCTTAGTAGACTCTGTGCGGATCTTATCGCAGAAGCCATTTCTGGATCGACGATGATATCCACACCGCCGATTTCCTGCGTCCATTCCATGCCTGGAGCTGTCAGTGTCTTGCTGGCGCCAAAAGTGATTTCTTCAAATCCTGCATTCTCGGGACCAAATGGTAGAGATTTGATACGCATGGTCTGTGCAAACTCTCCCAGCATTTCAAAGGCCTTACCTGATAGATAACCAAAGACCGCAGTCTTGATACCTTTGCCGATAGCAGTTGAAAGTTTTTCACCTTTGAGTAATTCTACAGAACCCCTTAGTATCTGACCTGCTATGGCGCCGCCAACTGGTCCGCCAGCCAATGAAGCTATGGCTGTGAGCACGCCTACGATAGCTGCGGTTTTGCCGGGATTGGCCTTGGCCCATTCTCCCATACCTGCGACCTTGCTGCTGAGATCAGGAAACTTTTCAGAGATCTTGGCCTTTAGGTCCTCAAATTTTTGATCAAAGGCCTTTACAGGAGTGGTATTCTGCAGCCAACTACCGATCTTGTTGATAGTAGCATCTGCTGCTTTGGCCACATCGATGCCTTTGCCCAATAATGTTCTATTACCGCCTGCGTCAGTGGCAGATTTTTCCACAGCAGCAAATACACCTTGTACCTGCTGAGGTGTTAGACTTGCTTCGATCAAGGGACGTAGCTCGTTATAAATGCCTTCTACTATCCTTTTCTGATCATTAGTTAGACCTTGACAAGACTCTATGAGAATCATTTTAGAGTTTATCATGTGATCTTCGATGAGAATATTATTAATTTTCATGACCTAAATCCATTATAGTTTATTTATTTAAGAAACGAGCTTGCGCTCGTTTTGCGCTATCGCTTACGCTCAGCGCATTTTTTTCTTTTCTTAATTTTTCTTTACGCGAAGCGTAAAGTTTAAGCATTATCCAGATTCTAATGGTCACACTTAGCCCGTTAAGGGCTAAGAACATTATCCGAGTTCGGCAAGTCACACAGCAGTAGAGCATTACAGAGGCGGTTGTCCGGTACCTCGAGCTCCGTCTTTACACAACGGCGGTATACATTAATCTGCTATCACTAATGTATACGTGGGGTTTTTCTCCCCTCATTTTACCTTTTCAAATCCTTTTCAAACAACTAAATCGCAGGTTTTAAGCGATCTTCATCCATATATGGGTAGTAGTTGAGTACCACTGCGGCGTGGAATTCCGTCCCTGTGAGCACCAATGTCCAGGTTTAGAGCGCACGAAATTAGGCCTGCGCCAGCCAAAAAAACCGCGTTATTTTGCCTTTTTGTGTTCTTCTAGACGCTGTCTAAGTATGTTTGATCCGCCTACTCTGACGTTTATAATGCCATTATAATAGTCATCTGATTCTAAAACTCTGCGTTCAAACTGTTCTCTAGCCTCTAGATATGACATTTCTGCCTTGCTTTTGCAAAGATAAAGTATTTCTCTTGTGAATTTTTCCGGACCTAATGCTTGGACGTCTGCGTTG